TCATCGACCTGAACGTCTTGCAGCCCGGCAGTCCCAAGTTGACGGCCGCGTGGATTCGCATGTTCGAGCGCACCGTGGAAGCCAAGACGCTGGCGCAGGACACGGTCGATGAGATCTACGAAGCCTTGGCCTCCGCCGTGGACTTCAAGGGTTTCAAGTCGACCCTCAACGAGGAGACGACGGAAGCCGCCAAGCGCATCTTCGAGGTGATCCGGAAGACGAAGCACGTTGAGCCCTACTACGTTGCGGCGCTCAAGGACTCGGACTCGATGGATACCATCAAGGCTCTGTGGCCCAAGGGCTCGGCGTGTATCGCGGCAGAGGCCAAGTCTTTGGTCACGGAGTACGCCTGCAAGAACGTGAAGGAACTCTTCGCCGAAGCCTTCTCCTACTACGCCATCGGCTCGGACCTCCCGAAGCCCGTTGTAGGTCTGGTTGAAGCCTCCATTCAGCGCGCCATCAAACTCCTCCCCGAAGCCATCGCGATGGCAAACGACCGCTCCTCCAAAAACGCTGAAGCCTCAGCATCACTGGATTGAACATCATGCCCAAGAAAATCTACCCCGCCTCCAACCCTCGCTACAAGCTGGCGATCAAGGACCAGGAATTCAGCTTCGATGAAGACGGTACGCCGCTCGACCCTTTCAGCAGTGCGACGCCGCCTTCGTTCATCGTCGAGCACAGCCAGAACCCCAAGACCAAGGTCGAATCGGTTCAACTCACATTCGTGGGCGGGACGGCCATCCAGGGTCTGATGGAAGTCCTCAACGGTTTCATGAACTGCCGCATCGAGGAGATGCCCGTCATCTGGACGCACATCATGGACGCGCTGGAATTCGGCAAGCTCATCAAGAATCAGCCGCTCGCGCACGGCAAGCCCGCTGGGATGCAAGTCATCCAGGAAGACGCGATGGTCCCGATGGAGATCGTTCCACAGCCGACGGTTCTGTTCGGGGTTCCGGCCGCGCTTCACGAAGCGGTCCACAAGGTCGTGGTCGAAGACCTGACCCCGCCTTTCTACCGACCCTTCACAGCCCTCGTTGCGTTTCCCAACGGCAAGACGCGTGAACAGTGGCTCGTTGGTTCGCCGGGCAACTTCATGCCCTTCTCAGATACGCAAGGCTCTTGACCATGCGAAACCCCACTCCCAAGCGGGTCGTCTTCCTCTGCGGCCCCGGCGCCTCAGGCAAAGGTACGATTCTGAAGGAACTGAAGGCCGAACTCGGCGACCAAGTGATGCTCTTCCCGTCCACGAATCGTGCAGCGGCTGATCAGGCAGGATTCAACAGCGAGAAGGAGATGCTGTCGTTGACGCCGCGTGACCACACGAAGGTTCAGGTCGGCATCTATCGTTTCTACCGTGAGGCGCTGTCCAAGGCACTCACGGACTTCCGCAAGTCAACGGCTGAGATTCTGGTAACCGAGCGCAGCCCGGTTGATTATCTCGCGTACATCGACATGATTCGTGATCACGGTTCGCTGACCGCCGCTGAGCTTCTGGCGTATGGCATCCAGAACTACAAGGAGATTCATCAGCGCAACTTCGACACGTTCACGGTCATGCTGCCTTGGCCTGTTCCGTGGTCCGGTTCTGCTCAGACGCAAGACGGGTTTCGGCATGTTGATTCCTCGAAGGAGACTGCGCTGCACCTTAGCGGGTTGAACTTCGCATCTATCCTGGCCCGCACTCCGCACTGGATTCATTTCGGGTATATGGACGCCGAAACTCTTTCTGTTGACGCCCGAATCTCATGGCTCTGCAAGAGTTTGGGAATCGCCCTGCCACTGAAACCTGAGCTGTAAATGGCGGTTATGTAGGATTTCCCGAGTATCCCCAAATCTATGGAAAACGAGGGTATTTTGGAGCCTGCGGGCAAACCCTGCTGGAGCCCAAAAACCCTCCAAAATACCCCTTGTGGATGCAGAAAAAGAGGGGTATAATGGGGTCGTAGGCTTCCTACAATCAACCCAAACCAAGGCACCCAAAATGCACCAAGCACAAACGCCCCTCAGCACCCTGTCCGCCGCCGCCATGCAAGCTCACCGCGAGCTCACTCTGGCTTCGCTCTGCCAGAAGGCTTCGGCCTTCGTGCCCATCGGCGAAACCCGTCGGGCGCGTGAGCAGTCCAGCCCGGTGGCAATGGCATCCAGCAAGGTGGTCAGCACCAAGACGTCCGCCTCGACAACCAATCACGTCGCTCACTTCGAGTACGCTGACGGCTCCAGCGAGACGTTCGACGGTCGGGTCTGGGCCAAAACTGCGGCACCCAAAACCGCAAACTGATCATCAACACCACGGGGCTTCGGCCCCGTTCGCACCCTCACTAAGGAGTTCATCATGTCAAACGGCCAATCTGGTGGATACCAGTCGATCAAGGACTTCAGCCGGGCCTTCCCGGAAGAAGGCTCCGCCATGTGCATCACCATGCGTGATTCACAGTCGCGTCGCGTGGTGGACGTTCGCTACTTCTGCGGCAACGACGACAGGACTTGGGTGGCGAACCACCTCACGGCGTGGACCTACGTCAACGGATACACAGCGACCATCGAAATGGTCCGGATTCCCTGATTCAGCCGAGCAAGGAGACAACCATGCTCAGAATCGCAACGGTGAAAACGGCAGACCTCAATCTGCCTTTCCCTGACGGCTCGGGTATTGAGCCCACAACGGCCGAGCGCTACATCTTCGCGCTTCGCAAGCGCTTCGGATTGGAGGCCACCGCCAAAACCCGTTTCCATCGTCTCATCTGGGAAGAGCAGGTCATCGCTCATCTTCTCAGCAAGGGTTGGCTCCCAACGAGCGTTCCGTTGTTCCACGACGGTCCCGCTTTCGAGGGTTCCTCGTTCTCTCGTACCGTCTCGATGATCAAGCCGAACGGCGTCGCCGTTTATGTCTGGTTCAACACTGCACTCGCACCAAAGCACCCGCATCATGAAAACAACTCCCGTCACCAATCAGCTCAGCTCGTACACGGTAAGCCGTCTCAAGACGCTGGACTTGGTCAACCTGAAGCGGCTTTATCTGCGCGCGAAAGAGGCCTACTACAATTCGACTGATGGCGTTGTCCGCATGTCGGACAAGGTGTTCGACGCCCTTGAAGCCCTCATCAAGGACGAGGACCCGAAGTGGTCTGGCTTAAAGAAGGTCGGCGCTCCTGTCAAGACAGTCGTGGGCAAGAAGGTCGAGCGCACTCTTCCGGTGCCAATGGCCTCACTCAACAAGGTGAAGGCCGACGCTGGCCCGAACGCTCTGCGTCTGCGTCTGGCTCAGTTCACAGGCAACAAGGTCGTCATCGGCCCGAAGTACGATGGCTCCGCTGTTCAGGGCTCCTACGTTCTCGGCAAGCTGACCGCCCTGAACACTCGTGGCAACGGCACCCTCGGCAAGTCGCTCGATCACTTCATCACGCATCTGGGCGGCGCTTTGCCCACGACCCTGCCGACGAAGTGGACCGGCATCGTGCGCTGCGAAGCCATCGTTCCGCTGTCCGTGTGGAAGGCCAAGTACAGCAAGGAATTTGAGACCGCTCGCGCCATGTCGTCGGCCATTCTCAACCGTCAAGACGTCCACCCGGCGCTGACAGCAGGCGATGTCCATTTTGTGGTTTTGCGCGTTCTCAGCGATGGCCCCACGCGAATAATCCCGTCCATCAGCGACGGTCTGGCGAAGGCCGCTCGCCTTGGGTTTCATGCTGCCTCTTGGGTTGACTACACCAAGGCCGAAGTTACTCACGAGCTTCTGGTTCGCATGGCATCCATGTCCGAAGACTGGGACGTTGACTATCGCCTGGACGGCCTCGTGGTGTTCCAGGATCACGTGAACCTGCGCTGCACGGCCACGAACCCCGCCTACGGGTTCGCGTTCAAGCTCGACGAGGACGAGGACGAAGCGGCTCAAGCCACAATCCTCAGCATCGAGCACTCGGTCACGCGTACGAAGCGCGTCGTGCCTGTCGCCATTCTGACGCCGACCGTGTTCGACGACGGCACGACGGTGTCACGCGCCACGCTGAACAACGTTCCGTGGGCTCGCGACCAGAAGGCTGGTGTCGGCTCGGTCGTCAGCGTCATACGTGGCGGGGAAATCATCCCCAAGGTAATCGCGGTCAAGACGCCGAAACCCTACGCTGTGCCTACGGCGGCCAGCCTCGGCGTCGTGTCAGTCGCCATCCAGGGCAAAGACATGGTCGTAGTGGACATCGGCGAAGGTGACGTTGCCCTCAACGTGCGTGAGCAAGCCTTCTCGTTCGCCATCAAGACGATCGGCATGAAACATCTGGCTGGCAGCGCAGCGGTCACGCTGGCCGAGGTCTACGAAGACCCGCTGGAAATGATCGCCGACTTCTACCGTCCGGGCGTGTTCGAGGAGAAGGTCAAGGACACCATCGGCGTGAAGACAGCGCGGCGCGCACTGACTACGTTGCCCAAAACCATTCCGCTGTGGAAGCTGATGCGCGCATCCGGCGTGTTCGGCAAAGGTCTGGGGTCCACGCTCCTGGAGCGCCTGTTCACCACAGCGCCGACTTCGGCACGGAAGGTCGGCAGCAAGTTCCAAGTGACCTACTCGCGCGCGAAGGCCATCGAGGTTCTCGGTCCGGTGGCTGGCACGAACTACGCTGACAAGGAAGACGCGTTCTACACCATGTATCTGGGGATGGACTTCGACATCCCGTTGGATCGCACGGTGGCAGCGGCCAAAACCGTGGTCAGCGGTCGCCTGACCGGAAAGGTCTTCTGCTTCACGGGCTACCGCGACTTCGCTCAGAAGACCCACATCGAGTCCCTCGGTGGCGTCGTGTCGGACAAGTTCGACAAGAGCGTAACGCACCTGCTCCATCGCGAAGGCGGTCGGGCATCCACCAAGCTGGAAAAGGCACGGGCCTCCGGCATCTCTGTTCTCACCTTCACGCAAGTCTGAAAGTCATCACCATGCAACACGCCCTCAACTACATCCGCAACCTTATTGCCCGTTCTGAAGCGCGGCGAGGCGAGGAGGTCGCGCAGAGCCCGACACTCTACAAGCCGAAGCCGAAGCCGGAGCAGAAGCCCGCGCCTGCACCGACGGTCCGCTTCGTGAACCTTGAAGGCTTCCAGCTCGCAATCGATCAAGCCGCGTACTCCGTCTCCCGGTCGGTGATCGCGAAGCAAGCCTTCGTTCTCTTCTGCGAGGGCGAGGGCGTCATCCGCTGGGGACAGCGCGGCCCAAACCTGAAAGAGCTCCTTGGACAGGTCATCGCCGAGCGAATGATCTTTCTGACTGACGGCGCATCCGGAGAGTTCTACGCTGGCGCATGGATGCACGATCTGGAATGCCGACTGGCGCTGGCTCAGGCTTTGTGGCCTCTCGGCTTCAAGACCGAATACAAGTCCTATACGGCCGAAGACTTGGGGTCGTCGTCGCAGCATATCTGCATCACGCTCCGCACCGACAACGGAGCAAAGTTCAACTCGGCGAATATCTGACCATGTCGCCGTCACAACGCATGACCCTCGCGTACTTCCTGCGCGAGCGCCGACGGTGGCGTCGCATCCGTGCAAAGCAGAAGGTTCTCCCCACCGAGAACTTCTTCACCAACGACTGGCTCCGTGGATACGCGGATATGTACAAGAAAGAGGCTTCCAATGTTCCGAAACCAAAACCCCAAGTCGCTCACTCCGTCACGACTGTCCCCTTCCGCCTTTCGGCCCGTGAACGCCTTGGCGGCGATCAGTGGGGTCGTCACCCGTGGCTTCCGCTCTGTGACCTCTGAAATGGCCGGGCTGGCTCTCCGTCTCATGTGGTGGCTGGACAACTTCCTGGAGTTCGCTTGGCTGCTCGTTTGCATCCTGTGGACGCTCACCTGGACAGCCGTCGTCAGCTTCTTGGTGGCCTTCTTCCTGGTGCAGGCACCTACTGGATCGGAGCTGACCGGCATGGCTGCGTTCACCATCCTCTGGTTCCTGGTGGCCTTTCAACGCTTCACCCGCTATTGAGGTTCATCATGAAAATCAAACCGCTGGAATGGTCCCGTGAGCACACACTCGGGCGCGGACGCAGGGTTGAGATCTCGATCGAGGCCCGCACTTCTGTGGGCGACTACAAGATTTCCTGGTTCGGTGGCGAACAGCCCCGGTACTTCGAGGTTGATCTTCCGTTCCGCGAGGCCGAACGCTTGAAAACGCCTTCAAGCTGGGCGGAATCTTTGGATGAAGCCAAGGAATTGGCATCGAAACACTACGAGACGGACATCTTGGCCTGCATCGAACAACCCGTCACCACTGAATAGGATTCCATCATGTTCTTCGCTACCCTACTTCACATTCTCGTCGTTGCCTTATTCGTTCTGGGCTGCATCTTTGGTCTGATGGCTGCGATCGGTTCGTCCGGCTTCTGTGAACACTATCGCAACAAACTGGCTCTTCTCAGCCTCTTCTGTTTCGCCATGTGTGGCACCGTATCGCGCATCGTTTCGCACCAGACCGCCCTGTAAATACTAGGGCAACACCGTCATACTTCACTTGTCACCATCACAGGAATCATCATGTCACTTTCAATCGAAGCGGGCGTCGCGAACGATCTCGCGGTGAACCGCCGCAAGCACCTCGCTCGCTGGAATCCAGGCATCGAAAAGCCGCCACACGACCAGACGGTCATCGTGACCGAACTGCTCAACACGCTGTCCCTGACCGGACAAGAGGACCTTGTCTACATCCGCACCCCTGACGGCCTGCTCCGGCCTCTGCAGGAAGTGCGGATGCACAAGAAGGGCGGGGAAACGCCTGTTCGTGTCGAGATGGAGATCATCCTCGGCGACGTTGTTCAGGAGTGACCTGATGTCAACATCCGCTTACTACAACAGCCGCAACAACGTCGCTCAGCTGAATGCGGAGAGCCTCGCTCGTCAGGAGAAGGCTCACACGAAGGCCCACAGCCAAGGACGGTCGGGTTACTGCGAACTGTGCAGGCTTCCACTCCGAGTCCGAGTCGCAGACTTGCCTCTCTACGGTCGGTACGGTTCGCCGAGTGACCCGGTAAGGCGCACTCCGCCTCCTGGGTACGACTTCGACAAGAATGGTCCGTACATTCCTTGGGACCCAGATGTCCCTCGCGGGGCGCACGGACAACCGCTGTACGGTCTCAAGCCACGCTGATCATCTTCACATCGTCACGGATATTCCATGAACGCACCTCACCTTCGATCACCGACCGTCTGGCTCGCCAGCGCGGTCACCGCCTCCGGCGTCGGCATGGCCGCGATCGCCGCCGGAGAACGCTCAACCGGGCCGGACACCTGGATGCTGACCATCCTGGCCGTCAGCCTCGCGCTCGGGGCGCACCTGCTCCCCGGTCTCGTGAAGCGCTCCTTCCCCATGTGGAGCATGTGGGCGGTCTGCGTCTTGATGACGCTGTACGGTCACACGCATTTCATCGTGGCTGCACAGATGCGGGCCTCACTCGGCCGGGCTGACATCGTGAAAGCGCAAGACGCTACGCTGGCCGTCCGCGAAGAACTGGACGCCATCAAGGCGCGCTCGCGTTCCGAGGTCGCTGCTGACCTTGCGACGCAAACCGCCAAAACCGCAAAGCTGGAAGCGCTGCGTCTGCGCTGCGAAGGCGCTACGCCCGGTCAGTGCGGTTCGTCCACCGCGATAGCTCGGGCCTCGGCCGCTCAGGTGGACGCCTTGAAGCTGGAGGCCGCGCAAGCTGAGAAGGCTGACGGTCTGCGCTCGCGCCTAACGCGTGACGCCGAGCAGCGCGACGACAAGAAGGCCACAGCTCAGGCCGACCCGGTTGACTTGGAGATGTCGCGCCTCGTAGGCGTTGACCTGCACCGGGTCAACATCTTCATGGCTCTGGCGCAGTCGGTAGCGTTGGAGCTTCTCGGAGCCCTGCTCTGGTGGAGCGCGCTGCGCTCCGATGAAGATGACGAAGAGGACGCCGAAGACGAGCAAAACCCACGCGATGAGCCTGCGAAACTCGAGACGGAGGGCCGCATCACGTTCGGTGAGTGGATGGCTCGCAAGACCAAACCGATCGTGTACGCGGGGGATATACAAGATCGTATCATGGAGGCAGCGCGCAATCCGGCGGACGAGCCGAGTGGAACGGTGACGGCTGCAGATTGGACGGCGGTCACAGGCTCGAACGGCAAGACGACAGCCGCCACTGAGGACTTCCCGGCGATGCCGAGACCAAAGCGAACGACGCCACGCAAGCCCAAGGTGAAACCCAATAAGGAGATCGCAGTATGACCGCTCAAAAACTTCCGCAACCTCCCATCGGCCAGCGGCCTCCGCCACCTCCGGCTCCACCGCCAGCTCCTTCGCCGTTGAAGGGCGCTCGCTTTCGTGCCTGTCAATCGTGCGCAGGAACAGGCTTCTTGATGCACACCGAACACGCGGGCTCGCCGTGCGAAGAGTGCAAGTCCACAGGATCGGCGAAGCCCACCGTGGCTTCAGGCAACGAAGTCAAGTCCTACGCAACGGCAGACGACGTCTACTGGCGACACGAGAAGCCGAAGCGCACTGACCAGACGATGCTTCTGCTTACGACCGGTGAGGTGATGACGAGCGGTCAGTGGGTCGGCGAGTTCGGCGAGTTCTTTGTTGGATGGAGCCCGATGCCGAAGATCGACAAGGGTGAACTCGCGGCCGCACAAAACCGCGCAAAGCTCGCGCGTCTAGCCCGGCTTCTCAGTCAGCAGGAAGCGTCCGCAGTTCCCGATCCGATTCTTGAAGCGCAGATTGCGGCGGTGACGGCGCGACCGCCCCGCTAGGGGGAGGCGGTGTTGCGCTGGCGCTACGGTCTAAATAGTTCTAAAAAGTTCTAAATAGCGCTTGCAATGGCGCTGTCTAGGCGTATAATGAACTCATGGGCAGCTAACAATCAACCCGCCGCCCATGCTTCAACAACCCGCACCCGCACCTAGGAGTTTTACCATGTCCAAGCTCGCACTCGTTCAGATCAACGCTTCCACCGCTTTCAACGTGTCCTTCCGCGCCCGCAAGGTTCACACCGTCGTGGCTGGCGTCACGGTCAACAGCGCCAAAATCGCCCGTCCTTCGGGTCACGAGCGGTTCCAAACCCTCGGTGACCTCGTCATCACCCCGGCCCCGAAAAAGGGCTTCGTCGCTCTGGCTCGCGACGCCGGTCGCAACGTGGCGGTCGAGGTCGCTCGCGGTGAGACCGAGGACATTGTGTTCGAGAAGGCTGTCAAGGCCACTTGGGCCAAGCACGTCACCGCGTAATTCGCGCGGTCCACAACCTGGGGAGCTTCGGCTCCCCTTTTTCGTTTCTACCCCGCACCCGCAATCGCACAAGGAGTTCATCATGGACACCGTCATCTTTGGTTTTAGCTACGCGAGCATCCTGCTCGGCATCGGCTGGGTCTTTGCCTTCGCCGTTGGGACAGCCTTCGCTTGGCTGTTCATCACGGTCATCCTCCGCTCGATCGAGTTCTGGGTGGCGCTCTTCGTGACCGGAGTCGTGGTCCTGCTGACCATCTATCCGTTCGGAGCCTGAGATGGCGACCACACTCGTCTGCTCTCGCTGTGGCGTCAAGGTGATATCTTGGCTCGACGGCTGGAAACACGCTAGCGGATGGAAAGGCCCGAAGTCCTGCGGACAAAAGCCTATCCCCGTTCGCGCCAAAACCACAACCCCGGAGCGCCAATCATGAACGCCAAAACCACGCCCACGCCACCGCCGTCGGTTCGCGAGAACCGCTTCGCCGAATTGCTCAAGCTCATCGGCGAATACCGCGAACGGATCGGCCATCCTCCCATCACCGAAGCCGATCGCCGCGCTCTGTCAAAGGACTGGATCGAGTCGCGTCTGTCCCTTCGGAACTGGATGATGAACGACATCCGCAGCCGACTGGCTATCCTCCCACCCAAGAAGGTGAAGTGACATGAAACTCATCGACCGTCAGATCAATGACCTGCGCTTGACTGCGCAGACTGTCATCGAAGTCCGGATGACGCGGTTCTCGCGCAACGGCGAGATGCCCGCCGAAGGATACAAGATGGAGCCCACCGACAAGGCCCTCAAGGCTCAGTACGGGACCATCAAGATCGCGCGTCCGCCTGAATCGCGCGTCGGCTGGATTCCCTTCATCGACCCCTTCGCCCCGGCTTTGCGCGGATCGTCTGTTGACGGCCCCGTGCAGGTCAAGCTGAAGGTAGCCTTCAGCGCAGCTCGCACCGCTCAGGCGGTCTTTGCTCTCGCCGTCACCCAGACCTGGGAACGAACGGCGAAGCGGCTCGAAGCCAAAGATCAAGAGGCTGAGGGGCTCAACAAAGCCTACGCTCGTGTTCTTGCCAAAGCCACCGAGCTCGGGGTCACCGAGAAGACCGAAGCGGCCCGCCTGCGCATGACGGCCAGATTCACAGATCACAAGCTTCCGCTGGCCGAGCAGTCGCTCCTCTGGAAAGCGGTTCGCATCTGGGGAAGCGACGAGGCGCCGCTGTGACGCCTCGTTCGTGGGGCGACATCCGTGGTTTTGCGCGTCGGCCTGTTAATGTTTCGGCCCCTGCTGTCAAGGTGAAGCAGGCACCGTTCACACCGGATTTCCCGGTCAAGACCAGACCCGTTCGCACCGGCACCTACGAAGCCACTCTCGTCTCAGGCGAGACGCGGCTTCTACAGTTCGACACTGATGCCCGTCAGTGGTTCACCCTTTGCCCAAAAGGCCGAGAGCGATTTCCCTTCAACCAGATTGCGACTTGGAGAGGTCTTTCAGAACAAGAGTACAAACGCCGCCTCGCTGAGGTCAACTCGAACCGGGCCTACTGGCCTGGACTTTACGACAACTGAGGAATCAATATGAATGCGAAAGCCAGAGCCGCTGAGGGTAGCCCCCTCTACGCCGAACTGTATCTTTATCGAAAGGACGAACCGAACACTCCACCGATGAAGAACGTCTCTGTCAAGGTCAGCGCAGTGCTCACAGAATGTCTGATGCGCGGCGAGGTGACCAGCGAGTCGCCTCAAGTGTTCGGCACTGAGGCTGAGCCGGGCTATCTGGCTCAGCGCCTCAGCTCGCTGATGCCGCAACGACTGCTTCACTCCGAAACACGCTTCCAGTTCAAGCTGGCAGACAAGTTCGGCCAGCCCTTCAAGACAAAGGCCGAAGAACGCGACACTCTTGAGAACCGTCTCGCCAAAGCCTTCTCCAGTTCCGACCGTCTCACTCCCCGTTAACTTTCTCTCTTCACCAGGAATCCATCATGAACGCACCTAGCACCCGCCCCGTCTCCGCAGAACTCGGCGTTCCCTTCATCAGCCTGCTCGACTCCATTGACTCGGTCAAGATGTTCGGGCAGAAGACCTCCTTCCTGCTCCGTGGTCAGCCCGGCATTGGCAAGACCGAGATGGCCCGTCACATGGCGAAGAGCCTCGGCATGGAATGCGTCCCCATCGACTGCGGAGCGGCCGACTTGGGCGAAACGGCGTTGCCTTACATCATCGATCACGTGTCGGGCCGGAAGACCTCGGCGTTCGCACCGAACGAAAAGTTCCGCACCGAGCTCGGCAAGCCTGTCGTCATCCTGCTCGACGAGATCGGCAAGGCGAATCCCATCACGCTGCCGATTTTCACGACCCTGATGCAGGAACGTCGCGTTGGCGACACGCCGCTGCCCGACGGCAACATCGTGATCGGCTGCACGAACTTCGACCAAGACGGTCTGGGTGATGTCCTGCCCGCACACGTTGACAACCGCTGCATCACGCTCTACCTGAAGAACCCGACGGCGCGTGAGTGGAATATGTGGGCGGAATCGGCTGACATCGCTGCCGACATCCGCGGCTTTGCCGAGACGTACCCGTCGATCTTCGATCTGTACCTGCTCGACGACGTCGCCAACCAGAACCGCTACATCTTCAATCCGCGCATCAACCGCACTCGTGGCTTTGTGTCGCCACGTTCGCTGGTCATGTGCGATGATATTGCGAAGGCATTCGTGGCGAAGCGCATCACCGCCGAACGCGCGAACTCTCTGTTCTTCGGTGCGATTGGTCCGGCCGCATCCAACGACCTGATGTCCTACATCGAACTTGGTCGTGGTCTTCCCACCAAGGAACTCATCCTGCAAGATCAGGATACAGCGCTCGACATGGTTCGCGTTGCCATGATGGCGCTGCCTACGCTCTGCGCTCAACTGCCCATGCAGATCATGACCGGCATCGAGCTGGACAAGATCGTCGAGTTCTTCCAAGCGTTGAACCAAGCTGAGGCAACGCAGATGTTCGTCGAGAGCGTCATGCGGCGCCCGAGTCTGGCAGTGCCACGAGCTCAGTCCAGACGCTATGCTGCGCTCATCCGCGAGCTGGCGATCCTTTCGCAACCCATCCGCTAAGGAACCCATCATGGCAACCGACACCCGCACTGAGCGGGCGGTCCTTCTGATTCGGAAGGCTCGTCTCGAACTCGTCAGGGATTCCCTGACCCGTCCGATCAGCACGTTGCTGATCTCACTCGTCCACGATGTGACCCCGGATAACGGCATCGTGGACACGGCCCGGACCAATCTGATTCGCGTGACCTACAACGCGGCTTTCATCAACAAGGCTCACTTGGATAACGGAACGAACGGCCAGAAGGTCGTGAACTTCATTGTGGCCCACGAAGCCATCCACGCGGCTTTCTTGCACCCGATTGCCAAAGCCGGAGTCTCGGATCGTCCGCTGTGGCCTATGGCAGCGGACATCTTCGTGAACAACTTCCTGCGCGAGATCGACTCTCAGCAGAAAGTCATCATGCAGCCGCCAACCTTTGGCGTTCAACCGATACGGTCGTTTAAGGGCTGGTCTGTTGTTCAGATTCTTCGCAAACTGGAAGAGATGTTCGGCGAGGGCAGCGGTCCAACGGACTTGCCACACGCTGATCACGAGTTCCTTGACAAGGACGCCCGAAAAGCGCAGGATGCTCAGAAGCGCGGGATGCAGAACGCCCTCGGCAACCTGAAGGCTCAACTGGCGCAGCGCGGCTCCTTGAGCATGGAGCAGAACCTGATGTTCGAGAACGGTCAGGCCACCGTGGACTGGAGAGGGGTCTTCAAGAACGCGGTCAACGACGCGGTGGGTCGTGGCATCGATCACGCCATCTGGACAAGACCGCATCGTCGGATGTTCGCAGCCGGGGTCTTGCTGCCGCGAGCTGTTGGATCATCGCCGAAGCGGGTCGTGCTGATCGCTGATACTTCGGGTTCGTTCGTCCCGCGTCTGGACGACGTCTGTGCCAACTTGGCATCCCTGGGCGCTCATGTTCAAGTCAGCGAAGCCATCGTGCTATGGACAGAGACCAAGGTCACCTCGGTGCAGAAGCTGACCCCTGCTCAACTGTCGAACGCGGCGGCGCACCTGAAGCCTGTCGGCGGTGGCGGCACGGACATGCGAGCCGGGTTCTTCTGGTGTCAAGAGGAAGCCAAGAAAGGAATGGATATCGGGCTCATCGTTTGTCTGACCGACGGTGAAACCCCTTGGCCCCAAAAGCCCGTTCTGGGCAAAGACGGCAAGGCCATTCCGTCCGTGTTCCTTTGCTGGGATCGCACACCCAATCATCAGAAGACCTTCGGCAACCCGCCATTCGGCGTCACCATCGACTGTGAGTAAATCATGAACGCACCCGCACAAGAAAGCTTCGGGCTTTTCGGCATCCTCTACACGACGCGCAAGTCAGATACTGACCCGCGTGATACCCTGAACGTCAAGGGCGTCATCTACGAGCACGACTTCGCGTCAAGCTATGGAACGCTCGACGGCCGAGCTGGCCTGCAAGAGTCCATCCACCGGCTGGCACTAGGACCCTCTGTGTTACGTCTAAGTGCCGCCGAGGTCTACTACGGATTCCTGGAATCGCCCTTCATGAAAGAGATGGCGACGCGGCCAAAAGCGTGGAGTTCTTCTTACTTCGGGCCGATATCAACTGTGAACGCCGATATGTCGGCCCGTCTGCTGGACCAGATTCTGATCATGGACCAAGACGGCCACGATACTCTGCAAAAGAGAGTCAACGGGAAACAGATCGGTGGCGACCAGATCGGTGGTGACCACGGCTTTGGGTTCAGTATCAAATCTCCGACGGGAACCTGGATTTCCATATACCTTATGGAGCTGCTCACGACGGTGAAACCGACTCGTATGAATCAGCGCGAGTGGCTGAAGAATACTGTCGTGGTTCAGCCTGCCCTGAATGCTCTATATTCTCCTGATATGCTGAATACTCTGGAGATCAGTTCGCGTGCCTCCGATATGTCAGTTCCATCGGTGAATCCAACGCTGCATCGGCAAGAATGTATTGAGGCGGCGCACGACCTGTTTTCGGGGTTGTAAATAATACTTGCGGCCCCCTTAATTCTGTGTTATAATTACAACAGGGCGGCGCATACTGCAAAAACGCCCGGCAACCCATAGTATCAACGCACCCTGCACACGCACAAGGAAACATCATGCCACTCGGCCTCCTACCCGCTGAACGCGCTGCACTCATCGAAGCCATCGAATTGGCTTATCCAGGCAAGGTCATTCTTCTGGACCCGACAACCGAAGACCTCGCCGCTGTAAACCCACACGCGATCCGTCTTGTCTTCGAGACGCGTCAGCGCGCTCAGGGCTTCATCGTGGTCTACTGCAAGTTCAATCCGATGGAAGACATCGTCGGTCTGTTCAATACGCTGACCCGCAAGTTCGGGTCGTCTTTGGGCAAAGCCCCGATCGTCCGAGCGGCTCGCGGCGAGGCCATTGCGGTCGTCCCCTACGATGTCAAGTTGCAGCATGGCTGGCTCTTCATCAACGCCGACCTTCTCTAAGGAGACAACCATGAGCGACCTCTACTCAAGCGGCCCGGTCAGCACTCTGCCCGGAGCCGTTCGCCCTGTCGAGCAGGGAGACACTTGCGACAACGACTGGCACCTGCACGACGGGGAGACCCGTCCGGCGGTCCACCGCGTTCAGGGCGAAACAGACAGCATGGGCGCTGAGTATTTCTACGCCTGCGCCGGATGCTACGCCAAGATGCTCAGCGAGCTCGCGGCCGAGAAGGCGACGCCCAAAACCTGCGATTGGTGCAAGAAGGTGACCACCGATTGCATTCCGCACCGCGACCAAGATGAGGGCTCGTGCGGCCCGGTCTACTCGGTCTGCTCTGCCTGCCGCACCAAGGAAAACCTCGCCGCTCTAGAAGAGCTGGAACTCAACCGCACCGAGGGCGACTGGATCTCTGACCTGATGGACGAGGACGACTGACATGAAAAGCCAACACCGCATCTGTGCAGAAATGCACCTGCAATTCAACCCGGCGGAAACGCGAACGGTCGATCAGTTGGAGGCGTACTATCGCAGCCTCTCCATGTCGAGCCCGTTCGCCCCGCTCGTTCAAGCCTTCAAGGAAGCGGACGCGCAAGCGATCGCCGAGTTCGAAGCATCCGTCGCCATCAACAACGCCCGCAAGGGCTAAGGAACCATCATGCTCCATTCCGACTACCGTCCGCTCGTGTCTGTCGATCTCCCGTTTCAGGGTCGCCAGATGTACATGCACACGTTCGATCTGGCAAACCCGGTCATGGCCCCGGGATTCGAAGACTACCTGGAACCCGTGCGCGCTCTCTGCCACGCGGCCGGAGCCGTCGTCGGTGAAGCCCATATGACCGTGGACGAAAAGGTCATCCAACCGGGTCGTTCGCAGCGTCGCCCAAAACCGCACGTTGACGGCGTCTTCGTCATCGCCTCGATGAATTGGGGCCACGGTGGCGGGTGGAACCACGGATGCAACAATATCGGCGCGGGTCCTGTTCGTCGGATGCCTGTCATCGTGGCAGCATCAGCGATCGGCTGTCGTGTCTGGCGCGGCACGTTCAACGCGATACCTGCTGCCGACGGCGACCTGTCCCACCTGAGCCTGCCCGAAGGCGAGATCGTCCCCGCCAACATGGGCTTCCTGCTCAACGGCGACTGCGTCCACGAGTCGCTGATACAGCCTGTCGCGGCGCAGCGCACCTTCCTGCGAATCGCGCTTCCCGTCAACTTCCCGTTCTGACTTCGTCACTAAGGATTCATCATGTCGAACCCTGACCAATCTCTAGGCGAGATACTCTCAGCCGCAGCCGAGATATTCTTGCCGGGCTCCACCACGACTGCGGTGACGGTGCAGGTCCCCACTCCGGCACAGAACAACCTCAAGCTCCAGACGGACCTGAACACCGGACGCCTGTCGCGCGCTGTCCCGCCTAAGCCTTGGCCGGGCGAAGAGCCGAAGACCCAAAACCGCAAGGCGCGGAAACTTGTCATGAAGACCTACGACGACGAAGAAACCAATGAGGAATCCGAAGATGACGGAGAAAAGCTTCTTCGGAAGCTCCCAGCCAAGAGCAAATCGTACACTGAGTTGGAGGCAGAGAAGGCGGCAGCGGGCATCCAGAAGAACCCGAAAGTCGGTTTCAAGTCCTTCACCGATACCCTGGAAATGGCTCGGGAGCAGAGTCTTGTCAAAGCGCGGCCTTTGCCAGAATGGACGCAAGCGTTCAACGTGAACGCGCATCACGACGATGCGTTCTATCCGATTCTGGTGGACCTTCGCTCCGAGCGCACCCTGAGCGAGATCACCAAGAAGCTGGAAGAACAACGGCTGAATGAGGAGAACCGGAACCGCCCGCGTCTGTTCCTGTCCGCCTTCAATGAGACTGGAGCTGCGCGCGAAGTTCACCTTGACGGGCTGCTCAACGCGTCGAATCGACTCAGCTTCTTGACGGCTTCCGTCATGAAAGGGTTCCTCATGAGCCCAATCTCACGCGCAGAGCTCGACTACCTGTATGAGGAAGTCGTTCACAAGTTCGGGATGGATACGAGCTGGTTCTCCTCGACAAAAGACCCATCAGCTGTGAAGTGTTCGTTGGAAGAACGCCGCGTCGTTGAGGACCTGATGGTGAACGTGCGATACGCACGAACGCGTTCGCGTGACCACCATCTCCACAGCATCTGCAACGATTTTGGATACAGCAACGGTGACCGTATCCGTCCTTTGCCGAAGACTTCGAAGTCGATTGAGACCCGCTCGAAGATGCTGGACTACTTCTACGAGTTCGACACGTATATCGAGATCCCGTCGTCGGTGATGTCTTGCGATTACACCCCCGAATCGCTGTTCAATGGACGTGAAATCTGCCTCATGCCGCTCGTGTCGAACTTCAAGTCGCACTTGGCCGAAGACAAGTTGGCGACCTGCGGACCTCGTTACTCGCCTGAGTGGGAGAACCGCCGCCTCGATCAGGAAACCAGCTTTGTGGTCGTGTGGGTTCCCCGCGAGCAGTTCATCACTCCCCGCGAAGGTGCCAATCCTTTGACCGGGGTCTCGCAGTATCTGCGAGCGGGTATTGCCACGGGAGCGTTCTTACCGGAAAACGACCAGACGGCAAATCCCGTGTCGCGGGCTGACGCAGCCGCTTTCATCGAGAAAGTTTACTCCGAAAACGTGTCTTGGACCCGGCGTCTCAACTTCGAGCTGGAAGGCGTGAATGTCATCAAGGACATGGCCGACACCATGCTCCCCGAGGAGATTGGATTGTTGCAGGAGAATGTGACGACGAAACCGTTCCTGTTCGTGGACTGTGGCGCGCTGGACCCAATCGTGCAATCCTTTGGGGCGGAGTTCTGCGCCCTGTTCAACTCGCCGGTGCGCGATCGCACTTTCCCGATGTACTTCAACCGCTCAACGACGAACGACGATCATCGGAAGAAACGGAACGTGGTGTTCCCGATCCAGCCCCTCCGAGACTACGTCTACCGCAACGACGGCATGTTGAAAATTTCGTGGAAGACCTATCAAGACAACGATACGAGCAAAGGCTACACGGAAGTCGAGGATGAACTCGTCCGGAGCCTTGGCATCAAGAGTACGGATGAGGTCAAGACCGAGAATACTTTCAACCTTGACGCGTGGACGGCTTCCTTCGATGATCCGTGCTTCGACGTGGAGCACGTCGTGTTCATCGACGACCACCACCGTCAAGACCGACTCAGTGCAATCCGGGCGGCGCTGGGATCGGTCGGTGTCACCTTCGACCCCGAAATCCTGTTGGACTTCCTTGTTCGCGTGTGCATCGGCAGCGCCCCGGACTTTCTGATAGCGTTCACCGGGCGAAACGCTGGAGTGCAGAGCTTTGACTACTTGCTGAGGCACTACTTTGCAGGAAACCTCACGGCTCCAAAATCGGTTGGATCCTTCTTGCACATGATCGGTCGAAGGGGGTTAGCTGACAACCAAGACCGTGCTCGGGGTCTGGCGCTGATTGAAGCTGTCGAGGCCCTGCCGCGGTCCGCGGGTTTGGTGGATCCGACCGCCATCCTGTCTCCCGGTGAGTGTGCCGTCAATCCGCTGAACACCGTTGGTATGAGCCCCCGCAAGGGTAAGCCTGCTCCAGCGGCGAAGAAGAAACCACGGCCCCGCGACGATGAGGACGATGAAGAGGAAGAAGAGGAAGAATCCAAAAAGGATGACGATGAAGAGGACGAAAACTTCCAAGAGACACCCGCAACGGAGCGCGTTCTCCGCGAAACCCGGAATGACGATCAGGATGACAAGGAAAAACTCCGTGCGGAATACCTGGACCTGCTCTCTTTGCTTTCTCAGCAAGACCAGACGTCTAAGCTCGGCTGTCTTGTCTCGGCCGAGCGCCGCAATCTCGTCGTGGCAGCAGGCATCGAGAACGTGAGTGAGTTTGCCTACATGAAAACTGGCGACTCGATCTATTCAAATCTGTTCACTGCTCAAAACCTGGACTACGAACGGGTGTCAGTGATCAACCGGGCAACGGCGACCAAGCTGTCAGCGTCCAGCAAGAAAGCGCAGGAACGGCTTTTGGCGGGATCCAAGGATCAGCTGTCTACATCAGAAACCGTTTCCAAGCGGGTGAAAACCGCTGCCGAAACCCTGCGCGCCTTGGAGCAAGCGCGAGGTGAAGTGCGCAAGCAAATGGAACGGTATCAGGTTCACCTTGAGGACCTGCGCGAGGGCATCCTGATACGGTCGGGTCGCTCATTGCGAATCTTCACGCCGGAGAAACTTCGCAAGGAGCTTGAGGCGTTCCCGTTCATCCAGTCGCTTCGGGTGGTCGGTGACACCGTCTACTTGGTGATGCAGCCCGCAATCGTTACGCTGGAATCCGCTGAAGCATTCTGGGAAGTCAAGCGTGTCCAGGGATACGGCGAGTTCGTCGAAAAGTGGGCGGCGGCAGTTCAAAGCTCCTGGCCCTGCGGGAGTGCTGAAAAGGCGGCGATTCAGAAGGTGATCCTGAAAAGCGAACAGTTCAAGCATCTTGCCACCAAGTACGGCACTCGTCTCCCGGACGAGAAGATCCACATAGCGGACCGGGATGACGAGGTTCATCGGTTCCTTCAGCTGGCAATTCGCGACGCGGGTTTCCAGCGGTATGTACCGGCGATGAGCATGGGACTCACGGTGAAGGACGTTTATGAGAAGTCCGACACCACGAATCCGGTCAAGCTGTCCATGTTCGGAATAGGAGTGGGCATCCGGGACTTCGAGGAGAGTCATGCCGAGCAGCTGAACGAGCTCAAGCTGTCACCAGAAATCTACGGAGTTCTTGAACCTCTATACACGAAGTGGCGAAACACCCTTCAACCCAAGGTCACCGGATCATCAAGCAAGAAGATGGACGCCCTGGAAAGTTGGAAAGAGGAATACCAGAAACTGAAAAGCACTCCGTACGGTTCCATCATTTCAACCGAGCTGACGACGGCAGGCTTCGACAGGTTCGTTCAGGGCAAGCCGCTCACGCCTCACCTCAAGATCAGTGGCAACTCCTGCTGGTCCTCTTTCAAGGACGCCATCAATCTGTCGCTGCGAAAACGTCGTCATCTGGAAGCCATGCTTTTGTGCCGGGACTTCTTCACCTCTGCCACTGATAACGTGACGGGTATCCCGGGCTTGCTGGAAATGCCCACAAAGGAACCGTCAATCAAGTTCGTCTCAAACCGCGTCAGCTTCTAAGGAACCAACATGGACCTCACTCGTCACCGCTATGTTTTCGATCCCGCTCAGTTCAACGACAGGCAGCTCACTGTCGCGGTCATCGGGGCGGGCGCCCTCGGCTCTCAGGTGGCACTGCACCTGAGCAAGCTCGGCCTCGACCGCGTCTATGTCATCGACGACGATCAAGTCGAGGGTCACAACCTACCGAATCAGCTGACCTACGGGGAAGACGACATCGGCAAGTACAAAGCCGTGGCTTTGGCAAATCGCCTGAATCTACTGCGAGGCGGTTCCGACTTCGGTGCGGATGTCGTTTGGCCTGTCGTGCGTCGTGCTCCGATCGGATACGTGGCGGAAGCCGCCGCTGTCTTCGTCTGCGTGGACAGCATGAAGGCGCGGAAGGAAATCGCGGATTTCGCGTTCACCAACTGCCCACCTAGTACCCTGTTAATAGATGGTAGGATCGGTGCCTATACCGGTTCTGCCCTGATATCACGTGTCGGGCTGGAAAACGAAGTCGAGGGCTACAGGCAAACCCTGTACTCCGATTCCGATGTCCAGCCCGACACGGGTAGCTGTGGGGAGACCCTCAGCATCGGAGCCACTGCGAGCATCATCGCGGCGCAGATGGTCTGGCTGTTCATGCAGCGTTTCTCAACCGCCGAAATCCCTCGGCATGTCAACGAAGTGATCTTTTCCGTCAACCCCTGGAGCCTCATGGCTCGTTCTTTCTGAAAGCAAACCATGTCCAAAATCAACGTCACGTTCCGTTCCGCCCTCGGCTCTGTCTTCACCGCTGCGGTGGATGCGGGCACCTCCCTCCGTCAGGCTTTCAATCAGGCTGTCGGCAAGACCTACGGTGCCATCGACCACCAAGAAATCACGGCTGAAGGCGCGAAGGTCAGCAAGGAGAAGAAGCTGAGCGCCGACCTCGAAGTCGCCGTCGTCCTGAAGGGCGAAACGGCCCCTGTCGCCAGCTCGGCGACTCCGGCGAACACGGAAACCGCAAGCGATTCCGTCGCTGAAAGCACCACGACCACGGAGACCTCCAATGCCAACACCGCAGACACCGCACAAAGCGCCACCGAAGGCACCGCCACCGATGCCGTCCAAGGATCAGCCGAACAGGCCGCAGAAGGCACCACCGAAACCGCGAACGCTCAACCGGCCGAGGGCGTGAAGGCCGAGACCGAGACGGCTTCTGTCGCCTCGGCTTCCGGCATCGAGGCGGTTCCAGTCGGCACGGCTCCGGTTGTCGAGAAGGTCAGCGTGACCTTCAAGGGCATGGGCTCCGGCCGTGGTTCGCCCGACATCATCGTGCAGCGCAACAAGGGCACGCCGCTGTCTGAGTTCCTGACTGAGTCTTCGCTCGTGTCTGTGTCCAAGGGCAAGCGCTTCTTCGACCAGACCAACAAGTCGATCCCGGTCGGCATGTTGATCCAGGCGAACATGGCGCTGTCGGCACGGGCCGCGTCATCCGGCGGCTGATCGTTCGGTAGTTCGTCACGAGGGTCCGCGATCGCGGACCCTCTTCCCTCTTCACATCGTCACCATGAAACACGCACATCGCACACGCAAGCCGAACGCGCACGAACGAGCCCTGATGGCCGAGTGGGAGCGCACGGTGAAAAAGCATTCCGCTCCGTTGGACCGTGGTGCCAAGGCCAAGGGCGTAAAACGCGCAAAGCCGCAGAAAGCAGAGTCGCTGATTCCGCCTTCAGGCTACTCGATGGTTGAGCCGTCACGCGTGAGTGTGGAAACCTTCCAGCGCAAGTTCGTTGGCTCAGTGGCACCACGGCAGTCCACTCAGTACACGGGGACTGAGATGCTCGGTGTCAGCACGATGCACAAGTCCAACTCGACGCCTGTCTTCTCGAAAGAAGCCGCGATCGACATCGCCCGCATGAGGAGGGGCTGAGATGGACTATTTGCTGGACCCTCTCCTGTGCTACACGAGGCCCATGCGAACCGCCTACAAGATTTATCCAGAGCATCTATGGCTGGCCGCGTTCAACTTGATCCAGGCAGTAGCCGGTCCCTGCGCGGACCACCCTGTAACGAGTGATCCCTACGATCCGAACAGAGGCAGCTTCCGCATGTTCAAGACGAGCGTCTACGTGGACTGGAACGTCAGTGCCGAGATCTTCATCAAAGAGAATGCCACTGACGTGTGGCTGAACTACATAGCTGATGTTCATGTGCCGCGTAGAAGCAAGACAGCGCTCGTCTTCAACATGAAGATTTTCCTAGGTGACGCCTCTGGTCAGTTTGCGCTGAGCAGCCACCAGAGCCCGGAGAAGGACTTCAACGTCTATCTACTGTTCGATGACACGCCGTTCGCCGGCGAACCGTTCGCCTTAGTCTTCAACGACCGCCCCCGATCGCCACCAGGAGGGGCTCGGTCCTTGACCCGTTCCGATACTACCCTCGAACTTGATCCCTACCTTGATTGGGCGCCGGTTCAAGGGCCTTTGTGGACAGACGGACGAAAGTTCCGGCATCCGATGGTCTGGGGGCCGAGAGCTGCGCGAGTCGCTGGAGCTGTGATAACCAAAGCGGTCGAGGAAGCCTGCGCTGTGAGGGGGAACTCAGAAGTCTCGATACCCGGTATGAAAGCGGCCCTTGACTGGAAACGCATCTTCACGAAGCCTATCGTAATGGCTGCCCTGTGTTCCTCACAGGAAATCAACCCTGAGCAGTTCACGTCAGACCTTCTCTTCTCTGGACAGAGACACCTCGTATTATGAACTCACTGAATCTGGAAGTATCCCAAACGGCACCGCACATGGAAGAAATCGTGAGCCCCGGGAATCTGTGGATCACCCTGTTCAACTATTGGGCGATGGTGCGCAGATCCCTCAAGTCGGGAGGGCAAGAAGAAAGTACTCTGCATCTCCACGTGTCTTGGCATTCTGGGGCAGAGACCGAGCAGGTAATGAATTCTATCTGGCTCGATGATGACGACGACAGCGGGGATTGGCGAAGCAAGGGCGTTCTGATCTGCGATTCTTTCAAGACGAGTCAGCCCGGTCGTGTATGGCAATGGGGTGATGCCATCCGGAACGAAACGCGGTCGATCGTCGTCTTCAGTATGGAAGACTGGAGCCCGCTTGGGGCCACACAGATTCCCCGGAAGCGCCGGAAGGTGATACTGCACTTCCTCGAGAACACACCTTTCGAGAAGGAACCCTTCGCCCTGACGATTCAGTATCGGTCGAAGACTCAGCGAGAGACTGGCAACCCGTACCGAAAGAAGGACCCCTTTGAGATTTCCGTGTACGATCAATGGGATCTTGTTGGAACGATTCTGGGTCACCGGACCTCAGTTTCCATTCAGAGGGTGTTTCACCCTTTCTTGGATTGGAATCGCGGCGATATGACTTGGGGGCCGGGTAAGCTGCCGAATCAAAAGACCTTGAACGATCGCTATCTCTCGTTGATCAAAGTGTCTTTGAAGAAGGCTAAGATTGTGAGTATCGCGCTGCTGAAGGCGCTGGAAGAAACTTCTGTGCTCGGCCTCGAGAAGATGGTCATTCGTTCGGGTTTGGAAAAGTTCTCAGACAGATTCTCGACACTCGGCTGTCCGTTCAGCAAGTTCACTTTCCACGGGCATCCCATCCTGTGGGAATCAATCACCCCAGAAATGTTATTCCCGATGCAGGAACACTTGGAACCATGAGCAAATCGAATCAATACGCGGATCAGCAGAAATGGTCGCAACGATGCCGCGACAAAGCCTACGGGTCGAAGCGGAGTCGCGACGAGTTCATCGGTTCAACCGTCAGACCCATAGTTCAAGTGTTCTTGGATTCACCGCCGGACTCGTTGTTCCCGAATGTCGGTATGCTCCGGAACGCCGAGGCGGTTCCCATGCACAGCGCTCCCGGAGCACGGAACCCGAACACCGCGAAGCTGGCCCTGCTCAGCGTCCTAGACAGGTGCCGTCCGTGGACGGGTCCAGAGTTCGTTGGACATGCTGACGAGGGGGACAAGACGAACAGCTTCATGTGTCTTCAGCTGAAGGTGACGAATGCGGGTGAGACAGGTAGGATCGTTCAGGTCTCCATGCGTCGCCGCGAGCTGCCGCATTATGTTCTTCAAGAGGACGCGGTCCATCCAGACATCCATATAGTCGAAGAGACGCATATGCAGTCGTACGCCAATGGACTGGTGCGGTGGGCGCAGAAGAAAGCCGTTCGTACTTGGGAAGCCCCGTGGTTTGTGGCGACACGGCATCTGGGAGATTTCCGGTTCAGCGAACGGGACCACAAGACGCTGATCTTCAAGCCCGGCAAGTCCGCCTTCGTCGACAAACAGTTCATCCGCTCCGTGAACCTGTCGTCGTATGATGGCAAGGCTCCGGATCAACTGAACGCTCGTCACTCCGATGTGCTCCAGAGGCTGGAACTCGCGGCGATGGAAGCGCTCGTCGGGAATACTTGCCTTATCGCCTACATGGTGGGCACTGAGCTTGTCGTTCGCGAGAAAGCTGAGGAGGGCGGGGCTAACCAAAATTTGCGGATATTCCCGCATCAAAACGTAATCACCAGCTGCGCGAGGCAGACCGGGAAGACATGGGTCGCCGCTCAGATGTCAATGGGTAAGAACACCTATCATCAGATCCAGGGCCTGATCAACGCTGCACTAGCGAATCCGATGATGATATCACCCAAAGGAAAACCATGACCCGGTACAACACGCGAAACGCCGAGCCGAACCGCTCGGAGCGTCGGACGACTCTGGCATTGAACCGCCGAAAGATGGCCGTGCTAGAACTTCTTGAAGCCGCGACAGTAGACACCGTCGCGATGAACTCGGCCAAAGCCGGGGACCGGTTTCTCTTGCTCGTGCTCAAGCCGTGGCCTGAGAACGCCAGCTTGAAAGGACCTAGGGTGCGGATCACTCTGCAGGAAGCTGAGGTGGCTGCTGACGAGCAGGTCGTAAACCTACTCGGCCAGATAAAAGAGTCCATCTGGGCTCGGTTCGGGCGGGGTGAGGATGCTTTCGAGAAAGAACCCGTCTATGAGAAAGACGGGTGGGTGAACCAATACGCACGGATGTTCGCTGATCGATACGGCTACGTTGCAGATCGGTTCGAGGACAGGGACCGTATCTTGCGACCTGACCACGAGGTAGACTATCAGGTCTTCAAGACGGCCTTGCTAGAGACGCTCGCGGTAGGGACCATGTTCGTCTACCGAAGCAAGGACAAGAAGCAAGTCATTTCAATCGCAGTAGACACCTAAGGAACACCATGAAAACTTGCACAGTGAACGGTAAGGTCCTTCAAGTTCCAGTGAACGTTCGTCGGCTCGCCCCACAGAAAGGCTGGCAAGCAACCTTCAGGCACGAGCTGCCCTCAGGAAAGAAGAACGCGTTCTTCCCCGACAGCGGACGGGATCCGAAAGTTTCCTTGAAAGAAGCTTCCGACTTTGCTGATCTTCATCGTAGACCAGTGGAAACAGGTCTATCCCGTGAAAGCCTTCACAACCCAGAAGCAAGCATCTGGGAGTCCAGAGTTCCGGCCAAGAAGGACCGTCGAGCGCAGATATACGTCTGCGTCGGCCCTGTTGGAAACGTGCGGGTTCCAAAACGAATCTATGTGGGCACCGACCTGACAGCGACGCCGGAGCGCTTCGCGAAGGCGCACGAACGTGCCAAGACGATTCGGGCTGAGATGATACGAGCCAAGGCAGCTCAGCTTCAATCGGCTGCGTGAACTATGGCTCGTCGTTGGAAACCCCGTCGTCAGGGCGTCTCTAGACCTAAGGAGGTCCGCGGCTTTGGGCGCAAGCCGGACGGTTCCGCGCTGCACCGGGAACTGAACAAGACACCCAAGAAGGCGACGCCGTGTCCTTACGAGTTTGCGTTCATCACGCTACGACGCAAGGGCCGAAAGCGGTCTGTTGAGTTCTACGAAGCCGTCAAACGGGCCTTCGAGATCAACAGAACGTATCCTTCGTGGGCGCATGTTCCGGCTCCAACCGAGGTTGACCTCGTCGTTCTACGGTGCCACCGCACCTCTGTGGGTTCAGACCCCTGGAACCCACCTGTACTGATGTTCAAGTCCCGCAAAGAGGACGGCGTCTTGGTCTGGGTGCGAGTGCGCGGTGCAATTTAATGGTGGATCATCTACAGTCTAGGGAGTACTGAATGAACGCTTGGATCAAGAATCCCGGGAACAGGCCGGTCGTCTCCCTCAAGAGGAAGCCGGAAGCCGGGGAACCGTTTCTGTACGACAACCGGAACCTTCTACCCTATGTGGGCAGACCGGGTTGGGGAATTGAGTATCTGGACGCCGAGGGCGACTGGACGGAAACCTCCGTATGGAAACCGGTCAACACAGAGCACCACCTGCTCTTCAAGTTGTTGAAGAACGATGTCGGCTGCTACCGGGCTCACTTCACACCGCTGCAAGGGCCGCGAGTCATCTACCCGACCGCTGAGGTTTGTGAAGAGGAGTTTCGCTGGGACAACTCGACTCTGCTCGGTGTGATCGCTTTAGGTCAAGAGAGGTACTTCGTTGAGGAATACAACGGAAGCTTCAGCATGTCGGCCAGCATCGCAGGTCTCACATGGAGCCTCCACTCGCTGGAGAACCGCTCTGCACGGGAGATCATTGGCCTGAACGGCGACCGTCTGTTCCGCCTACGCGAGAGCATGGGCGCGCCCGTCGTTGGAAGGATGGCCCGATGAGCCGACCCGACCAAGAGAAGATCGGAGCCCTCGTCGAATTCCCACGCAACGGCAAGATTGAGCGAGCGCTCTTCCTCGACGAGGCCACCGCCCTGAGGTACGCTGTCGTGAATCACGGCATCATGCGAGTCGCTTGGGCTGACACGGTTAATGCTCCAGCAAAGGAGAACACCGATGACAACCCCGAGTGAACGAAAGCGCCTCTTCGTCTGTTTGGCCTGCGGAAAGATGTCGAACGACTTAGACGGCGAGGACCCCATCAGCAACGGATGGGATGAAAGCTGTATGCTCAACGCGGCCCTCGTCTACCAAGACAGTATCAACATTGAGAACGGCCGAGTCCTATCGCTGACCAGAGGCGACGCCATCATCACGCCTCCTCTGCCACCACAGCAGATGCCCACCTTCGAAGAGATGCTGGCCGAACCCGTAGACCCTGAGCTCCTGGCTCTCTGCCAGGAAGTAATCGACTTCCGATCCCTCAACCCCTGACCCTCAACTTCACTACGTCACCCTCATGTTAACATCACCCTCACCAGCGTTCCAAGAACGCGTCAAGGCCGCTGTCTCACAGAAGATGGCGGGCTTGCTCACCGACGAGGAAATCGAAGTCCTTATCCGGGCCGAGATCCATGCGTTCTTCGATTCGGCCAACGACTTCGAGTTGATTCGCATCAACGGCAGCTACGGCTCCAGCGACCAGTGGAAGCTGAAGTCGCAGGTCTCGCCGTTCCGAGCCCTCGTATGGCACAAGCTCTCTGTTCTGGTTCAGCCTATGATCGACGCCTCGCTGAGCGGCCCTATTCTCAAGGCCCAGATCGAGCACTGGATGGAAGACCCCTTGGTGACGGACGACGTCGGCAACCGCACTCGTCATCTGGCACTGGAGATGTCACGTCAGATGTTCCTGAACGTCTACAAGGCAGCGGCGGGCGACGCCGTGAACCAAGTGCGAAGCGCCTTCCAACAGTGGAATCCGTCATCGCCTCTTAGCCAGGAGATGATCAACGCCACCGCCAGAATGAGCGGGCTCGGCCCTTGGATGTCACATCCGGACGGCCCTGAGGTCGGCTGGGACAGGAGCACGAAATGACCATCATCAAAATATACGTCCTGATCATGATCTTCGGCGGTGCTTCCTCGCAGAGCGGCTATGCCACCATTCAGCAAGAGTTCAACACGATGGAGCGTTGCGAGAGCGCCAGGAAGTTTCTTGCTCAGCGGCACGAGAAGGACACCGGCAACACTTTCACGCTTCAAGCTCAGGGGTGTTTTGAGAAATGACCAAAATCTACTGTGCGGGTTTCATGTTCATGCCGAGGGCGCTCGGTCATGACAATTCAACGCGGGTGATTCTCATTGAGAAAAACCGCCCCGATTGGCAGAAGGGAAAGCTCAACGCTGTCGGTGGGCGCTTGGACGAAGGCGAGACACCTGCTCAAGCGATGGTTCGGGAGTTCAACGAGGAGACAGGCATCGTCACCGTTGAGAGTCACTGGCGTGAGTTCTGCCTGCTCGACCATCGGTCGGCGGATGGCCTCGTTCACTTCTTCTCGGCGCACTGGAGGTCTGAGATGGGATTTGCTCGGTCGATGACCGACGAGAACATCCATGTGGTGGACATCAAGAAGCCCAAGCACGGCGACCCCGAGTGGATGCGGAACCTGGACTGGCTCATTCCAATGGCGCTGGACACCAGCGAAGTGGTCGCCAACGTCGTGGACATGAGTGTTCCCTTGAGGGCTCCAGTATGAGCAGCAATCGCAAGCGCGCTTCCCAGCGCAAAGCCATCGCCGAGCGTGACCACCTGAGGAGCGAGATTGGCTTCGGCCAGTTCCAGAATCACGCCCTGAGCCTGATGATCGAGAAGTTCAACGAGCAGACCAAGAACCTCGCGAACTGGCAGGACAAGGCGGCTGAGTTTGCCAGTGAAGTTATCACGATCACGTCTCGCGTCGGCAGTAGTTTCCCACCGACGGCGGAAGAGTGGACTGAAATTGCGAGGGAAGCTCAGTCTTTGCTGGACTTGAAAATATCCCCCAAAACAGTCGATTTACGCGACGCCCGTGCAAACCCTGCGGAGCCCGGAAAACCTCAAGTTTTGCCCGTCAAAATTGATTGACAGGATGGGTATTTTGCCCTAACTTTGCTGCCGAAGCTCCAATAGAAAAGCCCCTACAGGTTCATCACCTGTAGGGGCTTTTGACGTTTGAGCGACAGAGTGGTCAGGTTCCGAATGTGGTCTTGACCTTGGTGCCGTTCCAGTACCATCCGGAATAACTCTGACGGAGCGCCGGGCCGTTCTTCCGAGCTTGAGAGCAGATGCCGTTGTCCGATATCCACTGGAAGAACTCAGGGCTCAGGTGCCGGGCGCGTAATCCCGCGAAGGTCATCTGCACCGGGACGCACTCCTGGCCCTGAAGTAGGACGCAGGCTGTCGTGCGAGCGCGACCCTCGTGGTCGTTCACCCAGACGCGACCGGGACTGGCGGGTTCGCCTTCCATGTCCAACTGAAGGAACGGAGCGGCGATGGCCTGACCCTCTTTCATGAGAGCAAGGATTTCCTTGGCGTCACTCATACGGTCTTCAGGGAACGCCAGATCGAGGAAGTGACGCGGACGCATCCAGCATACCGCGCCACCGTACTCGATGTTCTGCCCCATAGGCGTGTTGCCAAGACCCTTCTCGTTGTCGAACAGAATCTTCCCGTAGCGGAACCGACTGTCCATGTTGTTCGGTGCCGGGTTCGGGTAGGTCGAGGCGTCAGCGTCGCTGCGGACGCGGTGGACTTGTAGGCTCATGGTCAGTCCCTGAAAACGTAGGCAATGTTCACCTTGATGCCATGCGGATGGAACAGGATGACTTCCTTCTCGTCGCTGAACGTCTGCAAGTTGGATTCCAACTGATCGAGGGCGTCACGCGCTTTGAGCAGGAAGTGGCTCTTCTGACAGGCTTTCGCTCGTGGCGCTCGTGCAAGAAACGCGACCAGTTCTTTGTGGACGTACTCCAGCACCTTGGCAGATTCGGGCGCCCAGATAACCTTCCCAGCGAAGTCTTTCGTGGCGAGCAGGATGTCGGTGAAGTTCTTCCCGTCCAGGTCGGTCTCGGTCTCGAAGTGGTCGCGGACCTGCGCTCGCCGTGCGAAGCTGTACTTCTTGGCGTCCACGGCCGAGGTCGTCCAGCTAGACCACCCCGGATGAGACTGATGGTCCCAGAGGTAAACCTGAGGAGACCAGCCCACCTCAGCGCCGTTGGTCTGCGCGAGTTCCGAACGGTAGATCTCGGGCTTGCGAAGGGTTGTCTTCGCCAGTTCGTTCGTGATGAGCGCTGCAAACTTGAGCGCCTTCATACGGGTGGACGAAGTAGGGGTGGACCTGGAGGTGACAGGCCATGCCGCTTGGTCGCTCAGGTCAATGCGACTGGATTCAACTTCGCTGAGGTGGCGGTCGAAGGCTTGCAGCCCCCAGATGAACTTGAGGGTCTCGTTCGGGTCGTTCACCCACGACCAGAAGAGCTCCTCCACTTTGTAGTTGTTGATCTTGACTGCCATAGGTCACCTAGAAGATAGCGACAACGAGAACTTCGTCATCACCGTAGCCGTTGAAATTTGACAGCGCGCCCTTGACCATCGGCATCACGTGGCCCTTGACGAAGACGAGGCCCGTGAGCTTGGTCGTGCCAGAATACTGACGAGCCGTCATACCCTTAGCGGCCTTGGTCGCGCTCAGGTCGAAAGGCTTGCCTGTGATGGCGACAGCGATGTGGATGGTATCCGCCACGGAAAGGCCGAAGGTGACCCCGTCCCATCCGAAGCTCCGAGCGACGTCGGTGATGCGCTTCTCCGGGACACGAAGGGTCTTCTCCAGGGCCACGATCCAGCACGAGCGCTCCCAGTCAGGAGCGCTGGCTGCGCGGTGAACGACGAGGCTCATGATGGAGCATTGAGCTTTGGGTTGGTAGCGACGATGGCAACAAGGGCGGCATCAATCTCAGAATCGTTGAGATAACGATACAGAAACTGTGTGTTGAACTTGCTTGCAGCCATCAAGTCCCAACGAAACCTCTTATCAGAGAGACCCCGAAGAGCGTACCGTTCCTTGATACCTGGATTGAGGTTCACAACGCGACGAATCGCGATCTCCAAAGCCTCATAGTCAGATCGAGTCATGCTCGATCGAGCCGTCCAGCCGATGCCCGGAGTGGTCGCGGAGGCCCATTGCATTGTCTGCTGGAAGCCCTCCTTGAGGATGTGCAGCAAAGTCTCACCAGCGGGTAAAGGTTCCACGTCATCCACCTCTTCTTCAGTTGGGAGCTCTTCTTCAGGCTCCGGGGTTTTCTCTTCGGGCTCGTCTTCCTTTTCGGGTTCGACAGGCTCCTCGGGTTCTGTATCTTCCTCAGCTTCGGGATCCTCTTCGGCTTCTTCGGCCTCGACCTTCTCCTTCTTGGGTTTGCGCTTGGCCGACGCGACGTATCCGCTCTGCTCGTAGGAACCACCGCCCTCGTCTTCGGCCATGATGGCTTCCAGATACTTGGGGATCGGAGCTCCGTAGTGCTGGAAGAAGTCCACCTGCGCGTTCGGGTCGACGTAGTTCTTCAGCGAGGTCATCGGCTGGACAACGTCCGGACCTTCAGCAGAGCGGCGAACGTGGTTGAGCACCTTGCCAATGACACCGCCCGCCTTCTTGACCATCTCGTTGACCTGCACGGGCGTCAGGGTCGGATACTTGGCGTAGACCTTGGCGATGTACTCCTTGAAGAGCTTCGTGCCCTTGGCCGTGCGCAGCTTGTGAACGGTGAGGTCTGGGTTGCCTGTGAGCGACTTGAACAGACGCGTGACTACCGAAGCCTGCACAATCTTCTTGGAGCCGTTCGCCAGATCGTAGGTGAACAGTGGATCACGAGGGCTCTTGCCCGCTGCCAGACTGGCGACTTTCTCGCAGACCATCGCCGCGAGCGCATCGTCGGAGCGCTTGATGTTGGCAACCGTCTTGACGCTGTCCTTGCCCAAGTAGATGAACCTGATGGAGCCGTCGGACTGGAGATAGAAGTGACCGGTCAGCAGTGAGGCGATACCGAAGCCGCCCGCTTTGGGGTCAGAGATGACCTTGGAGCCCACGCGATTGGAAGTCCGGTACAGGATCTCCAGGATCAGTGCTGCCACGTTGTCAGGCTTCGCGTCGTAGGGGTCGAGGGCCTTGATCAGCGGAATCCACTTCTTGCGAGTTGCCTCAGCGTCGAAGGTTGCCACCTTGGCGAACTTGTCCTTGTTCTGGGACTTGCGGAGGCCTTCCGTGTAGGCGTAGTTCCCCGCAGAGCCGTCCGGCCGCTGGGACATGAAGACCCAATTCGTGCCGTCGTACTCGGGGTTCATTTTGATGACTGGGAACATGGCCTTGGAGGGCAGGCCTCCAAGGATCTTCTCGTTCTTCATCGTGTAGACCGCGCCGTTCGCGTCGACGCGACCGATGAAACCCGTGGGTAGGTCAGTCACAATGCCGTGCGACTTCAGATGATCCAACACCTCCTGCAACGGGACGGTCGTCTCGTCCTGATTGCGGATGTAGTTGTTCATCGGCCCCTTCCAGGAATCGACGAACCTCTTCCGCAGTTGCAGGTACTCCGAGTAGATCAGCGGGTTGGACTCCTTCGCGGCCTTGCGCTCGTCAAGGGTAAGCTCGATACCGTCACCGCCGAGCTTCTTCACCACCGACTTGAGGGTCGTGGTGACGGCCTTCTGAGAAACGACGGGCTTCTCGAAGTAGCCCCGAATGAAGTCGTCGTCCATGTCCGCCGTCAACTTCTCAATCACCTTGAGGGCGTTCGGCGAGGAGGTACGGAAGAAGGTCGCGTAGTTCTTCATCCAGAGCACAGGGGTGGCCCGTGCGCCGGGTGACTTGGCGTAGGCTTCCGCGTAGCGCCTCACGCCAGCAGACAGCGCACCCCAATCAAACTCCTTGCCCTTGTCGTACGCGTCGAAAGCGCCCTTCAGTTCTGGAATCTTCCCCAGAACCTTGGCACGATTGGCAGGCGACATGACATCTGCGAGTTCCTTGATGGGATGTTTCCCATTGAGGTAGCAGATGACGATCGCCGTCAGGATTTGGATGAGTTCCACAAGTAGCCCCTAGTTTCATAGACCCCTAAAATTGCCCTGAGCGATCAGGCCGTGCGCTTCCACTTGGAGACGACCGTGTACGGAGGCAGATTGTTGTGAGCGCCGCCACCGCCCGTCGTGGTCATCGTGTCGAAGTAGAGATAGGCATTGTTGTCAGGGTCAGTGGAGTGCGAGCCGACGTTTCCGTTGTAGCCTGTTGGAGGAGCGCCTGGATCTCCTTGAAGTTCCTTGTAGGTTGCAGTCGCCTCAGCACTCGCAGCCTCAGGGTAGTATCGGTCACGCACACCAAGCGCTGGAACTTCAGCGGCCGTCAACGTGTGAGTCTTCTCGCCACCAGTGACGCCGACCGTATCGAAGTCCGGATCGCTGGCATCCTTGCCGATGTACATACGACCGACCGCCGTGCGAACCCAAGTCGTGCCTGCGTAGTCTGCATTAGGATCGCTGTCATCTTCACGGATGATGACCGTGCCCACCTTGTAGACGATGTCGATGATCACCGAGGTCAGACTGGCACCGAGTCCGTCGAACGCCGTCTTTGCCATTGATACACCGTCGAAGGTGTAGTGATACGGACTGCGAGCGAAGACATAGCACATGGAACCAGCGGCAAGCGTGAAACTCCCACCCGAACCATCGAAGTTGTTCGTGAAGAGCACACCGGAACCCGGGATGACGTTCGCATCTGCGCTTCCAGAATTCTGCAGCCAGAAGTATTCGCCTTCTCGAAAGATCCCACCCGGAATCGTGAAGGGGCCTTGCGCCCTCACCTGACGACCCGAAGCCGAGGCGTTGATCGTGTAGGTAGTATCCGAACCCGAGCCGAGCGGTGGGAACCGACGAACAGCGGCCTTGTCGTAGTAGGCCGCATCCGGGTTGTAAGACGGGTCGTAGATGTTCTGGGAACCGTTGACGTAGTTATCACCCGAGAAGACAGCGTGGTTGCCACCGGGGCCACCGTCAAAGACCAGAACCGTCGTGCTTGTTGTCAGCCATGCCGCAGTGCGCGCCAGTGTGGCGACGCCCGTAGCGATGTTGATAGACGCGATCGGAACGATCTGCCCGGTCGAAGGCAGCATCAGCATGTAGCGATAGGCCGGACCGTTGTGAGCCAGATCGCGGTTGTAGTCGTAGAACCGCGAAGACGTCACCAGCAGACCGGAGCGCGCTGAGGGCGTGAGCTGACCGACTTCGCGATAACCCTGAAGGCTCCAACGACCCGCCGCTGTATCACGAGTGAGCAAGATCGTCCGGTCTGACGCCGACTGAGGAGTTTTGTCCTGCACCAGGATGGCGTTGACCTTGCCGCCGTGGTCGTTGGGAAGGCGGACGAGGTCTGGGTTGAAGAAGATCGGGATACACGGGCCGACCGAGTTCGGGAACGCTTCCGGCTCGTAGATTTGGAAGGCGTCTCCGGAAGCCAGATCGCTGATTGGGTCTTGCAGCGCACAGGAACCCGTCTGGTCCGCTGTGACCATCGACATCGCACCGTCGGAGGCGCGCTGGATCAAGAAGCGGTTGGACCCTATCGAACCGATCACGGCCAAAGGACTGCCCGCAGGAACCACCAGCGTCGTGGAGTTGGAACCCGTCTGCGCGGTGACGCCGTAGCGATGCGTCCAGCCTTCCGGGGTCCACTCTCCAGCGCTGAGCTTCTTCAGCATGATCACCGAGTCTTCGTAGGCATTCAAGATGGACGCCGTGCGAGCGTAGAGAACATTGCAGTTGAAGCCCATCTTGCCCGGAGCACGAACAAGGCTCATGTCCACGACAGGGATGTTCGTGTCGTAGTCGTCGCCCCGGAATTCGTACAGGCGGAAGGTCGCGCCCGCAGTCATCCAAGCGCAGGCGTAGGACAGGGTCGCAGTGCCGTCGCCGTTCGACGTAGCCGTGACGATCTTGCCCGTGACGTCTTGCAGGAGGTACAGGTAGGGGCGCGACGTAGCGATCGGGTCACGCCAGAGGTTCGCATCTGTGGCGTTCGCAAGCGTCGTGGTCGCACCGGTGTTCACCGTGTAGGCACCGCGATAGAGGTAGTCCGTGGGCGTCCACTGCGTTGCGCTCTCGCGCTTCAGGGCGATCGTGGACGTACCCGACGAGGGCGCGTTCGGAGTCTTCAACCGGGCGAGCACGAGGTTCGTATCCGCGCCGGTAATATCAGGGCCAAGAACAGCGCTGCCAGCGTAGGTCGGAACGATGGCGCTCAGGGTGGAAGTGAAATCCAGAACCGCTGCGATGCCTTGCAGTTGCACGAGGCAGTGAAACGTCCACACCGAGCCGACACCTGAGGAGGCGTCGCGCACCTGCTGTTGAAGGGTCGGGTAGACCCCGCGAGCAAACAGGACGGGGACAACGTCGTTCGTGAACAGGCAGATCTCAGCAAAGTTGAACGGGCCTGCAGACGCGGGGATTTGCACCACGATGTCAGCTGTGTTGTCGTCCACGCGAAGGACGGCTGCGACGGTGCCCGTGTAGACGACCGTTCCAATCACGTCGGTATCGCCAGGAGCAGCGGCGGTCGTGCTCGTCCCGAGTTTGAAATTTCCGAGATGGATAGCCGGGCCACCAGCGGCGACAGTTGCGGCAGCGAGGCCGACGTCAGTTACGATGAAGTTCATGAGAGTTCCTTAGATGTACGGGGGACCAGCGTAATACGGAGAGATGACTCGTTCGGTGCGTTCTACGACCATCGCCGTGCTCACCACATAGAGCGGGTCCGGCACTAAGCCGACAGGGCCTGTATCGGTGACGTCGTAGGTGAGCTCGCCCATGATCTTGAGCGCGACGGATTCCAGAACGAGGTTGTAGTTGGCAATCGCGTAGAACAGGCGCACCAGTTCCGGGAGGGTGTTCAGGTCAAACTCACCGAGCACAATGTTGATGCGAACGTGCGTCGTGGGATACCAATCACCGCCATCCCAGATAGGGGTCCCGATGCCCTCGTCCTCCTGCAAGAACGTCTTGTAGTCCGTCGTCCACAGACGGTGCATCTTGACGTTCGTGTTCAGCACGAAGTTGATGTATTCGATGACGGCATCCAACCCCTTGTGATACCAATACATACCGATCGTCTGAGTCGTCCGGTGGAGTGGGCTGTTCTCAAGAGTGGGCGTGACGTGAACCAGCGATGGATCAAGAATCGAGGGGTCTTCGATGCGAACGCCCAAGTGGTTCAAGCGCAGGCGCTCGATGTTCGAATCGAAGACATGGTAGTCGGTTGGGAGTACGAACTCCCGGTTTACCACCTTGTCAGCCACCAAGCTGAAGTCGAGTGACGATGCCGCCGTCAGATCGTAGTCCGTGATGGAAGTATGACGAATGAACTCCAGGGCGTCTAGCGGCTGATGAACCTCCGTGTCGAAGACCGCAGACATGGCGTCAGCCAGATCGAGCCATGCTTGGTTCTGCAGGTAGCTCGGGAGCAAGAGCTTGTAGTCAGTGCCGGATGACATCACAGGCTCCGTTCGCTGTAGCGAGCTTCAACGGTCAGGCTTGCCAGCGTGTTGTAGAGGATCGGGTAGTCCGCCAGCGTAGGCAGCGGATCGGTGGACGGGGTGACGGTGCCGTCGTCCGTGAAGGTGAGACCCGTCGTTGAACCGATGACGCCCTGACCGCCGTAGCGGCCGACAACATAGTACATGGTCGCGCCAGGATAGGCGTCCCATGAGATGTCAACGTGCGAGCCGCTGTCAGTCACGTTGATTGAGCTGTAGTGCGCCGGACGCGTGAGTCCGTTTGCGTCCTGCGCGTAGACCGAGTACGAGTAGAGGGCCGCAGGGAGTATCCCGTAGCTGTCCAGAGTCGTGAGCACGGGTTGCCGCATCGGACGAGCGGACACGATCATGTCCTGGAGCGGTTCCAAGAGGTCGACGTACTCGATGCCTGAGTTGGACGCCAAAGCCGCACGGTAGACGTCCGACAACGCTATATCCCAGCTCAGGTAGTTGGAACGGAGGGCGAACAGCGCGCGGATGGCCGCGTCTGCATCAGCAGCGCACTGCGTAGCGTCGGCCCAATTGAAGCATCGCACTGCGACACGAAGTGTCCGCGGGACAGCGACGGGGTCAACGAGGTAGAGAACCGGAGCGTACATGCAAGATTTCTGCATGTAGGTGAGGAAAGCCGCTTTGGTAGGTGCGTCCCACCCGGACGAAGTCAGCAGTGTCACCTGGATGGTGTTCATCCGACGAACGTCCGTGTGATCGAGCTCGCGCTGCGCGTAGAGCTTGGCGTCTACGACACCAGGATAGCTGAGCGCCGTGTTCTTGTACTGATCACGAGTGACCGCTGAATCGAAGTTGCCGAAGTTGGAAGCGCTCAGGGTTTTGTAGGTCAGCGGCGAGGGCTGATCACCACCGCCCGTGGGAGTGCTGACGAAGGCGTAGGTCAGGCCAGATGCCAGCGTCGTGACGGGGTTGATCTTCGCGTCGGTGACCGAGATGTTGTTTCCATCGGAGCCGGAGGTCACCGCATACAGGATGCGGACGAGGTCGGTGTTTGCAGGCTTGTAGCCGAAGTTGTCGTTACCGAAGCTGAGCTTCAAGCGACCGTCCGGGGTCGTGCGGTCGAGCACCTTCTGAGCTGAGGAGCCGTCGTTGCGATGCAGCCAGAGGCCGTCGCGCACTACATCTTGACGGTCACCGTTGGCATAGACCACGACGTGACCCTCCATGTCAGAAACCGTGAAGTTCTTCTCCGGCGACACGAACGTGACGTAGTCGTAGCCGGGGCCTTGGATGGTCTGATCGATGACGTAGCCCTGATAGAAGGTGACCGCCTCCGTGCTACCATCAGCCACGACCACAGAGTCCGTACTGAACCAGTAGGTGCCCGCTCCCTGGAACTGAGTGAAGGCCACGATGGTCGCCGAGGGATTGGCACCATCACCCGGAACCGTCACACGCGAGGGGTCAACGTAGCTGATGTTCACCGTCAGCGAGGCCGGGGTCTTGCGCGTCAGTCGGAGGCCTTGCGTGTCCGCGATGGCGTACTGCGCTCGTGCAGCGACGGCCGTTTCCGAGAAGGCGTCTTGCGAAAAGCGCAGACCCTTCATCTGAGCGCTGGAACCCACCGTGGCGATGAAATCCAGCAGGGCCTGTCCGGTCTGCGTAGGTAGCAAACCCTTCCAAGCGTCTTTGGTGGACAGGCGCGATTGCAGTTGGGAACGGATGCCCTCGAAGTCTGGTTGGAGCGTGGAAAGGTAGATGGGATCAGGCATGTCAGTTCCTCAGGATGAAGTTTTCGGTGGAGCGGATCCCGTTGAAGAGGATCTGGACTGCCACCCGGTAGAGCTGATTGTTTCGATCGGGCACGACCGTGATGTCCGACGGTGAGACCCGCACACGGGGCTCCCACTTGTAGATCGACTGATACAGCGTGATGCCGAGCAGCTGACCCGTCTTCTCATCGACAGGCTCTTGCAGCATGTCGTAGACGCCCGAGAAATAGTCTGGCGTGAAGATGCGTGACCGGGTGCCCCGGAACGCCAAGATGAGGTTCCGAATGGAAGCCATCACAGCGACCCGGTCGTAGACCAGAACCGGGACACCTTCACCCTGCACGGGGTTGACATCGACGTACCGGGCGTCCGATCGCCGATGGTTCGGGGCAATCAGGAACTCCGGCAGGGTATCAGCGTTGTCTGAGATAGCCATGACAGCTCCTTAGGTTGGAAGCGGAGGCGTCGTGGAAGACGAACCCGACATGACGCCCGCATGGGTATGAGTGAGCAGCGAGATGCCGTTCGCCACGACGTCCAGCTGGAAAGTTGCCAGACCCGAATGGCTTTCCGCCTGTGAGTTGACAACGAGCGCGCCCTGGATGGTCTGAGTCTTGGTCAGGCCCACGAATTCCGTGTCCAGCCCACTGAGCGTAGCGGTTCGGTTGCCTGTGACCGCTGTCGTCTGACTGCCAGCGATGACTTCGTTCAGATCGCCGCCGACTTGCAAGGTGTACGAGCCCTTGACGATGTCGGTGCGGTTGCCCATCACCAGCGTTGCCATGTCGCCCGCCGCGTTGATGGCGTAGCACGTTCCCGAGTTGTGACGGAAGTAGTGCTCGCCTGTTGACACGTCGAAGTATGACAGATCACCCTTCGGCGTGACGTAGCCGATGCGGTGCGGATAGTTCGTCTTCAGCTCGTCCGGCAGAATAAAAGTGCCCGCAGCCATGTCCGCGACATAGACTCCGTGCTCCAGATCGCCGTCTTCGAACATGACTTCCACACGCGAGCCCACCGCTGGGACGTTGACAACTCCGTAGTTGTCGCCCATGCCGAACGGCGAGTACAGACGGGGCCGAATCCAAGGGAGCGTATCAACAGCGCCTTCGAGCAGGGAAGGTACGACCACCTTGATGCGTTGATGCTGATCGGGGTCTTCGTTGAAGATGACCCATCCGACCACGGAGCCAGCGGTATCGCCTCGCTTGCTGAACTCTACGCCAGGAGCACTGAATGACATGTTGAATCCTTAAGGCAGCAGATCAGTGACCGAAGCGATGGAGGAATCCTTCGTCGTGGTCAAGATGGAAGAGGCGTTCGTAGCCTGATTTGAGATATCAGATGCGGTGGAAGACAGGCTATCTACTGCACCTGAGACCGCACTCTGCGCGCTTGAGATCGCTGAGCTCACGCTCGCTAGACTGCCGAGACCCGCCGCTGAAACGATGGATGCGAAGGACGGAGGCGAGAGCATGGACAGAGCTGCGCTGATGTGCGGGATGGCACCACCGAGTCCCGGAAACGACGACGCCAAGGAGCCCAAGCTAGACGCGGCTCCGAGAGCACTCGATGCGGCCCTCGCGGCTTGAGGGGCCACAGACTCGATTGCTGCCCGAGGCGACTCGACCGCAGAGGTGATGTCTGACGTAGCTGTCGCGGCCACCGCAGCCGCTGCTCCCATGGAGTCGGTCGGGTCGGACGCCAGGATGCCGGTGATGGTTCCGGTCGCCGTAGACACCAGACTGGACGCACCCGCAGCGACACCCGACAGACTGCCCCTGATGTCCGGCACCGTGGCACCAGTCAAGGCAGTCAAGGTGCGCGCCGCGCCAAGAGATGCTCCGGCTCCGGCTGACGAGATCGACCCTGTGATGGTTGATGTGGCCTGTGCGATGGCATCTGTAAGAAACGAAAAGCTCAATGGAATCAAAGACGCGGCTGAGGCCACCGGAGCGGGAAGGCTGGCCGTCCTCTTGAGGGGAGCGCTCGCGGTGGACGCCGACTTGGCGAGAGCCGAGTTGACCGTGCGGCGAAGCAAGGAGAACCGCTCCGCGTAGTGGCCTTGAGTGATGTAGATCACCTTCGTGGCGATGCGGTACAGGCCCTTCCAAGCTGAGGCTGATGCGTTCGACTCTTCCAGCAGAGTCGTGATTACGTTTGTGCAGTCAGTGATATGAAACGGCGTCATCACCGGGGTGACTAGCTCGAACTGCGATGAGAACAAAGATTGGACACGCGAGTTCTGGTAGCGGGCGCTCTGGCTGTTCTCGTGGGCGTTGCCCGGAGAGATAGGACCGAAGCGCACGTTGCCCTCATTGATGGACGACTTCACCTCACTGTTGACCATCAACTGGCCTTGCTCGTTGACAACCGTTCCAATCGCCGAGTGCTTGGTGTTGATAGACTCGGCGTCCAACAGGTTCTGCTCCACCACCGCACCCGCATATCCAGCGCGGATGTTCTCCACGCCAGAGTTCGTTGAGGGCTTGTAGGAGACCGCTGGGTAGCCGCTGCGCCCTGACATGTCAAGGATACCAAAGCTTCCCACCGGGTTATCCATCGAGGTGATGTCGCGGTAGACGAGCGTCTTGTCCGTGGTCACCGCGATCATCATGCACGAGTTCTCGGTAGCGTAGCCGCGCTCAGCAACGTACTTGGCAAACGAGTTGATCGTCTTGTTGCCAGGATACCAAATCTGCTGATCGGAGGTACCGACGCCGCTGAAGGTGAACCCGCACGTGTCGGCCACCTTCTTGAGCACGTCGCTCGACGAACCCTTCACCGGATCTTTCAGGGTAGCGGCCAGATACTTGGGAGCGTCGAGCAGGGCTTCGATCAAGTAGGTATCCGCAGCCGGACCGGGCTCGCGCTTCTTGGATGCCAGACGGAACTCAACCGTGGACAGCTTGGAGCCTTCCAGTGTGCCGCTGCCGAAGACCACCTTGATGAGCGTAGCGTCGGCCAGCGCGCCGTTCTGGATGAGCCACTGCTCGCCGTCCTTCAACGATATGGTCAGCATCGGCAGCTGAAGCATCGTCGACTCCACGATGTGGATGAAGTCGAAGGAGTTGACTTGGTTGAACGGGAACTCCAACCCGTTGAAGTAGAGCTCGACGTAAACTTGGTCTTGTAGTGAGTAGGCCATGATGCCCCTTAGAGCAGGGTGACGTTGGAGTTCGGCAGGTAGTTCGTTCCTGAGTTCTCAGACTGACGAGCCTGTATGAACGCCATCAAGCGGTTCCTATCGGGAATGCGCAGTTGCACACCGGGCTGGACATCGCGGATGGAATCGTACAGACCGTTGAACATGAGCAGCGCCCACCAGAGGAACGGCGAGCCGAGCTTCTCCTGCGCGAGGCCGGGCAGATTGGCTGTCCACTGCGCGTCGACGACAACGGTCTCGACGGACGGAACCGAGAAGGCGATGTCCTTGAACGGGGCGTCCCAGAAGTTGATGGCGTCTTTCTCGTCCGTGGCCTGCACGAACACTTCGATCTGAAATGCTGACATGGTTCACCTCAACTTTTCTTGATGACGTTACCTTGAGCGACCAGTTGACGAACATAGTTCTTAGCGCGTTCATCATAGAAGATCTCGGCCAAGTCGTCGAAGGTCAGATCGGTGAACGGGTCAAAGGCCACCGAGCCCTCGATACGTTGATAGTTGCCCGTGGGAACACCGTCACGACCCATCACGGGTTGGACGAAGGTCTTGTGCTGAACGTCCTTGATCACGACAGACGGGAACGTGAGATACGTTCCGATCTGGACTGAGGTCATGTTGGTCGTATGCTGACGAACGAAGTCGTCTACGCCTCCGGACAGCTTCAATGCCGCCTCGCTGGTCTTGGCAGAGAGGGCTGCGATGTCTCCAGCGCTCAACTGTTTGTATTCCTCAGCGACCGCTTTGAAGACTCCCGTGGCTGCGTCTTTGGCGGCCTCCAATATTCCACCTGAGTTGTTCGCGCCTGCGACTAGTCTGGTAGCGACATTCTGCAGATTCTGTATTCCAATTGAGACCGCTTGGTCCAAAGGAAGTCGAGGTCCAGGAGCCGCGAGTACAGCGCCTTTCTTGCCACCTTGCAGCCGTGGCATTGTGAAGCTGAGTAGGCTGATCAGCGGTTCCAGGACATCGGTGTAGTCATCCGTTCGAGCTTGAAGAACGAACGGAAGACTGATGCCAGTCGTGGCAGAACCTGTCCACACCTTCGCAGTGAGGGCCTGCGTGACAAGCTGAAGGCCCGCTGCACGAGCGAGACCAGACGCACCCTGAGCGAGCCTTGCCACACCGCGTTCCATAACCGAGCCGATCAGTTCGCGGAATGGGGTGTCGTATTCTGCGGTGGACGACCAGTCGAAGTCAGGTGGAAGCGCGGCAGAGAAGGTCACGTTGGCTTCTGTCGAATGGATGATAAACGAGTACTCAGGCAAAAGCGGGCTGTAGACACCGCGCGTCGTATTGTTGCCGCCGAAGCGGGCGACCATGTCGGAGATCGGCGAGGGAATCGCGTTGCGAAGCCCGGAACTCAAATCGTTCAAGCCGTTCAGGGCTTGCGACATCGGATTCGTGGAAAAGAAGTCTGGCATTTTTCCTATCCTATCTTGACTAGACGACCCTGAGTATCCTTGAAGACGGTAGGGGTCGAAGGCGCAGCCGGAGTTTGACTGCTCTGTGGGACGGATGTCGTTGAGGGCTGATCGTCTGCCACCGTAACTGGTGGAGGCAACGTGATACGCGATGCCACCTTGTTGGACGGAGCAGCGGAAGGCGTGGACGGAGCTACGGGCTTCACAACCGCCGTCGTGGACTTCGGCGTGTCTGGCTTGGTCAGGGCCACCGACCGCATCGTCAACTCTGGGTGTTTATCAACTTTCTTGTCAGTCGACAGCTGAGCGAGCCCTTGGTTCTGCAGAAGCTGATTGTAGGCCACTGCCTTGTCGCCCACGCGACCGCTGTAGATGTCCCAGATCTCCGCAAACGTGCGAGGCATCTTGCGGCCATTCTTGGGATCTTTGTAGAAGACGTCAGCGTTGGAGCCAGCCGCCTTGGCAAGAGACGTAGCGGCCGGAGCGTTCGGATTGTTGTTCAACCCGTTGAAGAAAACCCTGACGTCGCCCGGACCCAAGAAGTGCGCCATGTAGACGGAGGTCGGTGTGATAGGCGCACCCGGAACCTTCTTCAGGATGTCCACGTTCTCCTTAGCGTACAGCGCACCCATGATGGCAGAGGAGCGGGCGTCTTCGATGTCCTGGATGCGGATACCGTAGGCCGGGCTGTCACGGTTGTGACTGTACTTCGCCACCATGTTCGCCCACGTTCCTTTGGTGAACTGGAACAGACCGCGAGCCGAGGATGTGCCTGCACCCGCGTTCGGGTCGAACGAGCTTTCGGCAGAGGCAATCGACAGCATCATACCGGGGTCGACACCGACGCTACGAGCCGCGCTGACGATGATGTTGCTGACCGTCGTCGTGGGGATTGCTACGCTGACGCTGCCCGCAGGCGTCCGAGCCTTGGCAAGCTCCATCGTGACGTCGGATACCGATGAAGGTTGCGGAAGTGACTCATCACGTTCCGGTGCTCCGGCAGCCTCTTCAGGAGTTGGAGCCCGCTCTTCGCCTTGGTCTTCCAAGTCTGTCTCAAAGAACATCTTGTAGAACTCGCGCGCCGCCACGGCGAGGGCGGTGCCGAGCACGACCATCATCAGAGTGGATGAAACCTTCCGAAGTTTCAGTGGACTTGCTTTGGGGCCGTCCTCAGGGTTCAGGTCCGCCAGAACGGTCGGAAGGTCGTGAACTAGGGATCGGACCATACTGGAGGCCAGCATAGAACTTCCTTAGCTGCCGAAGGCGTTATACATCATCAGAGCAGAACTTGGGTCAGCGAACATTGGGATGCCGGACACGTTGAGCGCCGGAATCTGCGACTGCGTTCCTGTGCGCGGAGCCGCAGTCGGGCCGGGTTGGCTCACACCATTCGGGCCGGGCGAAGGAGCTTGTTGCTCCGACGGAGTAGACATCCGGGCGTTCCGCGTGTTCTGCATTGGACCACCACGACCCATCGCCCGAGGCGAAGTTCCCGAGCTAGATAGGGCCTGAGCGCTGATGTAGTCGATCTTGGAGCCGGGGTCGCCGTTCACCTGATCGTAGATCCACGAGCCGAAGCTCGTACCCATCATCTCCTCGAACTTCTTGTTGAATTTGTTGCCCAAGAAGCGGCCCGCGTCCATTGGATTGAGGATAGCGTCCATCACGCTCAGGCTGTCAACCGTCTTGCCCTCAGCCTCTTCATAGATGCCCATGACCGTACCGATGGCGGTTGCCACCCATCCGGCCTTGTTGGCAATCTTCATCAGCGAGGCGACACGTGGATTGCTGGCAAGCGTAGACGCGGCGGAGCGTAGGGTGTTCACGCCTTTCGATGCGACCCACTCAGCGCCCTTGCCGACAGCCGACAGACCGTCGCCCACTGCGCCTCCCACTGCGCGAGCACCTGTCGTGATGGCCTCGCCTGCACGACCCGCGAGGTTGAGAGCCGCCGTTCCGATGCGTGAAGCGCTCACGCCAGAGACCGCGCCACGAACAGCGGTTGCACCGCCGCGAACAGCCTTGGTCACGTTGCCGACGACCTTCTGTGCAGCAGAACCTTCCCAGCCGAACTTCGACTTGAAGAAGTCGCCCACCTTGGCGGTGAACTCTTCAACAGACGCCCACTTCTCGCCGAAGAACTTCTTCATCGTGTCCCACTTCTCACCCGTGAGTTTCTTCAACTCTTCCATCTTGCCTTCGAGATACTTGTAGGCGTCGGACTCCTTGATCGCAGCCTTGATTGTGTTGTAGATGGACTTGATGCCGTTCCACGCACCCTTCGCCAGTTTCGCAGCAAGACCCGTGACCAGCGATCCGGCCACGCCGAGCAGACCAGCCATCCATGGATTGCGGAACCAGTCCATGATCGAGCCTGAGCCAGAACCGTCGCTGGGACGAACGCGTCGTGCGAGGTTGCGCGCCAACGTAGCAATGGACTCCAAGGCGCGGATCTCCCGGCCTTCGTTCATGCGCTGACCCGCGTCAAGGTAGGACGACTGATTGTTGCGGGCGTTGCGGTAGATGTTTCGGTAAGGTGACTGGGGCTGAGGGTCGTCGGGACGAGTCAGCGGAGCCGTGTACGAGGGACCACCCGTAGCAGGCGGCTGAGAAAGCGGTGAAGTTGACGGAGGCGTGAAGTTGGCCGGGCCACCACGACGCACTACCTCCGCTTGCAGGTTGGAACGCTGAGCCACCAGATTGGTTCGCGCCGCAGAGAGGGACAGCTTCTGCAGTTCTTTGGTCTTGCTGACGATGTCTTGCTTGCGCTGTTTCTCGGAGGCCAAGAACTTGCTGACCGCCGTGATGCCAGTGCGGTCCTTGATCTTCTGTACCGTGTCCTTGAAGGACTTGTTGATGGCGTCAACAATGGGGTCAACAGTCTTCCGCCGCAGGAAGGAGTGGTTGAGTCGGGCAATCTCCTTGCGGAGGTTTTCGATCTTCTCTTCCTGTTTCTGCTTCTTGGTCTTGGCCGCTTCGACCTTGTCCTCTTCGGCTTCCTTCTCGCGCTGTTCCTTCTCAATGGTATCCAGGTCCTGGATGGACTTGTTCAGGGCTTCGATCTGCGAGGAAACCGTCTCGTCTCGGTAGCCTTGGATCTCACGAACGGCCGACTGGTTGAGCATCTTGGAGGTGTGGACGTACTCCTCGTAGAGGTGCAACGACTTCTGGCGGAAGCGGCGTTTCTCTTCCTCGACGCGGTGTTCGTAAGCCTGCTCGACACGACGCCGAGCGTAGTCCTCGCGAGCACCTTGCAGACGATCAGCAGACTCCCGTGCCAGACGGGTGAGAGCTTGGTTAGCACGGGTCAGCGTCACTTTCGCGCGGTCGCGTTGTTTCTGTCCAACCTCGCGCAGTCCCTTCATCAGCGTTTGCAGGCGTTCCTTCGCGCGTTCGTAAGCCTCCGAACCCTGAAGGGAATCGGCCAGATTGCGAGCGGCGTTGGCACCGTTGTGGATAGCTTCCTCAGCCGTTTCCATGGCGAACTCGACCTCGCTCAACATGGAGTTGTAGATCGCGTTCGTGCGGGCGTCGAGTTGGCTCTGGGTCATGCGCGGTCGCGCAGAGCCCCGAGGGGCTCGTTGCGAACCGGGCCGTGAACGTGAAATGGAAGCCATGATTTTCCTTAGCGTCTGCGCCTACCGGGTGGAGGCTGTTTCTCTCGGTCTGCCCGTTCCTTCTGCCGCTTTTCTCGGAGCGTCGCCGCCTTGGAGATCATGAAGGTAAGCTCGACGACGGGTTGATCCATCGAGAGCAGAACTCCGTATTCCTCAGCTACATCGGCGATGCCATTCAGCAAATAGTCCTGGGAGAACCGATCAAAGAAAGCAGTGCGCCGACATGATGACTTTCGTCTTCACGGTGGCGCCGCACTCCTTGCAAGGGACCGAGATGGATTCCTTGATGCCGTAGTCGCCGATCAGGGCAACGAAGGCGTTCAAGGCAGCGATGACGTCAACCGGGAGTTCACCTACCAGCTTGACGCGTTCTTCAAAGGGAACCTGAGGGCCTTCCAACGGGCGCACATGCGCAGCCATGTCGGCCAGCATCGCGTGTTCCTCGTCCACGATCGCCTCGCCTTCCGGGCCGATCGTGGTGTAGGGCTCCAGGTACACATCCGTGGGGATCAGGTCGTGGACTCGTGGTGCCGTGGCGAGAAGACCGAAGTCAGCCAGTTCAGCATTCGTGATGCTGAAGGCGCGATCAGCCGCTTCCTTGTCCAGGGACTTCTCATCCAACGTGGTGGCCGAGAGCACGTGAATCGCTTTCAGCGTGTCCTCATGCGCCAGCCCCGCAGCGACCTTCTTCAGGTGCAACGGATGGTTGCAGACCGCGAGGTGTGTGAACTGCGACTTGGTGTACGACATCAGTCGCAACCAGTACATGAGATAGTTGAAATCGACGAGCGTGAACTCGTTGATCAGTGCCGGGTCCGCCATTGTGGATGCCACCGCTTCGACAACGTAACTCAAGTTCTCTTCCGCAGCCGCACGAGTGAACTTCGCCTGTTGCTTGCCCTTGATGCGGGAAGCCGCCAAAGACTTCCACGGGTAGAAGTAGAAATCCGAGGGTAGTTGAACGCTGAAATAGTCGGCGTTGCGATATTCGGGCGGGGCTGGAGTAAGCCTGATTTGGTCGTATCCTGAGATAGATGGGACGTCCGTTTTGGACGATTTTTCAGGCTCCAGTGGGTTTGCCGGTGCGGGTGCGTTTTGGTCGTTTTGGGAAGGATTTGCTCGTTTCCGGGGAAACGGCATTTCTATGTGGGAGATGGACTTGCGGCCATCATCTTCTTCAGGAGTGCTCATGGTTCATGCCTTTCAGGCGTAGTGAAGATTAGAAACCAGCCAGACCCGAGATACCGGGAACCGTTGGGAAGATGCTGTTGATCCTCGCTGATACAGCAGAAAGATCGTTTGAGGAAGATCGGAGAACGTCCTCGGTGGCGATGGTGAGGTCAGTCTTGAGCAGAGTGGATTCGGAACCAAACTGATAAGATGCGAAAGAAGTCGGGACGCAATTCACATAGCGGAAATCAACCACCGTTTGATTCTTGGCATCCAAGACAAACAAGACGATGTCCTTCCAATATACAGAAGGGAGGTTGTAGTAACCGTCAGACCGTTGGACAGCGTAGTACCAATCCAGGCCCCAATTGATTGACTGACCATCGATGTCCGTGTAGAGACCGATGTTGATGTCACCCACCGAAGACGCACCAGCCGTCTTCGAGAACTTCCCGTTGCGGAACGTCGATTGGACATCGTACCCTAGCTGAGGAGATTGAAACGAATCAATGAGAAGCGGGTCAATCTCAGTCAGCGGTGAATGGCCGATCACCGCTGCGATCCAGTCGCAAGCCAGAACCGGATCGCTAACTGCCTGCATGGCAGAAAGGGTCAGGCGACTCTTGTATGGATTGGCAGCGGTGCGCAGCTTCTTGCTCAGGGCGTCAATGGGGCCGGTGAAGGTCTTCGCTACAGATCCGACGAACGAGTTAAGGCTGGAGGCTTGCTTGTTGAGAACAAGCCCAGCGATACCGTCCAGACCGATAGGCATTCAACCTCCTTAGGCGGCGATGTCTTCGAAGTAGTCCATGCTGAAGCCGCAGGTATACGTCACGATGCCTGTGCCTTGGTCCATCTGGACTTGGCCGAGCGTCAGCGGGAACACGTTGACGATGCGAACAGAACGCGCGAGCAGGTTCTTGTCGTCGTAGAGGCCGAGCTCAACCGGAACCGCGTAGTCCGCAGAGTAGCCGCCCGCGCCTTCGCCTTGCCAGCTTCGTGCGGCATCACGCCACGCGGTGAGCATGTCGCGGGTCTTCATGTCCCGCGTTTCGATGGCAGTCATTTCCCACGTGTCATCGTAGGATAGCTTGCCAGCGAAGCGACGCTTCCGGGCATGAGCTTCCCAGGTCATCTGCTCGATGGCCCATCCGGGGAGGTTGGCAGAAACTGCACGAACGGTCATCTCGCGGCTGTCAGCCACGCCCGGAATGAATGGGATGACGACTTCCCAATTCCAGGACCACAGCGGGTCGGTGACAGCGTTCATTTGCTGAAGGGTAGTACGAGCCATGTCTTCTCCTAAAGAGGATAGAGCCCGGCGATCGCCGGGCTCGGGGGTCAGATGGAAAGCGCCGCGACTTCGTTCTCGCTCAGCGAGAGGCCGTCTTCAGACACGATGAGCGTCAGCTCGATGGCTCGGACTGCCAGCGTAGCCACGATGGTCACTGCGATGCGCAGGGTGCCGGTGTTCACCACCGAGCTCGGGTTGTTCACCGAGTTGCAGAGCACACGATACGCGGTGATGCCACGAGTGCCCTTGACAAAGTCCAGGTACTTCTCGAGACCGTACTTGACCGCTTTCTGCAGAGTCTCATCGGAGGGCTCCTGCTCGGAGTACAGCAGATACTCGTACATGCTGCGCTTGAGTACGTTGCAGAGAACGCGAACGTTCAGGAACTGCAAAGCGTTCGGCGCAGACGACAGCGTCCACTGTTCCCAAAGCGGGATGCCCTTGCCCAAGAACTTGCGAGCGTAGTTGATGTTCGCACGGGCGAGGCGCGTCGCATCAGTATCTTCGTAGGCGTTGCGAATGCCGAGGACATCAAGCAGACCACGGTTCAAGCCGGCGATCGAGCGGTACGGGTAGGACACCCGCGACGTCCGTGCCAACAAGGAAGCCATGATGCCCGAAGGCGGAACGTAGAGCACCTTACCAGCCGTTGCGTCGCTCTCCAGAACATCCGACGCGAACAGAGCCGAGTAGCTGGAGTTCAGGTTCAGGTCAATGTTGCGATAGTCGAGCACCGTCTGCGCGTCTTGAGCGACCGAAGGCGTATCGAGGAAGGCCACGCAGTCCCCGCGAGTGGAGGCCACCAGATCCATTTCCTTCTGGATGGCAGGAATCGCACGACCGGAGTTGATCATCACGTCGATGATGTATTCCTCCTTGTTGCCAAAGACATCCCACGTCGACAAGATTTCCGAAGCGGTCGGGGCCACGCCGGATTGACCCGCTCCCAAGGAGAGGTTGATGTACTTGGTGCCCGCAGTGTTGATCGTCCAGTTCGTGGACGAGTACATGCGCAGAGCGGCCGCCGAGGCGTAGGTCGGCACGTTGGAGATACAGCGCAGGTACTTCGAGTAGACGTTGATGCGCTGTGCCGTTTCCATGGTCAGACCGGAAGCGTCGGTCTCTTCGATGATCGAGCAGTCGAAGGCTTCGACAGGCGTCAGGGTGGACTTGCTCGTATCGTAGATTTCCAGCTTGAACTTGGAGTTCACCGGCAGCGAGCTGTCCTGGGGCAGGGTCGTGAACGTGTTCGGGTAGTTCGGGAACAGAGCTCCGGTGGAGTCCTCAGCGGCACTGCCGTCATCCGCCCACGAAAGGGTTCCACCGCCTACCACCGCGAGGGTGTAGTTCGTCAGGGTGCCAGAGCGCCCATAGATGACGTATCCAGCCGCGCCGGGAACCGCGTCCCAGTTGAGGGTGTTCTTCTTCGTGTCCGCGCCCGAGGTCGTCGAGAACGACTTGGTCGTCACCGAGAACACTTGGTTGAGCTCGTTGAATGCCGCGATGCGATAGCGGTAGGTCGTCGAGCCCAGGAGGGTGCCGCCCGTGTTGGACAGGGTGACGCCGACACGCGATGGCGCTTCCAGGTTTTTCGCTTTGATCTTGATCGCGATGTTCGCAGAGATCGAGCCCGGCCCCTTCTTGTAGAAGAAGGAATAGAGAGGCTTGCCAAGAGCGCCGAACACGGCCTCGCTCCACTGAGTGGAACCGTCGTTCGAGACGTCGAAGCTCTCTTCGAACGGATCGGCCGAAGCGTAGGCATAGGAGTTCAAGACGTAGGGGTTCGCAGCGTCAGAACCCCCGATGCCCACGTTGATGACCCCGTACTTCGTGCGGTCGGCGTCCACCGTGGACGAGGTGACAGCGCGCACCGCCCACATGGAATTGCCTTCCTTGAAGTAGTCGCGGGCTGCGAAACCGTCGAACGACAAGTAAGAACGCGCGGAGCCGAAGTCGGCGGCGAACGTGTCGTAGTTGTCGTAGAAGGTAGGGACGATCGGGCCTTGGTCGGACACGACCACGATGGCCGCAGTCGCCGACGAGTTCTGAGCGATGGTTGTTCCCAAGGCCACTTCGGAAATACGGACGTCAGCAGCTTGACGTGAGAGAGCAGTCATAGGTTTTCTCCGTAGAGTTCAGGGGTTCATCAGATGGCCGAGACCCGAAGGTGTTTCTTGCCGCGAAGGCTGTTCGGGTCAACCGTCCAGCCCGTGGGAATCTTCGGACGGCCACCGGGCTGCACGAAGATGATGTCCGAGGCTTGACCCTCATCGGTGACCGGACCAAGGATGGTGACAGACTCAGAGGTCTCTCCGCGGTTGGTGACCACGAGCCGCCCGACAGGAGCTGCAGGAGTGGAAGGATCAATGGATTCGGGCATGGCTTATCCTTGGATGATTGAGACGTCGGTCTCGGATGATTGAACATTACGGATGGTGACCGCGAGCACAGTGTCATCGATCACCAGCATGGAGCTGACGCGGTGAGTTGCCGTGTAGGCTGCGCGCCCTGCTCCGTTCTCAGAAATCGTGGCGTACTGCACGTCGACGAAGACGGGCTGCGACACCTTGATGCACATAAAATTGGCCGGTGAAACCGGGGTCACTGTGCTCTGGTCCTGCGCTGCCAGCGTGAGGTCAATCTTGTTGAACTGGTCAACTAGATACGACTCGCTGTAGCTGGCAGCGGAGGTGCGGATGTTGTTCACCGCAGAGAAGAGACCGAGGTTGACGGCGATACGACGAGCGCTCATGGGCTACCTCTTGAAAGACCAGATTTGAGTGTTGGCCTGAGGCGCGGCTTGCGCATCGGCAGCGAGGAACCCGTCGTTCTCGACGGAGGTGATGACTTGTTGTTCGTTGAGGACCGGGAGGCTGAGGAACCCGCGAACATCAAGGGTGCCCTCGAAGGTGAAGTCCTTGGGCATGTCCGGGCTATCGGCGCGCTGAGGGATAGTGGCGTTAGGCTCTGGGTAGACAGACACCTCAAGGGTCGTCCGCCCGTAGGCCACGTTGAACTTCAGCCATCCGTCACGGCGGGCCATGAACAACATCTTGATGAAGTTGATCATCCCCGAGTTGCTGTTGTGAACGCACTCGAACTTCACTGTCATCTTTACCGGCATGATGCGAGCGTAGAAGGCTCGCCGCCCTGAGTCGTCTAGGGCCACCGGGAAACCCTTGCGGGCCATGTAGTGAGTGTTCCCACGCTCCGTATCTTCTTCCCAAGACTGCATCGTTAGGAAGCCGTAAGGATACTGGACAGAGCTGTAGTCGAAGGCACCAGCCGTCTGGTTGCCAAAGAGGGACTGTAGAGCAGGAAGCTTGTCAGGGCCGGTGAGCCAGACGCACTTGATTTCCAGAGCCTCGAAGATGCGCTTCTGCAATCCGTTGAAGACGAAATGCTCAACAGGGTCAACAGGCTTCTGCAGACCAGATCGGGAAGCGCCTGATTGCGATGAAGTAGCTTTCACCTGGAGCCTTTCGCTGGCACAAATGAAAAAGGCGGCGACACCTTTTGGGCGCGCCGCCTTGGAGGGCCGGATCGTAGATCAGGAATCAGCGGCGACGGGTCTGCCGCTTCAGGTCAACCGCTGCCTTGTGACCAGCGGCGTTTTGCAGCGCACGAGCGTAGCGCTTGGTGGAGGTTTCCATGCTCGGGAAGTTGTCAGGCCCCATGTCTTCGGCGCCCATCAGCATCTCGTCATCATCGAGGGACGGATCGAAGTCGTCCACACCGTCAACCGATGCGAACTCGTCCATGCCGTTGTCGTCGAAGCCCATGCCGAACTCGTCTTCGATGCCAGATTTCACCGATTGAGCTGCGCTCTTGATGATTTGGATCTTGGACTTGAAGCCAGAGCTCGAACCGAAGAACACCATCAGCGAACCGCCGAGGGTGTCCATCAGCAGGCGCAGGGTGTAGGAGGAACCGTCGAGCGGCGACTTCATCACCCACTCAGACACGATGCCGCCTGCCGTGTTGGCGTTCAGGATGCGCGGTTGCCCGTAGAGCACTCGGAACGCACGGCCCAGCGAAGCGTAGGAACGCTCTTGGCTGACCGTCATGGCCTGAGGACGAGCCTTCATCACGCGGACGTTGGTCCCTGGGAAGCTCGAAAAGCCCCAGCGAGCGATGCCGGACTTTTCCTTGATGAAGTCCACCAGACCCTTGCGGTTGTCCCCGCTGTAGGCACGCTGACGTGACTTGGTGCTCGCCGCAGCGAACTCCATTCCATCGTCGAGCATGTCGTCCATCGGATCGGTGAGACCCATCGCAAAGAGGTCGTCCTCGATGCTGCCTTCTTGGATCATGCGCGGTGAGGTCTCGGGGAGTTCCTCGCGCAATTCTTCTCCGACACTGGCACGAACGGTGCGCGTCAAGGATGCGAAGGACGGGTCTTTCGACGCGGCTTGCATGGCCTTGGCGGAACGTTCGAAGTTGCCGGAGCGCTGATGAAACGCGGACAGGACCAGAAGTCGCAGTGCGTTGTTTTTCATAGACATCTCCTAGATGAGGGGCCGAAGCCCCTCGTTGCAACGAACCAGAATCAGACGCGAACGGCGGCGACCACCGAGCGGCTGTTGCCGATCGCTGCCGACCACGATTCGGCGAAGAGCCAGCCAGCGCCGATGATGTTCTCCGACACGCCGTCGAGCGGACGCGAGTCCACACCGCCGCGATCGGAGTAGGCACCGTGAGTGGACGGATCCGACACCACGAAGAACTCGCCCTCGCCCAGAACCTTGTGTTCCGGGTGACGGTAGGCTTCGGAGATCAGGGTCATGCCGTACAGGATCGCCATTTCACCGGTCATCACGAGCTCGTGGCGGGCCACGGGTTCAATGGCCTGGATGAACGAGCTGTCGCCGACGATGTCCACGAACAGGTCGGAAGCCATGTAGCAGAACGCTGCCTTCAAGCCCCAGCGAGCGACTTGCTGGCGGACGGCCATCAGCGATTGCGGCGACAGAGTGCCGGAAACGATCTGTTGGTTGTTGTCCGTGCCGATGGTGGCGCGGGCGAGGTTGTACCAGTAGCGGTCCTCGGTCACCATCACGGCTTCGAGCGCTTCCACGGCCTTTTCTTCCAGGACGTCGGAGTTCGACTGGTTCAGTTCGTTCTGGGGCACGAACACGCGGGTGGCGATCTGGCCTTCCAGCGGGGTGAGCCATTTGTCCGTCACCAGTTGCGTCTCGATGCGTGACGAGCCCGACAGGTAGAACGCGGTCACGTTCTTCTGGCGAACCGGGAAGCGCGGCAGTTCGCCGGTCTTCAGCTCGATCTGGTTCAGGAACCGACGCGAGATGCCCTTGCGGTTCGTGGTCATATAGATCTCACGGGCCACGGCTTCACCCAGGACGCGGCGAGCGTTGGGATCGGTCATGGCGGCGCGGAGCAGTTCGCGACGGGCTTGCATCGCCGAGCGCTGGAGCTCACGGCCCTGCACGGTGCGGTCGGTGCCGACTTCGCCACGGCCAGCGGCCTCAGCGATTGCCATGTTGGCGGTCAGGAGGTCACGCTTGCTGCCAGCGTTGACTTCGCCGTTCGAACCGATGGCGCGTTCTTGACGTCCAGCAATTCGGTACTCGGAAGCGGCTTGCATCCGCACGGATGCGAGCTTGGGTTTGACGAGAGTGGTCATGGAGAGAATTCCTTTTCAGTGGGAGAGAGGGAGCACCTGCTCCCCCGAAGTGGGACCAATCAGCTTAGTTCAGCTGATCAGGGGCAGGCGAACCGCAGACCCAAGAAGGGGCGGGTTTCGGTCGGGATCGAGATGATCTCGGCGCGGATGGCAGTGCCGGAACCGGTTTGGTTCGTCAGCTTGCCGCTGGCAGCGAGCTTGACCGAAGTCGCAGAGCGCCAGTCAACGTAAGCGTCGATCTGATCGGTGTAGATCGTGCCCGAGCGGGCCAGATCGGCATTGCCGGTCGCTTGACCAGCGTAGCCGCCCGGCTGGATGTCGCCGACGCGAGCCTTGGCCTCGTCCACCGTTGCGGCATACGAGTAGTAGATCGACACCGAGCTGCCCCGGTGATCGGCCCCGCCGTTGTTCGCGACGGTGAGGGTCGTGCCGGAGTAGGTCACGTCAGCGGCCGCGATGACAGCACCGAGGGTCTCGTCATAGACGAGCGGTTCAGCGATCGGGGTCTTGGCGAGGGTGAACACCGACGGGACAGCGGCGGAAGCGCCCACGTCGAGGATGGTCGTCTCGACCTTGATCAGGGTCGTGGGCAGGAACGGCGACGCCGAGGTCTGCGCGTCCAGGAAGCCGGCGAAGTTGGCACCGTCGCCACCAGCGGCAGGCTTGACGCCATACACACCGTTGACAAAGCCACCGACCATCGCGACGCCGTCGTTGGACAGGATGACGCCCGCTTGCAGCGGAGCAGTCGTTTTGGAAAGAGAGTACGAGAGAGGACGGTAAATCATGAGGTTGATCTCCAGACAGGTGGAAAGAGACGGGGCGGAATTCCGCCCCAAGGGTCAGCGGGTGCCGAACAGCGGGATGTCGCCGCTCAGCATTGCGTTTGCCATTGCGCTCGCGGTCACCAGCGAGGGAACATCGGCGGGTTTCAGAAGCGCCGCGACTTGGCGGCTCGAACGAACGGGTGAAGGGTTGGTGAGGCGGGAGGCCAACGACATTTCCATGCCGTCATCTTCGCCAGTGTCGATGTCTTCGTAGCCGTCGCTGTCCATGGGCAGGTCGGCGATCGGTTCGTCGGCCACCATGTCAAGCGTATCGGCAAGTTCGCGCCGGGTCTCAGGCGTCTTGGACGCGAGCTGGGAAGCAAGCGAGCAAAGGACGCGCGAGTACTCAGGGCCATGCTGAGCAAAGAGCTGAGCCGAGATGCGACCCGGCTTGTTCACGCCAAGGCGGGACATCTCGCTCTCGAACGCTGCCTTCAGCGGGTTCGGAGTGCTCTTCCACATGCCACGAGCGAGACCGGTCGCCGCGATGGCGAAGCAGTCAGCCATGACTTGGTCCTTCTTCGCTTGCTCAGCAGCGGCTTGCGCCTTGAACGCCGAGACCTGACGCGAGACGGTTGCCTTGGTCTGCACGGGAATGCGGACGGGCTGGAAGTTGTAGCTTGCCAGCGCCTTGCGCATACCGTCTTTGCTGACCGAAGCGAGCACCGCTTCCGAGAAGCCGTCCGTGTACATGACAGCGGCGACGTCCTTGGCGGCGGAAGGTGTCAACGCGGCGACCGCGTAGTGACCCTTCATGGCGAGCAGGCGGTTGCCGTTCTGCACGATGTAGCAAGCGTTCACCGTGTCATCCAGATCGACAGCGTCCATCAGGATCTCGCCGTCGTCAGACATGGGCATTTCGTCCGCGCTGGCAATCTCGAAGCCGTTCGCCGGAGCGATACGGAGTTCGGAGCCGACCGTGTTCATGTCCATGAAGATGCCGCCGTCGGCGTCCATGCTGAGGTCAGGGGTGGAACCCATGCTCTGGTCGAAGGTGAGCATGTCGTCGGCCGCAGGAGCGTCGAAGTTCAAGTCGCCGGTGTCCACGCCGGTGTCGATGAGCGGGTCGTCCGCAAGCGTCATGGAGAGGTCGTCGGCCAGGAAGTCGTCCTCGTCGCCATCGTCAGCCATCATCATTTCGAGGTCGCCGATCGGAGCGGAAAGGACCGAGGGTGCCGAGAAGCCAAAGCCCTCGTTGTCACCGTCGTCGAAGGAGCCGTCGTCCTCGCCGAAGAAGTCAGATTTCTCTTTCTTCTTGTCGTCTTTCTTGTCGCCCTTCTTCTTGAACTGATTGTCCTCCAGAGCGTCTTTGGACTTCTCTTCGCCGTCTTCCTCGTCGGACTCGTCATCGTCCTTGCCCTTGGTATCCTTCTTGTCTTCTTTCTTGTCTTCTTTCTTTGCGAAGGGGTTCTCACCCTTTTTGGCGGTGACGGCGAAGGGCCAGCGGCGCGGCTCAGCGGCAGCGGTGGCACGGAGCGGCCACTCGGCAGAAGCGGTGGTCAGATCTTGCAGATCGTCCATGGCGTCGTCGTTCATTTCGTCGTCTTCAAAGTCCGCAGCCACGATGGAGCCCGCCTTGACGAGGTCGACGCCACCGCTGGAATCAACGATCTTGAACCCGTACTTCTTGTTTTCGGGATTCATGACCTTGTCCCAAAGGGCTTGCCAAATGTCCGAGACATCATCGTCGTGAGCGCCACCCACAGCGATGGCGAGATCGTCAGCTTCGTCGTTCTCACCGTCGCCGCCAACTTCTTCGAGGATGCCCATCATTTCGTCGTTGAGCTCGTTGGGATCAAGGTGACTGAAATCGTCCTTGCTGCCCATGTAGCGCTTGATGACATCTTCGTAGGCAGAACGGAGTTCCTTGACGAGACCGCTCGAGATGTTCGCTGAGCTGGATTTCACGCGGCGGCCCGAACGGATCGGTTCCATGGCGTCCTCGGTCTGGCCGAGCTTCACCGGCGTGACGCCGAAGTTCTCTTCTTCCAGATCGATGGTGTCGAGATCCGGCTCGGACTCAGCAGCCGAGACCTTGCCCGCGACTTGCATTTCGGCACCGCACATGGAGCAGGCGGCCGAACCAGCGGAAGCCTTGAGAGCGCTCTTCTGCATGATCGAGGTGGCACCGCATTTGCACTGAACGGCGGCGACCACAGCGTCGCTGGCCGCGAGCGTCTTGGCGCGATAGGGCTTGCTCGTGGCGATAACGCGAGCGGAAGCGCAGCAAGGGCAGAACGGAGAAACCGTGTTCACCGAAGCGGTGATGCGCGTGTTGCACGACTGGCACTCGTGATCCACGAGGGCGTCGGCCGCAGCGGCAACGACCGTGCTTCGTGCGGCCAGAACGGCCGGATCAGTGACGACGAATGCCAGAACTTTGGCACGAATGCCAATCGCTGCGCTGACGACGCGAGCTCGGGTTTTGCCAGTCGGGTTGCTCATGGGTGTTCCTTGAATGTTTAGGAGTCGGATTGCCGAGGGACGACACGACCCCCTGCAATAAAAGTGCAATCAGCAAAGAGTTAGAGTTTGATCTCTCCCCCTAAGCTATCGCGGTTCGGCTTGGCAAGACCGCAGTTGGAAACTTCGTACATATACGCATGATCCGCTTCAGGAGGTATCTCATAGCGTCCAAGGAATACAGAATAGGACAGCTTCTGAAGGAATCCAGGTGCATCGAGGTTGTTTGTCTTCAATGTCATGCTGACGAGATCATTGCCCTTGTAGAAAAAGATCTCGTTTCCGACAAGAGCGCAGCCGGGCAGAACCTGAGTCCTGCTGACTTGAATCGTCTGGAACTGTCCGTCGACTCGTACCTCGAGGTCACTGGCAATAGACGCCGGAACCGCCTGGAACAAGGCCGAGAGGAACAACGTCAATCCCGTTGTTCCAAGGAAAGCCGTTGTCAGTCTCGCCAGGAACGAGGATCGACTCGCAGTCTGAAACACAGAAAGGTTGAACCCCGCATGGAGTAGGAACATTCCAGTGAGACTTTCGATTAGGATGTACATGGTCGATTATCCTTGAACTTACTTTGGTGCATCAGACTTGCCGATGCTATCTGCACGACGGTTCACAAACGAACGCAACAGGGGGATGATCCTGTCGGCGAGCGCACCTATGAGCAAGGCTGTGATGAGGAGCAGGTCTGGAACCGTGACCTGCACTTCTTTGGGGAGGTAGGCCGCGATGTTCTTGACAACAAGGTGAGTGGTGAGGCCAGCGAACATTCCGCCTCGGAGCAAGGATATCCAGGCCGCGCGGTGATAAGGCGTGTGGACGTGAAGGATGCGAGCGGCATTCTTCCAGAAGCCGTGAACGACCTTGGGGTCGTCAGGGACCGGTGGAAGAATGAGCAGCTTGTCTGAGGAGGCCAGCGCGAAGAACGCGCCGAACACACCTGAGGTGATGATGGCGACATCGGTGCCGTACTTGGCCCCGAAGATCGCCGTGAACAGACCGATGAGGGTAGAGCCCCCTGCGATTTGTGATGTCGTGGAAACGGGTTCAGTCATAAAACTCCATCTTGAGATAGCGTTGCGTCAGTCGGAGCAGGCTGACGATCTGCCTGTGTCGTTGATGGATGACGGAGAGGGAAGACGATCATTTCTCAGCTGAGTCAGGCTCCTTGGAAGAAGAGGCCCCCTTGGAGGCTGCATACCCGTCGGCCAGTTTGGAGGCCACCGCAGAACCGGACCAGATCAGAGCGTAGCCGAGCAGGATGTACTCGTTGATCTGACCCTTCGTGTAGATCACATGGTACATGAGCGCCCATGTGGTGGCCGCGAGGGAAACAAAGATTCCCAGTCGAGCGGCTGAGGGTTTGCCCTTGTCGTCGAGCAGCATCTGCTTGATGTCGAAGCCGTTGTCGGCGTGTTGCGCCGACCAGAGGACATAGAAGCCCATCACCATGAGGGCGATGAACACTATGGCCGGAAAATCAATATTCGCTCGCAGCCATTCCATAGCTTTCTCCCTGAGGTGATAAATAAAATTGCCCGTTGCAGGACAGGCGTTACGAGAGGAGCGCCAGAACTTTCTTGCTCAGCGCCGTGCGGGTCTCAAGGTCCAGCAGAGCTGAGTTGACCTTGGACGTGATGAGATGCACCGAGTCGTCCGTGATGCCTTGGGCCTGCGCGATCATGTGGACGTCGTGCTTCAGGCAGTACGAAACCGCTGAGACCGCTGCGTCAGGTGGCAGGACGAGGAGCTCTGGGTGATCGACGTAGGGACGACCCGTGTCTTGCGCTGCCGCTGCGTAGTTGTCATGGAACGTGGTTTGGATGTAGCCCATCCCACGATACTTCCAGCCGTCACCAGAGGCGACGTCGCCGTTGCCGTTCTTACTGGAGTAGACGAAGTTCGCCAGCTTCTGAGGGCTTCGCAGGTACTGAGCCTGATCGGTTTCAGGCAGCGCCGAAATCCGCCGGAAGGTGCGCGCGAGCACAGCAGGCGTCGAGTAGAAAAGGTTCTCTTCCGTCACCTTGAAACGACCAGACTCGACAGCGCACTGACCCAGGATGGCCGCGATGGAGAGGGGCGACGTGAGACCGCGCAGCGAGAGGGCTGACTGGAAGGCAGCGGTGACAGCCGGAACCTTGTCGGCTGAGCAGCCCAGAGCGGTGAAGACAGCGGCGTTGAGTTTGTCGAGTGCTGACATGATGGTCTCAGGTGAGGGAGAGGCGGTAGCGAGCTTGCTTGAACTCGCCGATCGTTTCTTCCAGGGTGTTGCGAAGCGAGTCGGAGCAGGTGATGGAACGGCTGAGCTTCTCCAAATCGGCGATGAGTCCGGTCAGGTAGGACATCGGGTCGTAGGCCGCGCTGTCCCCCAAGACCTCGAAGCCCTCACCGATGGCCTGCTCGGCGATCTTGTCCACCGATTCCGACGCGAGGTTGTAAGCCCCGTCGAGGGCAACGTGCGTCGCGTGAGAGTGCGTCATCAGGTGAAGGATGTGCAGGACGGTGCGGGCTTGCAGCAAGCGACGCACGACGTTGTCCACCGCGATGGCGCACTGTTCTTCTTGGAACATTCGTTGGGGATCAGACATCATTGCCCTTAGTGGCCCGACTGCGTGAGCGGGGGATCAAACATGATGCCGCCGAGCTGAGCGAACTCTGCATCAGTGGTTTCTGCTGGAAGGCAACCGACGAACTCGGCGGTTTCCGTTTCCGGGTTCAGGCCGCATCGGTACTGGAAGATGACCTGCGTCGGTTTGTCCCGCACACCGACGAGATCTCCGCCTTCGCTGAGAGTGACGGCCATGCCACCGAAGTTGGCACCAGAGAGGATGAATTTCATGGGAAGCTCCGTGTAGTGGTGAAGGATTATTCCAGGTATCCGTCGATGTGGACGTTACCCGCGATGACCTGAGAAGCGGTCGCAGTGCCGACAGGTATACGAAGAAGGATGGCGAAGAAGCGGCCCGCCTCGGTGATGAGCGGAGTTGCAAAGTTGCGTATGACAGGCGTCGCGTTGGCACCGATCGCGATGCCGATAGGCAACGACTGCGAACCGAGGTGGTGAACGCGATAGCCGGAAGCGACGGCCGTTGCAGCAGAGACAGCGGTACTGTTTGCGCCCGCGCTCCAAGTCAGTAGAGTTGGAGTAGTCGCACCTGCCGCACCGAAGTTCCACGTGTCAATCGCGATACCGTTTACCACCAGCGTGAAGCCCGTCGGCACGGTGAAGCCGAACAGAACGTAGTCGGTGACCGCACCCGCGACGGCCGCAAACTGGAACTTACCACCGAGGACGGCAAACGACGCCGCCGTGTTGGACAGTGCTGTCGTGGTGGCTTCCGTGCTGTTCGTGTAGTTGCAGTTCTGGACCGAGGTCGCCGGAGCGTTGTTCGAGTGCTGATGGTTGCCCGCCATGACCGTCTCGACACCACGAGAGCAATCAGTGTCCAAGACGCCGATAGTGAGCTGACCCAGGATACAGATGCCGAACAACGACGGTCCAGACACCGCGTTGTAGATCCGCGTGTAGCCTTGCAAGTGAGTCGTGAAGTGGAGCTTCTGGATACCCGTTCCAAGGCCGTACACCGCACGAGCGATGATGAGGCCGATGCTCGTGTCCTCGATGAGCAGCGAAATCTGATCGTTCTCAAGGATGATCGTGTACGAGTAATACTTATTCTGGTCGTAGGTGTTGCTGCCGGTGTAGGTGGGAGTAACCTGACCTACGACCGCACTGTTCTGGTAGATGTTCAGGATCGGGGTGTTGGTCGTCGTGAACTCCATCGCCACCGCGTTGGCCGGGTTGGCGACGCCGGAGATCACGTCCGCCAGACCGACGGAGACGCTACAGAACGGTTGCCCGCCGAACTTGCCGCGCCATTTCATGACAATCGGAGCGCGTGGCGAGTACGGGACGCGCTTCGTGGTCCGAAGGTTGTTCACCGCTGAGGCCGTCAGCAAGTTCGTGCTGTTCAAGTTGGCGCCAGAGACCGAGAAAGCAGACACGAAGGTTGTCGCGGTCGTATCCCAGCGCTGAAGGTTCAGGGTAGCGGATTCCCAGTTCTCCCAGATGAGTGGAACCCACTTGGAGGTGGCAAGACCGCCGGAATCATCCACGCGCATGGAGACCGCCGTCTTGTCATTCTGGCCCATCATGACCAGACCAGACTCGCGGGTGTTCACCAGCGAGTAGTTGTTCTGGATGACAGCCGCGCCACCCGTGTCGTAGAGAGTCGCTCGGGCTGCGAAGGAAACTGCGTCGATCGTTAGGGCTTCACCGCCACCGGCGCCGCTGTTGATTTGTGGCATTTAGGATGCTCCAAGAATTAGGGATTGACGAAAGCGTACCGAAGCTGATAAGAGCCTTTCGTCTTGGACGAAGCTCGAATGTGGCAGGTAGACTGATTGGTTCCAGAAGCCACAGGAGTGCAGCCGCAGGTGAAACTGATGAACTGTAGCTCGTCAGGAAGAGACGATGGCAGCGACGGAGTCCCGCTGAGCTCGGGGGAGATCCAGGCTAGAACCTGATTGCCCACATATATCGAAGACGGAGCAGTGATGACAACCGAACACGAGTCAACGAGGATGAGTCCAAAGCTGATGGTCTGAACAAAAGACGCCAAGCCGTGCTGACCACAAACTTTCCAGGCGGTGCCCGTCCAGTAGAAGTCCTGATAGTCGAAGTCAGAAGCCGTCGCGATGGCCCCCGTCACCAGACCTGAGGTGGGAAAAGATGCATAGGCACCGAGGAAACACTTGGTGATCGGGACCCACTGACCGTTGATGGACTGAACCTGATACGGGTCGGTGTACAGAAAATTGTTCGTACGCATCTCCACGATCTTGCCGCGACAGAGGCTCGCGTCAGGCAGATGCGTCACGTCAAAGAATGGTTTGTACCGGGAGGTCATGCAACCCTCCTCATGGCGACGCGGCCTATTTTCAACGAAGCTGTGAACGTGTTGGCGAAGCGCATGATAACGTTCACGTAGATTTCGTCATAACTCACCGCCGTCGGCAGGGTGAACTCCGGTATCACAACCTCACCGCAGAAGCCGCCCGAATAGGATTCAGCGCCTGTAGTTATGGCTGGCAATCCGTAGATTCCATAGGCCGAAGAATAGCGGGCGAATAGGGACGTCGCGCTGTAGGTGTTGGATCCTTCAACGTTGATCTCTATGTAGTCAAGGTTCGCAGCCGAGACCAAGTAGATCTCAAGACTCGCTTGATACGTCGCCCCTGCAACGAGTCGAGGGGCCATCGGATGAAGTGCCGTAGCGCCACCGAATTTGAAGGTGAAGAGCGATGCCGAAGAAGTCGCCGTTGCGCTCAGAGCGTACACGTTGTCATAAGACCCGAGCAGGTCTTGCCTCTGCACGAGCGAACAGGCGATAGCGCGCGACGCGGCTCCAGATGTGACGACCGTGGACTCCGAATCGATTGTTCCTGTGGCATTCGTATCAGTGGGCGTCGATCCGGTGGCTGAGAACCCTCCGTCGTAGATGTTTGACGATTCCGTGGAAACCCCATAGCGGTCGTTGGAGTTTGCAGGTCCAATCGAAAGGGGCTGCAATCCCCACTCCGATGCGCGTTCTGCCAGGAAGAGGCCGCGAGCCCGGTTCGTGAGGTTGTTGTAAGTTAGTGCGTCTCCATTGGAAGCACAGGCTGGAGTGCCCGTGCCGTCACCACCGTTCGTTCCAAAGGCAGAAGCGTCAACGATCTTGAGGCTTCCACGGGAGTTGGCCGCGAACCATCGTTGCAGAGCTTTGCCAAGATTGCTCATCACTGCGACCTGAGTCGCCGTCATGGTTGACCACGGAACTGGAATTTCAAACAAGACCAGAAGACGACGATTCAGGCAAAGCGTTAGCATCGAGATCAGATTTGCCAGGATCGTAGCCGTGGCAACACCCGCGATGATGTCCGTTCGCATCCCAAAGTCGCCGATCACGACCTCAGGTAGCGTTGGGAGTACGATGTTTGTGAACAGCGTGAGCATGTCCGTCGTGCTGAAGGTCGTACTGAAGTTACCCGCCAAGCGGAATGGACTCCCGATAAGTTTCTGCATCTCAGCGAACGCGGAGAACTGACCCAGACGCTGCCCGAGAATCACTTTGTAGGCGTTCGTCGAGGTTCCATTGGGAGCTGAGGGGTAGTTGAAACGTACCGAAGTTGCGCTGACTCGGGCGTTTGTGTAACCCCAGAGATACAGAACGTCCAAGCTGTTGGAGCCCGCTGTGTACGGATAGCAATGGATTAGCGAGTTGATGCAGGTTTGATTGCTCTGCGTCATCGCCGCCGTTATCAGACCCGATGCCGCCGTAAGACTGCCGATGGCGATGTCGTACTCTTCACACTCGCGGCCCCAATGCTGTGAGCCAAAGAGCACCGTGTCCACTCCACGCTCGGTCAGGTAGCTCCAGGTTCCATCACCTTTGAGAAAACTATCGGCATCGGGGGTCCCCGTCCCCAAAGATGCTGGAGTGAGGGTATCCCCCGACAGAACCCTGGACAGGTCGTTGTTACTGTCCAGAACGATCGGAGTTTGCTGAGCCATAGACGAGACGGGATGTTAAGAGACGCGAACGATGAGCGAATCGGAGCAGAGGACCATCTTCGTGGTGGAGAGGGCCTTGCCGACACGGACAACCCACCCGGTCGTCGGGGCGGTCGAGGTGAGCGCGCCAGCGGTAGCGCCGCTGAGGTAGTAGAACGCGTCGGTCGTCAGACCGCCGGACTGACCCGTGACAACGTCCCACTGAACCGTGGTCAGCGTCAGAACGCCAGCCGTTGCGATCACACCCGGAGCAGCGTTCGCCACCGAAGCGTCGGTCTGCAGACCCGTGAACTTGCGCGTACCGACAGCGTTGGACTGCGCGAGTTTGTAGGTGCCCGAAGTGTCAGAGTAGACCGCACGACCGCAGACGATGGCCGAACCTTGGTTGTTCGTCAAGGTCGAGACGGTGGCTTCCTGCGTTGAGGCAACCGAAGAACCACCCGTGACGCGACCGTAGGTATCCACGGTCACCGAGTAGTAAGTGCCTGGAGTTGCGATGCCGGAAGCAAGGTCGAAAGTCGGATCGCCAGCGGTGCCCGCCGGATTCAAGATTGTGATACGGCCCGTGGAAGCAGTCGCCATCGAACGCTGAATCCAGTTGTCAGCGGAGATACGAGCACCGAAGCCGAAACCGCTGATGCCTTCCAAAGCCGCCAAGTCGTTCGTCAAGGTGAACGTCGGGTTGCCTGCGACACCGTCAGCGTTGCCGATGCTGAAACCCGCAGCCGGAGCCGCCAGCGAACGAGTCGCCGAAAAACCCGTGGCTGTGATGGCGTACAGACCCGTCGTGGCGATCGCAGCGAGGGCGGTCAAGTCTGAGTCAGCAGGTTGAGCACCGATGTCGGACGGAGTTGCCGTGGCACCAGCGGTCACACGACCGTAGGTATCAACCGTCAGCTTCGTGTAGGTGCCCGTCGTGACGATGCCGGAAGCGAGGTCAACACCAGCGCCCGTGACCGTGATACGAGCTGACGAAGCCGTGTTCACAGAGACGGTGTTCGTGTTGATCAGGATACCGTTGCCTTGGACGAGGTCAGTACCTTTGTTCAACTGCGTGAACGGAATACCCGTGGTGCCGACCGTCACAGTGCCGACCGGGTTGCAGAGCCATAGCGAGTTCGCGTTGGCCGTGCCCGCGTTGCCCACAGGAACGAAGCCACCGGAAAACTCGGTAGCGAGGTCCATGTCAGTGGAACGCGTCAAGACGTAGGCAGCGCCCGCAGAACCGGGATTGGTCACGACGTAGAGGCCGTTATTCTGCGTGGAAACTTCGTTCTTGACCAGGACCAACATGCCAGCCGTCGTAGCGACGGCGTCCACCGTCAGCAGCGCGTTGCCCGTTGCGGTCAACGTGGCACCGACGCCGGAAGCGCCGTTGCTGTAGGTGTTCGCAGGAAGAGCCGCCGTCGTGGCGAGGGTGGCCGTCTGCTTCGGGTCCAAGCCCTGGACGCTGTTGTCAACGTACTGTTTCGTCGCAGCCTGAAGCGCCGAGACAGGGTCCGCTGCGAGGGTCAGCGTACCCGTCATCGTGTCGCCGCCTTTTTGCAGGTAGCGAGTGTCGGTGATGGGACTGATGTCGCCGATCACGACAGAGGCGGTGCCAGAGACGCGACCGTAAGCATCGCGCGTGATCTTCAGGAGGGTGCCCGTGCCGGAGTCGGTCAGGGTTGCGAGGTCGAAGTCCGAGTTGCCCGCAGTGCCAGCCGGGTTGGAAATTGTGATGCGAGCGTTGGTCGCTGTGAGTGTTCGCTGAATCCAGTTGTCAGCAGAGATGCGGACACCGTAACCAAATCCACTGATGGCTTCCAAGGATGCCAAGTCATTGGCGAGTGCGAACACCGGATCGCCGGTCGTGCTGTTCGAATTGCTGATGGTCAGGCCAGCGGCGGGCTGTTGAAGAGTGCGAACGGCGAAGGCGCCCGCACCAGTGCGGCCAAGGAAACCAGCGGTTGCAGGCAGAGCCGCGAGCGCATCCAAGTCGGCATCCCAAGCCTGGACGTTCGTGCCGATAGCGACACCGAGGTTCGTACGAGCCGTTGCGGCGTCATTGGCGCCAGTGCCGCCCGCCGTGATGTCAACCCAGTCCCCGGTCAGGAACGAGCAGAGGTCGTTGTTCGAGTCAAGATAAATTGGACGTTGCGTAGCCATGAAGGTTCCTTAGAAAGGGGAAACGAGGTTTACGGTTCCACCGCAGGAGGCGGGGGAGCGACAGGAGGAGCGGGGATGACGGCCGCTTGGGGCTGAACCGCCGACTGAGCACAGATTTGAACAAAGCTCATGTAGACCAGCGGGTGGACGAACGCGCGGATCACCAGAGGTGCGAGAAAGATCACGTCGTGCAGGTCAAGCTCGATGTGCGAGGCCTGCGAAATCTTGGCAGCGAGCTGCATTTTGTGCCGACGAACGTCCGGCGAGTCCTCCTTGTCAGACTCAGTGACCTGAGTGACGGCCGACATCAGGACGCCTGACATCTGGAGGATTTCGTTGCCGAAGAGCGCGGGCTTGCCGTTCCACTGGACGACGGGAGAGTCGAGGGGAATGGCGAAATAGACGGGGGGATTCATGGTGAAGTTTCCTTAGGAGATGCGGACGGGAGGTTGGATTTCGATCTTGAATTCGACAGTGGAGAGGGCGTAGCCTACGCAAACGACGTAGAGGTTGGACACACCGTCAGGCGGTGATGTGCTCAGGCGCAGCTTGCTGACGACCTGAAAGTCAAGGTAGTAGCGGCGTCCGGCCACGAGACCGCCGACGTTATCCGTTACGAGTTGCCATTCGGCGATGCTCTTGACCAGTGACCCTTCAATCTGAATCACACCGACAGAAGACGGTTCCAGAGAGTTGGAGCCCGTGTAGAGGCCGATGACATTCTTGCCGACGTTGTTGCCGATGGCCGGGCGGATGGCATCCAGGTTCGCACCCGACACCGGGCCTCCGGGCAGGACGGGCTCCGACCCCTCGTTGCGAAGGGTGCGGAAAACGTCACCGGAGGAACCGCCGCCACCGCCGCCGGAACCGCCCGCTTGGAAAGGCGTGTTCAGTACCGTATCGTCAGCTGCCTGATCGGCGTGAAGGTCGTAGGCGCCACCGATGGACTCACGGTAGAGCTCGTTTCTGTTGGCTGAGTACGCGATGATCTTCAGGTTGAGACCAGCACGGACCCAGATGTCAATCATCCCGTTGGCATCCGTGTTCATGGTGCCGTGGACGTTCACGGGGGAAACCGAATTCTGAGATTGATAGAGGCGAACCGGGGGACCGCCCTCTTCACGGATGCTGACCATCGTGTTGACAAGAGGGACAGCATCACGCGAGACAATTTTCCTTCGTAGACGGGCAAGTTCGTTCATGATGTTGTCTCGTGATGATACTAGCAGAGCACATAAAAGTGCTCTGCTCAAAGGTCGAAGATCGTGTACGGCCCGCTCGGCGGCGTGAAATTGCTCCCGTTGTAACCGTGACCGCCTGACTGATAGCGGAACTCGTCGAGCGAACTGCCGCCTCGGAGGTAGTTGGCAGCGGTCGTCGAAGCCGCGATGTAGAAGTCGTACGTTCCCGTGTCGGTGCCCATGGACTGAGTCTGCGAACCAAGGATGACGCCATCTGCCGCGAGATACCAAGTGCCCGCGAGGTAGAACACCGCGAGGTGAACGAAGGTGCCGTCGCCGCCCGGTTGCCACTGACTCTTGGGAAAGGTCAGTGTCGTGAGAGTTGAGCTAGGAACCGTCGCGACGTTCAGCTTCAGGTCGCCACCACCGCGAATTTCCAGTCGGCAGACCGGAGCGCTGCTTCCGCCTGCATAGACAGAGAAGAGCGAGTAGATCGTAGCCGAGGAGGCGTTCGTTTCCACCCATCGCGCTTGCATGTCCGCAGCGAAGTCGGCTCCAAGCGTGAACAGCGAACCGTCGGTGACCGCGAGCTTCCGAACCCGGAAACTGCTCGACACACCACGGATAGAGCCGCTGCCGAACTTGCCAGCGTTGAAGGCGTAACTTCCCGTGTCCCAAGAGATGAGGCCGCGTTCTTCCACGACGTCGTTGTTGAAGTGGAACAGCGCCTTCAGATACGGGTTGATCGTAGGAACTGTGACCGGGTCCACGAAAGCGTAACTCAGGCTCTCGGTGGCGAAGTGCGGCTTCGTGCCACTGATGCGCGTATAACCCAGGAGTCCCACACGGTCGCGTCGCTCGAAGTCGTCGAAGTAGGCGACTGCGTGACCGGACGTTTCGTTGGCGATGCACAACGCGAGCGCAGGCGCATCGTAGAAGCCGGAGGCGTTGTTGTTGAACAGGTTGTAGTTGACAGCGTCGAAGCTGTAGTGGAAAGACACCTGTCCAGTGTTGCTGTCGCGCAGAATCTTCAGCCAGATCGGATCAGACATTGTCTTGCCCGCAGCCGTGTGAATCTCCGACTCGGAAATCACCCCGTAATAGTTCGTCGGTGAGTTCCACGCGTCGATGGTCAACTTCCAGACGTAGGCCGAGCCGTCGTAGCGGCGCTTCATGCCAAACAAGAAGTATCCGTAGGTGCCGAAGTTGATCAGAGCAATCCCAGCGGTCGCGCCACCCACCGACTGAACGACCGCGAAGGTGAGTTTCACGCGGTATTCGTTGGCGGCTTCCATCACCATGTTCTGCTGAACACCGCGCAGAGGATACGTCCCGCCCGGCTCGTCGAGCACGAGCTGACCGCCAGAGACAGCGGACGTCGCGGTCTCTTGATTGAACCAGTACCAAGGGATGGAGCCCGGACGCCGTGTGCCCGTAGTGTCGATGTCAGTGCCCACCGAAAAGCGGTCGGTCGCCGGGTCAACGTCCACTGTGGAGACCCAATCGAACTGCGCCAGCGAAGTGTCGTAGTCGTCCACAGCATTGTAGACACCGCTGCAAATCAAGTGCTGACCATCACGTGTCCACAGCGCTCGCCCGAGGCCGGAGCCGTTCGGCGGACCTGCCGTAACCTGCACCAGATTGTAAACAAGCTCCGACGTCTTGTGGAACAGGTAGAGTCGCTGCCAGAACGAGTTGGACGTTGACGTCACTGCGAGGTACTGTTTGTTCGGCGTCCACGCGACACCGCGAGAAGAACCAGAATCGCTCGGGCTCGGCAAGCCATTCAAGGCGATGTTCTGAAATGTGGAACCGTTGTAGTGGTAGGCGAAGGCGACGGCGGTCGCGCCGTTGTCGCCACCGACAGCGAGGTTCAGGCTGTCATCGCTCCACTCCAAAGCCCACCCACCGAAGGTCGGAAGGTCTTGCTTGAAGGTGAACGTGTCATTTCCGTTGACCGTGAAGACGCGACAGGTCGTCGAGCTCCACAGCATCGCTATGAAGTTTCCGTCCGGCGAGAAGGCCATCGCCTTGGCGGGGTTCAAGCCCGAACCGAACAAGTTGGCGGTCTTCACGTACTGACCGCCCGTCAAAAGGTACGACCAGATGTAAGGAGTGGACCCCGAGACAACGAGCCAGCGGCCGTCCGGGGATATGGCCGTGCTCAGGAAGTAGTCGTTCGAGTAGACGTAGTTGTCAATCGCGTCGTGGCCCAAGTTCTCCAAGACGCCGTTCGTGTGCGAGTAAAGCACGATAGACGGTGAATAGGTGTTTCCGTTTGCACTGATGTTGACGGAAGCCAACACGGTGCCACCTGGATTGAATCCACCAGAAACACGGTACAGATACGAGACGTTGCCTTGAGCGTAGGCCGGAGTGTCCATCAGTGTGTAGACATTCGGGGGATCAAATCGGTACAGGAAAAGGTTCTTGGTGCCGCCGCCAGACTTGTCCCCGAGGACGGCCAGATAGAAGTTCTTCGAAGGCACCGAAGCGCCCGCCTTGGAAGCCGTGAGCAGGAAGCCGAACATCAGACATGCGCTCCGTTGATGCCACGAGTCCCGATAAGAACACTGGACACGGGGTCGTGTGTGAAACTCACGACATCACGGTATCCGGCAGTCGTAGACCAGACGGGTTCAGTGCCTCCGTCCCATCCAACGTAGGTGGGCCAAGTGTGCGTGAAGTTGCCACCTGAGATCATGTGCAGATGGTAGAGCCCACCGTCCATGAGGTTCGTGAAGTCCGTGAAGTCCACGTTCCCCGTGACGACGCACCGCATCACGTTGGATATGCCGAAGTCCAAAGTCCCGGAACCGGACACGTTGCCGAAGTCGTGCATTGCTGTGGACTGCGCGTGAGTGAACGGCGAGGAGTTGGACAGCGTGATTCCGCCACCGCTCGTGAGGCCGTTGACTTGCTTCTGGAGTTTGGCAAGCGCCTGAAGGATGGAGTCTGTGCTCGCAACGCTGCCCGAGGCCCCGCTGATGTCCAGCCCGTTCAGCACCGAAGCAAGGACACCAGGCTCGCTGAAGATGGTGATACCAAGAAGATTGATGACGGCGAGCTTTTGAGCTGTCGACATCGGGGTCCCTGCGCCTGAGCGCATTCCAAGTTCGAGAAGAGACATCGTAGTCCTTAGCCGGGAGATCCGACGGTTTTGCGTGGCAGGATTAGGTCGCTAGTCGCCGGAGCGGCCTTGAAATTCCGAATCGTTGGAATCGGAATCTTCAGGCCGGTCGCCAGAGGGTTCACCGACCCCGATCCAAGACTGAACGCTCTAGCGGGATTCGTGATCGTGGGCGTTGGGACAACAGAAGACGTTGACCGTGGCCTGACGCTACCGGAGCCCAGATTGAAAGCCGAAACGAAGACGGTCATGGGTTACTCCCAGAGCATAGCCATCCCGTAGCGGGAAAGACCGTTCACCTCGGCGGCGCCGACCCATCCCAATGAGAGATAGGTTCGTGGCACGGAACCGACCAGAGGCAAGGACAGAGTTGAGCCCCGACCGATCTCAGAGAGCAGGATGGTACACATGCCGAACACGGGGCTGACGCCAGGAGTCGTCATCCAGTGCATGTATGCCTGACGGTTGCCGTCTTCGTTCGTGGAGTCGGTGACTGCTCCTGGTACAACGCAGAAGCAAGCTGTCGTTGACAGCGTTGCCATCGTGCTCGGGTAGACTGCCGGGGCATTGGAGAACTTCAAACATTGCCATTTGATGGAAGATCCAGAGGGTCCTGCGTATCCGGCGTAGAAGGCAGCCCCGATAGCCGTGGGAGCTCCAGTGGAGTCGCAGGTTCGACAGATTGCGAAGAACTTTCTTGTGTAGTTGGCGTCGGTGTTGTTCGGCCATGCTTTCCAGAGGAGTCCAAAGAAGCCTTCGTTGACGCAGAGATAGCTTGGATACGAATCGCCGTTGACGGAAGGCTGACCACCGGCAGTCACGTTCCGGGTGGCAACCGTAGACGCCACTCCAGTGATCGTGCTTCCAGAGTACCCTGTTCCGACGGTGAGCCGTAGCTCAGGAGAACCTACGTCGTCACCGAGGCCGTACTCGAACTTGATGAAGATTGGAGCTGTCGCTTGCAAAGAATCGTTGAACCTCCAAATCTGGAAGCCCGCGAAAGTATTGTAAGCGGCAGGATAAGAGACCGTCGTGAAGTCGATCTCGCCAAAAACGGTCTCCTTCACCAGACCCGCTTCCGCGAGATAGGTAGCAAGGTCCGAGAAGACCGTGCGGAAATTGCTGTTGTTGCTGACGAACGCGGAAGACGTCCAGGTTCTGGTTGTCATGATTCAATCTCCAGTAAGAGAACTATTTGACGAAAATCGCTGCAAGAGACAATCTCGCCGATGAAAATATCCGAGTCTGCAAAGGACTTGGTCCAGCCTGACAGAACCAAGTCTTGGCTCTTGTAGTCGGAGACTATCGTGGGCGGAGTGGAACCGCAGATGCTGACTGGACTGGCGGAGCCGTAATCATTGTGAGAAACCTTCTTCACGTTGATTACGCAACTTCCTGTTCCCTCCATTCCGTAGACCGCCGCACGAACGAGAGTTCCTGCCTTGGCGACAGGTCGTATCACGCGGTCAGCACCGACAGGGTCCACGGCGAGTCCCTGATTGGACCAGGCCATGAGAATTGAATGGTATTTTGGACCAGCGGGTTCGGCCCCGAGGAGGGCCAGAACTGCCAGCCTCTGCGCTGTAGACAGCGGGATGCCCGCACCGGAGCGCATCCCTAGATTCAGCACTGACATGTGAGGTCCTTAGGAAATCCAGTTGAGATTGAGAGCAGCGGCTCCGACGTGAAGCAAGTGCATCCAGATCCATTGGTTCTGCGTACCAAAGTCAGACGTCGCGCTATGAACACGGATGACATCGGTGGCCCCGTTCGGCCTGCGCCGCGTCCAGGTCACAATGTTTCCCTTCTTCGTGGCGCGCACGAGGTCGCCCTTAGCGGCCACCACAGAGGTCGCCGTGAAGGTTCCGTTCCGCGCGATATAGTAGTAGAGGCCTGAAGAGGCCACGATTCCGTCCTGGACATAAGCCGGGTTGGAGTTCCAGTTCGGAGACTCACCGCCCTCGACAGGATAGAGTCCGCAGTAGACCAGAGTCGAACCGTCTATCTCACTGCCCACCGTGAACTCGAACAGGGCGTCAACTCCCTGAGAGAACGCGAGGCTGAGCTTACCGCCACAGAAAGAAACATCCGTGGCAACGTAGCTGAAGCCGTCGTAGTCGTTCCCCGTCTCGGTGACGTTCTGGGGAATAGTGGGGAAGTTGCCACGCGATAGGTAAGGGCGAATTTCCCCAGCCTTCTTGGTTTTGCCCAAGGGATAGTCGCCGATGTTCTTGTGGTAGAGTGCGCGAATCTGGTCAGGCGTCAGCACCACGTTGAAGATGTCCATCGGGCCGACGTCTATCTGAGAGACGACTTCATTCGTGAAGTCGCCCGCGAGGCCAAGGATGGCGTTCGCATTCAGGGACACGTTGATGGCGCTGGAGTTGATGGCGCTGACCTGGAGCTTGTTGTCCACATACAGGGTCACGCGGCCGGAAGCCTTCTCGCGGGTTGCGACACCGAAGTGCCACCGACCGTCGTTGTAGGAGTTCGTCGTGCGAAGGGTCTCAGTGTTGGCACCGAAAGCGAACTTCCCGTTGTCGCATAGGGCGACACCGAAGTCAGGGGCGGCTCCGGCAGAGTCGCCTCCGTACAGCGGGAACCCGGCGTAGAACTCGGCGCCACCTCCCGTCTGGAGACTGCGGAACCAGATGCACAGGCTCATGTCGTCCTGCACAGGGCGCTGGATGGAGAAGCATCCTGAGCTGATGCCCATGCTGAAGTAAGGGCCGAGGTCCGTCGGAATCTTGAAGTAGGGAGTGCTGTTCGGGATGGCGTCGTAGGTCGAGCCGCCGGAACCTTCGTTGATCAGGTTGCTACTGACAATGGTATTCGTGTTCGAGAAGTGCCAAGGGTTGAAAGACACGATGCGCGAGGACACTGGGATTGCGGTCTCGCTGATGCGCCCGGTTGGCGGCGAGAAGTTGGTCGTGCCGTAGGGACTGCCGAGTGAGTAGCGAAACTCATCCCATCCGGTGCCGGGGTCGCCGCTGCCGTTGCCGTTGAGGAACCAAGCGTCCTTCGTCACGGCGATTGTGTGCGTGTAGCTCGGGTCGTCACGGGTCGTCAGGTTGGTCGTGTTCACCGGGTAGACGGTGCCGTTCACAGACAGGTAGAGCTTACCCGCCAGCATGTACAGAGCGAAGTGAACCAGTTGATTGACGGGAACGATGTTGCCCGAGTTCCACAGGCCATAGGAGTCACCGCCGTCCGGATAGTAGACGTCGATGCTGTTCCCGTTTTGCTTCAGTCCGTACTCGCCACGACTGTGCGTTCCACCACCGAAGGTGGGGATGCCGTTGGTCATCACCGAAAGTAGAACGCGATCGGTGTAGACCGAGTGAGCGAACTTGGTGATCTCCAGGCACCACTCTGCGCCCATAGCGGCGACTTCGAAGTAAGGGAACTTCGATCCGTCATTGTCTGCATAGAACTGCTGATTGGCACCGCCACCCAGAGCGTTCACTGTCGTGTACTGAGGCCCCGTGTTGGAGCCGATGGCGTTGTAGAGCAGGACGGTCGGTCCGCCCTCCACAGAGTTGTCGCAATTCCCGTCGAAGTGAAGAACGACTTGAGCCTGATACGTGTCAAGCTCGGCGATGAGGAAGTCGTTGTCCACGAACAGGTAGCCCTCGGCGTTGCCGCCGTCCCCGTCGTAGGAAAGGCGCAGCGATCCAGCCGGAGGCACCGCCACCGGGGTCACCGCCAGAAGTTGTTGGAGGAAGCTGCTCATGGCGATACGAATTGATTCGCGACGTTCTTGGACTGGATGCTGAACGCGGGTGCCCAAGCCTGCTCACGGACGATGGTCGCAGTGTCGTCGTTGATCGTGGTCCCTCCTGCACACACGACGGATGTGGTGCCCTTCGGTTGGATGATTACGTTGAAGCCGATGGTCGTGGTGAGCGCCGCCGAGTTCAGCGTCAGGACGATGCCGTCAGTCGTGCAGCAGAGAGTCTTGCCGTTGTCGCTGTCCGCCAGAGTGCGTGAGGCGGTGACATCCAGGAGCACCACTGCGCCAGTCGGTAGGTTGTCGATCTGCGCTTGCAGTTGAAAGAAAGCCGCGCCTATGGCATCAAACTGACCGATCCGGTCCGAGACCGTGGGATCCGGAGGAGCAGGAAGCGGAGTGTTCAGAACGCGGAGTTCGTCGAACCACAGATTCGCGGTCGGGTTGTCAGGGTTCTCAGGCAGCTCATCGGTGAAGCGCGGGCCGTTGTGACCCCACCGGAAGCCGTCGCGGTACTTGCTATCGCGGATCATCACCTCGCCATCTTGGGCGATGACCGCGTGAGGAACGTCCAGCCCGGCCAGAAGTTGCCATTCCCAAGTCCCGTCTTCCAGGCGCATGATGCGAGCCGTCTGGTGACAGTGGATGGCCTGCCGTTCGAGGTCGATGGAATTGAGCGTGGCCCCCATCGCCGCTTGGATGTTCAGCAGGCCGTTCTGGCAGAGTGAGAGAACTTCGACGACGTATCCGGAGGGCCAAGTGACGCCCAGGTCACCTACGAACACCGTGTTGTTGTCGGGTTCTGTTGACTGAAGGCGAAGGCGTTTGCCGTTGTCGGCCAGTGTGAGCATTCGGGAAGCAGACATTTGTTGTTCCTTGATTAGTCGATGCCGTCAACGCGGGCATAGACGATACGTTCACCGTTCGTGGTATAGATGCCAACATGAGACACGTTTCGCATTCCTGGATGCGGGACACCTCGCTCAGAGTCGGCGACGAAGGTGTAGTTCAGTGTGACGTTGTTCGCCTGGAACGTGAGGTTGTTAGGCGCGCACCAGACACCCATCGGCACAGGATTGGTCGTGTCGTTGAGGTCACGCGTGAAGGGGTCACTGCGAGCGATCACGAGCTCAGAGCCTTGGAGCAAGAAAGACAGGACCAGACGCGTCTGGGCTTCTCCAATCGGTTCGGAGTAGAAAACCCACCCGTTGCCCTGAAGGTCAAGGACCTGCATAGTCGCTCGAAGGTTCTGAGCGACGGTCGGTTCGATCGAAGACGGGATAACCCGCATCTGCATCGACATGAAGTTGTAGCCGGGGAGCTCCGGTCCGTTGAACCAGACGTTCGTGGTGGCCGCATCAAAGACCGCTTGGTCGCTTCCGGAACCTGCAAAAGAAAGAGGGTTGCCAAGCGAGAAGTCAAAGCTGCTCGTGTTCACAACCGTCGGGCTGTCAGCGAAGTGCCAAGCGTCATCGACGTTGATCGGGTCGAGGTAGCCGAAGTTGAACTGCGACTTCGGAACGAAGAGCCCAAGAGCTTCAGTGACATCGACGAGAGCGCTTCCGCCACCGCTGCTCGGCGTGGTGACGACATCCCAAGTTGAACCCGTCCAGCGGTACTCGGTGGACTCCGCCACGACGTAGACCACCATGCCCGTGTCCAGGCGCTGTGCGGTGATGGCATCTCGTGCAGTCAGATCGGCAACCGATCTGTATCCACCCTTCCCGTACTTGGCGTCATGAGTTTGATAGGCATCATTCGTGTCGAACGGGACGATGCCCGCTGCGACATTGGTTCCAGCGATGGCTGTCATGCGAATACAACCGCGATGGCGGCTCCGTTCTGAAGGTTGTTAAAGCGGATCACGTAGTAAGCCTCGGTGAACCCGGAAGCGTTCGTGAACGACAGGTCGGTCTTGGTCCAGTCACTGAAAGAGAGGCCGTTGACGGTGACATTGGGAAGGCCGAAGCTCGCCGGGTAGGCGTAGAAAACGTACCGACCGCCCGTGGCGTCGAATGTGACTGACTTGCCGCGCGAGCTTGCGAACTCGTTGGACAACCCAAGGACGCCAGCGTTGTCGAGCGACGTACTGGCCGAGACACCCCAATAGCGCTTCTGACGGACGTTCAAGGGGGCGCTTGCGCTTGCAGTGACAGGCGAGCCGGAAGGCGGCGTGTCCACGACCGAGAGGCCCCACGAGATGCTCGTGGTGAAAGTTCCAGTGACCGTCTTGGTCAGGGTGCCCACCGTGATATCACCGACGCCTTGGTCGATGGTCTGGCTCTCAGGGGTGTTGCCAGACAGCGTCCAGGTCAGCACCGGGTCTGTGAGCGAGGCCCCCTTCTCAATGGTGATGGACGATGACCCGTTGATCAGGTAAGACGAGATGCCGGGTGCGACGTAGTTCAGGATCGAGTAGATGTTGGCGATCTGCTCCAGGAGATATGGGTGCGAGGCGTGGTCAGCGTTGTGAATCTCGATCGCGACGGCCGGGTCGAACTGAGGCCCGCCAAGAAGCGAGTCCAGAGGAGCCCACCGGAGCCCGGCGTCCACGTTGGAGTCGGAGACCAGGACGTAGCCCTCCGATCCAGCGGCGAATGGGTAGGGAGCGCCGTTCGCGTAGCCGACGAGGAAGACGCCCTTGCCGCCGCTGTACATGGAGCGGCTGATCTTGGCTGAGAGCGCCGCTGCCTGAGGGTTGGACACAGGCTTGTCTTCGTCTCGCGTGTTGTCCACGTTATCAAGGCCGAAGAAGGACAGATTGGGAGTCGAGAAAGCCAGACCGCCTTCAACGTTCGGGTCTGAGATCAGAAACTGACCCTCGGTGCCCGGATTGATGACGATCGGGGTGCCAGCGGCGGACGCGCCCAGGAGCTGGCCCTTGGCAGTGAAGGTGCCCTTGCTGATCTTCTGCGCGTTGACGGCGGCCTGCGCCGTCGAGATAGGTTTGTCCGCGTCGGCAGTGTTGTTGACCTTGTCGAGACCCACGAAGGCGGGGTCAGCGGCCTGAGCGATGACAATCGAGGCGTAGTCGGTCAGGTAGGCTTTGACGAGGTACGGGTATCCGTCGGAAGCCCAGACGTCGATGAATCCGTTCGCGCCTGCAACGGTGCGCCCGATGCTACTGACGAGGGAACCGTTCTGCGCGTTGTAGATGGCGACCGGAGCTCCGGTCAAGTGATTCACGACTTCCAGCGAAGTCCCCGGTGCGACAGGCTGATTGGCAGCGACAAGGACTTGCCGAAGCAAGCGAACATTACTCATGGGTTATCTCCATTGGGAATTCGTTCGTCCAACGAAAAAGCCCCGTGTAAGTTTTTGAGTCCTACACGGGGCTTGATTTCTTGAAATGGAAGGACTACATAAAAGTGTCCACAGACGCTTAGAACGAGATGTTGGGGATGTGACCTTTCTTGGCGATAATGCTCTGCTTCACGCCTTCGTAGTGCCTTGGGTTGCTGAGATTCTTGGCCGCTTTCACGATCATCTCATGCTGTTTGCGACGAGCTCCACGTTCGTTGTAGACGGCGTGAACCGTGTTGCCGGACTTGCTCATCTTGAGCGGAGTATCCATGGGGCTGCCGTCCGGGTGGACGAAGTTTCGAGCGAGCAGTGGAACACGACGGCTGGAGATACGGTCCTTGGCTGAGCGAAGTTCCAGATTGCGCGCTTGGTTGCGCAGTCGCTGCGATGCCGACGCACCCTCGAAGTCACCGCCACCAAAATCTTCTTCGCCACCAGTCTGGGAAGAATCATCCGGCTTGACGCCTGTGATCTTTTGGATGGTGGCTCGAATCTTCTCGTCTTCTGCCAAGTCACCGAGCAGCATATCGAGCGACACATTGGAAGCCGCCGCCCACATTTTCAGCGGGACCGGGATGCCCTTCTCAGCGAGCTTGTCCAGGACATCGACCATGCCGGGGTCGTGGTTGTCCAGCGTCTTGTGCCACCGAACTTCAGGAAGCATCAGGTTAGCGGTGTTGGACAGGTTGCGCAGAACTGCCTGGATGTTGGAGCCGCGCTCCGCCTTGGAGGGATCTTTGTAAAGAGAATTTACAACGGCGATGAGCGGGAACAGCTTGTTCGTGAAGAACGCACGGGTCAACATACTACGGAAGAAGGCCGCGTTCTCGGTGAAGACCGTCATGGCGACTTCAGCCGTGGAATACGAGGCCTCGCCGGACAGGAAGGCTTCCGACACCCCGAGCGCTCGCAGCTTGTAGGGGACCATCGTGTCGATCAGGTCCGTCCACTTCCAGAAGTCGCCAGCGGTGCGGATGTCTTGCACACTGACGCCCTGACGCGTGACCACCCAAGCGCCCATCGGGTCGGCTTCGGACATTTGAAGCTGACCGAGCACTGTCATCATCTCGTCAGGCGTCGGCTCCCACAGGTCAGTGCCCACAGTGACGAGCGTGGTCGCCCTCATGCGACGCTGCGCTTCGAGCAGGGTGCCGCGATACAGGGTCTTTTCCAAGAGGTAGGCGGGGAGCACACGACGCAGATAGGAAACAGAAGCCTGATCGTGTGTGGAGCGACGAGGGATGTGAACCGTGGTCAACGGATCCAGTGGAGTGTTGCCTTTCAGGAACGCGTTCAAGAACTCGCGCGGATAGGAGTCGAGCACTGCCTTGTGGACAGGTGACGACGCGGCCTGCATGAACGCCTGAAGTTTCGAGGAAAGCCCGGTCGAGATGATCGGCTCGGCGTTGAAGAAGGGGCTCGGGGTGATTTTCAGGTTCAGCTTGTCATGCACCAAGACGTCGGTGAACGTGTTGGTCTTGCCGTCGTGAACCAGAGAGCCCGTGAACGCACCGTCCACCATGTAGTCCATGGCGACCTGAGCCATCAAGGCACGGGCATCCAGGCGAGCGCAGTTCTCGGTGAAGATGGTGAGCTTGTCCTGCTCCAGACCGACGAGCGTGTAGTCGCTGAACGGATAGGTGCATTGCATATCCACCGTCGCTCCAGCCACCGAGTCGAAGTGGTAGCAGTCGCGGTAGTAGGTGATCAGACCAGCATCGTCTTCTGGCATCAGGCCCGTGAGGTACCGACTCCACTGGACGCCGCCCGTGTCGTTGAGCTGGATAGGAGCGCCACCGAAAGCGTTGCCGAAGTTGGCGGTCACACGCGTGGATGGCTCACCGCCGATGGATGCGAGCACGTTCTCGCGGGGTTGACGCATCGAAAGGCCACCGCTGGAGCGCGAGCCCATGACGCGGAGCGAGGAACTCTCGCCCGAGAAACGAGTCTTCAACATCAGATTTCACCTTTGTTGCGGGCGGGGGCCACATGACGGTCGGAGTCGCAGAGGAAACACTCAACGCCACCAGAGATGACGGGGACCATGTCTTTCTTGCAGTAAGGGCAGACGGAGTCGGAGTCGATGTTCAGCGCTGACGTCTGTTTCTCGGCGACCGAGCTGACGACAGCTTGCGGTGCCGGATCGGACTTCCGAGCGAAGCGATCGAAGGCTTTGTTGATGTCATTCATGGTGTTCTCCTGCAGAATGATTGCGTTGAGCTAAAAATGGCCGCATGGGTATCAGCGCTTGGACGCAATAGGACCTTGGAATCCTCGGAATCGTCCGGGCAGCAAAGTGCGCCCAGAGACGAGAATCGTGGCCTTCGCCGACTTGGCCTCGCGGTCGATGTACGGATACTTGTCGAAGCGCTCCAAGACCTTGGGGTCACCGAATCGTGTGGCACCAACGAGCACAGAACGGAAGATGTCGTCCGTAGAGCCTGAGCCCTTGGTCAAGATGCCCTGAAACTCCTGGACTGTGCGAAACTGCCGATACAGGTGAGCGACCGGGTATGGCTTCAGTTCTTCCTTATAGTCGATGACGGTTTCGGCTTTGTCGAACTCTATCTCGTTGGTGGGGAACCAGATCTGCTTCGCGTTGACAAGCTGGATGAAGGCATCGCAATCCCGGCGAGTCGTAGTATGTTGATATGCCTTGAGCTTTCCTCCGGAATCGACTTCAGCCTTGCGAAGAATAAAAACTGAGTTCCAACGGTCAGCGAAAAGCTCGCGAACGTTCCAACTAAGGATGATCGGCTTGATGGCGTTTTCATAGAGGTAGTCATAGTCGACGATGGTGCCGTGTGAAGGGATCACCTCCATTATCCCGGTGACCTTGATGTGGCCGACCTTCTCTGGGATGCCGTCGCGCTCCGTAAGACGGTGCATAAGCGTCAGCGTGAACGAGTTGTTCGTCAGGCCAGCGTCGATGCTGAGCACGGCAGGCGGAAGTTTTGCTGGCTCACGCTGTGCGACGTACCGAGCCTTCGTGTGCTCCGCAGTGATCTCGTAGATCGTTGCGAAGTCATTCGTCCCTGTGAACAGTTCGCGCACCTGAGCGCCGAAGACAGCCGACGCGAGCTTTGGTGGATTGGCACCGAAGTCACGCTCGGCTCGGCGAGGGTTGCGGTTGTAAGCACCCTTGATCACCGGATGGTCACGAGGGAACAGGGGCGTGATGTCCCAAGTGGGAGCACGGACACCGAACATCGAGTCCGATGTAGCGCATTCGCCGTAGAGCCGCATCACCTTGTCCTGCCACGACAAAGGCGAGGACACGCTCAAGTTCAGGGCCATCGGGTAGGTGAAGACGCCACGCGAGTACTGATGGAGTACTTCACCGCGCACCGTGGCAAGAGAGGTCGAAAGGACTTGGTGGACTTCGTCGGCGTTCGCGCGTTCCCGCTGACTTTCGTTGTCCTCGCCCTCGGTCAAGGGGTTGAAGGGAAAGTGTCCAAGCTCGTCGGTTGCTGCGAATACCCGCGTTGGACCGCGAAGGTTTCGCATGGAAGGACCGGCCGGGAAGGCGTCGATACCCTTGGTGAAGATGCGGAAGTAGGTTCCGGTGGGAGCGAACTGATACAACTCCTTGCCCTGCTGATGGCCGATCTGATCCATCAGAGCGAACCACTCCTTGAACCACGTCGAGTCGACGATGGTGTCACGAGTAGGCATCCAGAGGAGCTTGTAGGCGTTGGTCACCGTCAGCGCCACGAACGTAGCCGTGAGCTGAGTGGACAGTTGAATGCCTCGTGCCACACGGCTGAGGCGCGGCGACATCAGCATCCGGTGGAAGACGTAGGTGGCGATCATGGCCGTCGTGGTGGACTTGCCAGCTCGCTGACCAAGGACGAGGACAGCCTCGTCGTAGAGCTTCATTTGCTTGGCCTGGATGCAATCCCACTTGGTGGCACCACACTTGTGACAGATGCCGTGCTTGAAGAGGGTCAGGGCGTTCGCTAGGTCAGCCGGGTCCAAGTCCAGCGGGACATTATACATATCGAAGGCGCGGGTCTTCGTGCATCGCGGGCAGATCTCACCTAGAAGTATGAGGGATATCCACAGTTGCCGGGCGAACGGCCTCTTGATATCTTTCCCGATGATGTTCGCTACGAAGTCCCAGTAGTTCTCAGCGAATGGCAGGTGCGAGTCGTCGATGGAGATGTCCCGGACCATGTTGATCTTCGGGTCATACGCCTTCTGCATGGCGTCCCAGATGAAACCCTCCTCAATCGCCGGTACGTCAGGGGATGACTTGGTAGTCGATTCCTGTTCGCCGCCGGGAACGAGGAGCGCGTGAGGGAAGTCCATTATCGACGTTACTTCGCCCTTCAGGGGCTGGAAGCGGTCGCACCCGTACTTTGGGGTTGTTTTGAGCGGGTCGTTGCAGCTTAGAAATCGACTGCATCTCACGCATGATCGTTTGGAGATCATTACTGCCATTTTTCGATCCAGTCTGCAAGGAGAAGTCGACGAGCTTGAACAGAGCCTGTTCGTCAGGAGTCAGGTTGACCAGTCCAGCAATGAAGTTCACGGCGCGTATCCGCAAGGCCAGAGCAGACAGCCCGCTGAGCAGCGAGGACACGCGGGAAACATCCGGCGGCTCCTCGGTCACTTGCTTGATGACGTCGGCCGCATCGAGAATGCCGTCCTGCACCGAAGCCAGAAGCGGCAAAGCCTCGGTGAGAACGAATTCTCGTACCGAGGCCATGCGGGGTGACAGAAGCTGAGGCAGTTCTGCCTTGAATTTTGTTGCGCGATCGATAAGGTACTGATTGGCGGGTATGACCGTCTTCTTCATCGTGGAAGCCGCGATCAGGCTTTCCAGCGTCCGCTTGTTGGCGGCAGTCCACCGCTTAGGAAGAGGGTTGACGACAGGTTCCTCAAGGGGGTTGAAGTCTTGAGGAGTGGGGACGGGGCCGTTGGGATGTCCCTTGAGTTTGCGGGGTTTTCGGGTAGCCATCAGGCGACCTCCAGTTCTGGGATGTTTGCGCCGGGAACCTTCTTGACCTTCTTGCCACCGAAGGCAGCTTGAGGAGCTTTTGATTGCGCGATGGCAGCGGCCTCAGCGGGTTCAAGGTCGCGGACGGTGGACGTAGCTTTGTCGATCTTGAGCGTGAAGCGGAACTGTTGTTGATTCCGGCCCTTGAGCATGTCCATATCGACGTAGCCCTTTTCGTGGGACTCTTGCGTGGCAACGAAGCTGAAGGCCAGTGTCGCGTGTTCCTTGACGGTCTGCGAATATCGCAATCGACCGTCTTCGCCGACCTGTGCTGCAAGAACGACAGCCTTGTTGTGATTACCTGCGTAGACCTTGCCCTGACGGGCGATGCGCCCGAGTTGCTTCCACTGATCGTCACCGTCAGCGCCAGCGAGCAGACCGATGTAGTCGATGTAGATGGCATCAGCACCGTAGGAGTGGACAGCTGCAAAGACTTCCTGGATGGTGACATCGGACGAGGGCACGTATATGGTCAACCGACCACCGCGCGCCTCGACCATCTTCTGGAAGCGTCGGTATCGCCGGTAGATGAGAGCCTTCTCATCCTCGGTCAGCTTCTTCAGGTTGATGCGTAGGCTGTCAACGCCTGATGCGTTCGCGAGATAGCGCACCAGAGATTCGTTGCGCGACATCTCAAGCGGGACGATGACCACCTTGTATCCAGCGCCCGCTTGCGTCTTGGACAGTTGAGTGACCATGTGAGACTTGCCCGCACCGGACGAGCCACCGATGATGGTCAGGCCACCGCGAGGCAGACCGCCGTTCCGTTCGTCGAAGATGTTCCACCCCGTAGGTATGAACTGGTCTTGATCCTCGCCGTACAGAATATCCTTGATGATGTCGTCAGCGTTGCCGTCTTTGCCTAGGTGCGTCAGCTGGTCCCGAAGCGACTTGCTGACCTGCATGGCTGCGATGCGGTCTTGCGACATGGCAAGAATTGACTGAAGGTCGATCTTGTCCCGCTGGAGCATCGACATGCCATCTGTGCAGAGGCTGTAGAAGATGCGAGTGCTCCGTAGGGTGCCAAGGCGCGACACGAGCTCTGCGAGCTGAGCCGGGTTGCGTGGAGCGGCGTCAGCTTCGGCCAGCATCTGTCTGGTGTTGACTGGGAGATCACGCGACTCGCATAGGTACTCAAAGGTCGGTGGCCGTCCTTTGTTCTCCACGAAACTCGTGATCGACGCGTAGGCTTCAAGGCACTCCTCGCCGTGGAAGTGCGACTGATCGAGTTGGCTGAGCAGGGAACCACTGAGCTTCGGGTTCGTCGAGCACATGCCACGGAGGGCGCGTAGCTGCAAAGGGGTGGAATAGAGTTTTGCCATCTGTCACTTTGCCGGAATCAATGTCACGCGACCCTGAGGCGCGTATATCTTCTGCTTGCCGTCGTCGATCAGGTAGAAGTGTCCGAACACGAGGGGCGGCGGTGCGTCGAGCACGACGTCGAAGACGCTGACGCGCTGCGTGTAGGTTATCTCGAAGCTGCCCTCCTCGTCCTTGATGATCGAGTTGACGTCCGCCATGTGGATGTTCAGGTCATCGTCTTGGCCCCAATGATCGTTGAGTTGCGGCGTCACGCATATCGTGCGGGCCTTCTCATCGAAGGTCACTGCCTTGGCCTGAATGACGATCGACTTGTAGACAGTCTGAAAGGCGCGGGTCTTCTGGGGTTTGGGAAGTTTGCTCATGTGAACATTAACCGGGCTGCGATGGTTTGCAACGGTACTCGCGGTGAAAGCCGAAGAGGGCCAGCGAGAACCACTGACCGCATCCGGGGCATGTACGCTGAGGCATCTGCAACTCAGCGTCTGGGCGCTTTCTGCGGGGCTTCATGTTCAGCGCGCCGACAACGCGGACCGGGAGAAGTAGATCTTCGACGGTTTCATCAAGAGCTTGCCCATACAGAAGGTGATCGGGTCCTCGCCCGAAGCCACGACGACACGCGGAACACCTTCGTAGGTGTCGAGCAGGTCGCGAACGTGCTCCAGCCGATACGGCGACATCGTCGCGTAGACACCGGTGAGCACGAGCATCGAGGCTGGCGTATCATTCTCGATCATCGAGGCGGTGATGGCTCGGTTCTTCAAGTGGTGCCACAGGACGCGGGCATTCGGGTTCCGCTTCAGGTGCTGCACCACGAGGTAGACCGCAAAATACCGGGATTCGAGGTCGTCAAACTCGCCGGACACGAAGTAGAGCTGAGGGCTGACCGGGTCCTCGATGAAGTTCTTCAGCCCGGCTGTCTGAGAGCCATCACTGATGAGCATCTGCTTGAACTGAGGCAGCTTGGCATCGTCACCCGCACGGCCGATCTCGAAAGGCTGAGGGTTGAACTTGAAGGCAGGGTGGCGGCGAACAGCGCCGGGTATTGCAACCCCACGAGAGTCGATCAGGTTCCAGTCCTTCGTGGTTATCTCGATCTTCAGGGTATCGTCTTCATCATCGTCGACCACGATGCGTCGACCGCGACGACCGGCCTTGGGCTCGGCTTCAGCGTTGTCGTCAGCTTCGCGCGTGTGCCGAGTTTCGGTGGCTTCTTCTTGGCTCATAGTTCTACTCGTTTTCCTCGAAGGGTTGAATCATCAGTCGGGTCTTTGCCTCCGAGCCATGACATGAACGTGGCTCGGGTCTTGGCGGTCATACGAGGGTTGAATTGTTTGAACACGACTTGCCAGTATTCCTTCCGTCGCATGGCGCGCATGACCGTGGACTGGTCAAGGACGTAGACGATCTTGGGCATCGGCTTGCCCTCCATCGGCGTCAGGATGCGGGCCGTGCGCTGTTGACAGTTGACGTCGTTGGCGGACGCTGCACACTCGATCAGGCAAGAAGCACGGGGGATGTTCAAGCCCGTGCTGAGTAGCTTCGTGTTGCCGATCAGAGCCTTGATCTTGCCCGATCTTGTATCCTGTATGGTTTGCTTCCGCAGCTTCTTGTTGATGCCGCCATAGAACGGAGCCGCGACGTGAGCTTCCATGCGCTCGTTGATGAGACGCACGAGCGTGAGGGTTGCCTTGGTGCGCAGGAACGGGCAGAGCACTGTGTAGCCTGCTTCGATCTCCTGCACGATCCGGTCGGCGATCATCGCGGTCCGCTTCTTGTGGTACTCGATGCGATTGACGAAGGAGGTAAAAGTGCTCTGCCCTATCTCCATCTCGATGCCCGTCACCAAGACCTCTACTTTCGGTTGGAGCTGAGGGACCTCGGCTGCGTAGAGCACCGGGCCGATGAGGTCCTCGATGATGGCGTAGAGGCCCTCTTGCTTTCGTGCGGGCGTACCCGTCAGACCGATGGAGTAAGTCGAGTTGAACCGCGATATGACGCGGGACGACTGCAAGGCCGGGAGCAGGTGGATCTCGTCGGCAATCACCAGCGGGAACAGATTGCGGATGCGCTCCAGCAGGATGCGGCCGCTTGGGTTCATGAACTTCTGCACCGTGGACAGGCAGATGTCCGTGTCCCGGAAGTCTTCGAAGTTCTTGCAGATCTTGATCTGATGCGGCTTGGCGTTCGTGCAAGCCTCAGCCGTCTCGGAGCCGATATAGGTCTCAATGAACTGCTCAAGCCAGTCGGTCTGCGCAGCCAAGATCAGCGTCTTGCAGCCGAGCTGGATGGTGAGGGCCGTAGCCCAGAGCGTCTTACCCGAACGCGGCGGAGCCTTGATGACACCGCGCTTCTTGGCAATGGCAATCGGGAGGGCTTCTTGCTGCCAGTCGTACAGGGTGATGCGAGGCAGCATCCGTATGGGACGCGACAGCGGATGGTCTTCGACGGCGGGCGTCTTGTAGACCATCTCGGTCTCGCAGCGCAGCGACCGGATGAACTCCCGGAGCTTGAGGGCGTTGCCCTTGGGCAGCGACAGCATGACGGAACGATTCTTGCCGACCTCGACCAGCTTGGCGAGCTGCCGCTTGCCGTGGAAGGAAGCGCAGTTCTCACAGGTCTCGTTGTGACGCTCGTGGCGGTTGTCGCACTTCTTGCACGACGCCTCGTCGTAGAGCATGTGGGAGAACATCTCCCGCGCCAGCGTAATGTCGTCGTCCGAGAGGAACCGTTCGGGGATAAGATATCCTGCCTCGCGGTAGATCTTGATGACTTTCTGTTCGGCCATTAGACCACCTGATTCGGACGGGTGAGCAACTTCTGAAGGACGTTAACTGAGTTCGTCAGGTTGTATCCGGCCTTGTCGATGTCTTCGATGTAGACATCCAGAATCTCGATGAACTGCTGAAGCTCGCTGGCCGTGCGGGAAGGCTTCGCCAGGATGGCCTCAACCAGACGGTCGCGGTCGCGCTGCGTACCCGCGAGGTCGTTCAAATCCTCAGCGTACTTGACACTGAGGTAGGATTTGGTTTCCTTGACGGACTGCACCAGAGGCAGGTGCTCGTTCATTGCAGCGACTCGCAGCTCCACCAAACGCGAGCGAACGCGCAGGTCGTTGGCAATCGCTTCGTACAGTGGCGTAGGCTGCAAGGCGATGCGGTAGAGATTGCGGGAGGGCCGACCCGCGTGTAGTGCGGCCGCTTCTTGGCCCATGCGCTTGAAGTTGATGGTGGACTGGATGGTTTCCACCACCCCGAACAACGTGTTGATGACCTCGTCCTCGTTGAGGAGGCGCTTGAACGCCTTCAGGCCCGGTGCGCTCGTTGCCATGTCATTTACTCAGGTGGTCGCGGAGTGCCTTCTTCTCGTGCTCACGGCCGAGATCGAACCCGGCCTTCATGGCCTGCTCCAGTGCGAGAGCGATTTCAGACGCAGCAGGCTTCCCTGCTTGGGCACTGAAATCGAATCGGGCGACGGTCTGGGCGTCTTCGTTCCGAATGATCAGTTCCGTGACATCGAATTCCTGGCGCATCATTCCGATGAGGCGGCGCTCACTGAGCGGGAACGGTGAGTGAAATTTGGTCAGGTCAAGCGGGCCCTCCACTAATGGGTGCTGGGACTTGAGTGCCGTGGGTGTTGGGTTGCGCTTGGATTCCAAGGGATGATTGTCGGAAGGCATAAGAGCTCCTAAATGCAAGTGAGGACGTTGAACATGCGCTCGCCAAGGCGGGTGACCGCGATGGACGTGAGCATGGACGGGATGTGATGGACGACCAGATGCTGACTGCGGAACATCATCTGCGGTTTCATGTGCGGCACCTGATTGACGATGGTATCCGAGCGCAGCCGCTTCAGGTCGAGTTGCGAAGCCCTCAGCTTGTTGACCGAGTAGAGCAGCGTCGGCAGGCACTCGAAGCCACGGATAGGCCGGAAGACGTACAGCTTCGGCAGCGCGTCGACGACGTCTTGCTTCTTCTTGGCGAGGAACGGCTTCGAGCCTTTCGGCAGCGCTTGGTAGATCTCGAAGTTCGGGGCGACATCACGCATCGCGCCGTACTCGTGAAGCTCGTACTCGCCGAGGGCCGGGGCCTCGTTCGGAGCGAACAGGACCGCTCGCTGTTCCGAGGGCAGCTCCGTCTGCACGAAGATGCCCGTAGGCATCTGCGCCAACAGGTTGAAGGGTTTGACGGAAGGGTCAGTCATCGGACTCTTCCGTGTCTACGGTGTCACCGGTCATGTCGGCCTGAAGCAGAGCGATGTAGCCGATAGCTCCCGATATACGAAGCGTTGAGAAGTCGTTGATGACATCAAACACCAGATGCGGGGCCGTCGCTTTGGACGTTGTCTGCTTGGCGACAGCGGTCGAGAGGAAAGTAAAGTCAATTGAGAACTCCTTGGCGTTGCCCGTCTTGGGCAGCATGAGGGAAGTGGAACCCGAGTTGGACTCGACGGTGAGCCGGGTAGACTCCTTGGGGCCGGGCTTGAAGCGAGCTGAGGCACCCTCAGAGGCCAGCGAGCGGCTATTCTCCATGAACGCCTTGATGGTCTCGAAGCTGACCGACAGACTGTGCTCGGGCTTCGCCGCTGCGGACTCGCGAAGCATGGAGAAGACGTCGTCGGCGGACAGCGCCTCGCTCAGCATCGGCAGGGTTTTCCGGAGGCGGAATTTCTCAGCGGTGGCAACGAAGAACTCACCATCGACGTAGCACTTCGCGTTCGCCTCGGGAAGCCCCTTGACCAGAGAGAGGAACTCCATGTAAGGAAGTTCCAAGCGAACGGTCGGTAGAGGCGGCTCGCTTGCCTCACCTTTGGACTGGTGCTCCCGCTTGTAGCAGAGCTGGAGGCGGTCGAAGCAAGCCACGAACCGCGAGGTCGATGTGATGTCGACAAGAAGCTGAGGGTCGGACAGAGTTGAGTGCAGCTTGGTGACGCTGACCATCGGTATGACCGTCTGGAGCCACTTCTGCAGAGGCGCTGTCAGGGTGAACGCCTTGACGTCTTCGCCTTCCGGCTTGAGAATCTTGGCTGGAGGTTCCGCCTCTGCGACGGGCATCGTAGCCGTGTAGCTGCCGGAACGAATCTTCAGCTGTTGCTCGCTGAGGCTTAGGGTGCCGGACTTGCGGCCCTTGATGGCGGACTGCAAGGAAGACACGGCCACGGATACGGCGGAGTCGCCGTCGAGTCCTAGGTTGATGCCGTCCAGAACACACGACACCTCCGCGCCGGGTACGACGGCTGAGAGCAGAGTGCGGTCGCCGTGGGCGGAGAAGATGACCTTCTCAACGGAGCCGCAAACGGCGATGATGATCTTCAAGGAGATCTCCAGAGAGGAGATATCGCTTGGTGGCTCGGGAGTTTTCTTGTTCATACGGTTGACCTTCTGGGTGCAGGCGCATTAACAGGGAGTGGCTGATACTTCGCGGGGCGTGAGCCAGTCTCGGCGCGTAGGGTGTTGACACGTTTCAAGGTCGCGTTGAATTCCTTGACCTGTTCGGAGGACAGTGTGGATTGCTTGGACATCTTCATGAGACGTTCACTAAGTCGTTTGATGTCTTTGAACCTTGGGTCGGCGGCGCGTTCAGCGCGGAGCCGTCGCATGCGTTCGGCTGTAGTTTCCCGATTGGAGTCCTTCTGCCGGAGTTTCCGGTGTTGTTCTACCTCAGCTCTGGCGGCGGCCTTCTTCGCGATCTGTTCAGCTTTCTGAGAACTGGTGAAGTTGGTTTCGTCTCCGGACTCTCCCATGAAGGCGTTCCATGTGGAAGGCCATACGAATCGAGGTTCGTGTTCCATACCCGGAACTTCTCCTGGATCCCCCATAACGGTGGGTCGGCCGCCGAAGGCAGTCTTCAGGTGTTCCGCAGTGAAGACATCAGGCACGATGACGATCACTCTGTTTGTCGACCTGATGTCTCGTATGGAGGTGCGAGCCACTGATTGGGCGCAGGCCGAGATCAGCATATCTTTGCTGATGTCAAAGGGGACGGCGGACTTCTTGACGTAGGGTATGTGAGCGGTCCTGGAGTTGAAGTACTCCTTGATGAAGCTCGCCATCAACGGAGTGGGATTCAACGCCGAAAGGAACGTGATAGCGTTGTAACCCTTGAACTCGTTGAGCCCGTGGCTGTAAGAACTGATCTCTTGAAATTTGCTGGATACTGGAGCAAGGTCCATTGTCTCGGCCTCGTAGTATCTCCAGTGAACGCCATCCATCCACGCTTTGCCTTTCTCCTTGCCTCGGGTCGCAGCTGCGTAACCTTCTTTCGGCTGGTTGAAAACCAGAAGGGACAGCTTATCTGTTTCGCCCGAAGTCTTTAGTCGCCAGTTCTCATCAGAGATGTTGGTGAAACGGTGGAGGATCTCTCCAGCAGTCTGAATGAACCAGGATAGGGGGCGGGTGTGAAGCTGATCAGGATTCGAAGGCGTCGTGTTCACCTGTGTGGTTCTTGCGAGTTCGACAAACTTGTCGAGGTATTGTGTGTATGCCTTCGAAATATTCTTTGGGCGACGCGAGGAATTGGCGAACCCCGTTCTGGCGTAGGCTTCCAAGTCACCGAGGGTGTTGCGGTCTATCTTGAAGGTCTTTCCACGAGCGATACCCTTGAGCTTGTCGAAGGCCGAGAGACTGATCAACACGCCCCGTTCCATTCTGGTGCGGCTCAATGGTTTCTCTTCCTGGGTCAAAGGGATGATATACATTTCATCAAGACGATCCTTCAGACGTTGCGCACGAGGCGAGCTTTTCATCTGCTGTCGTAGCTCGGGGTCACTACCGTCAAGCAAGTTGACCATGCGAACACGCGAGTCGCGGTTCAGGAGGTAGAACATTTGCGACTCTTCGATCCATGCTGAGGCCAGCACGACACGGCGATACCCGAAGAACATATCCATCGGAACGGTGACGTGAACCAAGTCGGACAGTATATCAGGCGTTGGATTTTGTAAATTGTCTTTACTCATTCTCATGTAGACATGGGCACGGGCCGACCAAGACGCCTCGACCAGTCGGATTAGTGCTGCTCGGCTCAGGCGAGTGCGGCCTGCTGACTGGAAGCGGATCGACTTGTCCTTAAACATGGCATCGATGCGTTCGGGAGCTTCGTTCAAGGCTCGAACGCGAGCAAACCCCTTGGCGTCCGGAGCTAGGGCCGGATCTAGAAACTGCGCATCGGTTCCAAAGATATTTACGACCTGCTCGCTGGTCAAGGCGATGTTTGACGGTTCCATGGCGCAGGCCCGCATCTCGTCGAAGTAGACAGAGACATCCGAGGTCCACTGCTGACCAGATGGAAGGTGAGAAAAGGCTTCGTGGGTGATCAGAACGACCGAGCCCGGCTTCAAGGCGGGCAAACCCTCCTCGTCGGTTCCAGGCCGGGGCTTGGCTCCAAGCGCAATAGATATCTCACGATTCATCGTGACCTTGCGAAGGGTGTTCCTGGCCTCGTCGGTGATCGCGTAGATGTAGTCGTCAGCCTCTTGCTCGGTGAACAGACCAGCGGCTGTGGACTTCTCTCTGAGCGAATCGTGAACTTGATTCAGCAGTCTGTAGGTTGGAGCGCAGAAGATAGTGACGCGAGTCTTCCTAGCATCTTCGTCTTCGTTGGCGTGATATGCCTCAAGCCAGCGCAGTATGGAGATCTCGATCCAGTGTGTCTTACCGGAACCGGGTAGAACCGATAGGTAGTGAATGACGGTTTCGGGTAGGCGTTTCATGGAGGTTTGAGGTTTGTGTTGCGGCCTATAAACATGGGGAGCGTGTTTGCGCAATTAACAAGTCGCGCTGGACAAACACGGTTGAATACCCAAAAGAAGTGTTTGCAGTGGGCATCGCTTATTAAAAGTTCAAAACGTGTTTGGCCACCTTCCCCTATATAATATGTTTCTTATAGGGATTACTGGCCAAACACGTTTTCAACGTAGGGGCCGTTATAACACCCATTTGGAAGTATCCCTATACGGGGATTGTTTATAACACCTTTTCAAAATCAATCAAAATTCTAACGACTGAGTCCCGTCAGGGCTCAGGCGCAATCACCTGAGCGTAAGCGAAGGTGATGACGGAACGAATTCCGTATCCACACTCCAGTTGGGATGTGGGATCCTGGAAACCTGAGTATCGTTCATTTCGGCCTGCGGCCTCATTCACGCGCCTTCGGCCCTTCGGGACCTCAGTTGGAATTAGAAATTCTTTGGAAAGGATAAACCCTTCCCTAAGACAGAAACGATAGATTCCGCGATGCCAGCGATGTCCGCTGCAAACACTCCTGGATTCCAGGAAAAGATGCCCATTTTTCACCTGTATGGGCAAACCCTGCTAGACGCGGAAAACCCTTCGTTTTAGACCGTCCAGGAACGAATAGGACGTCTAGTTTGGTCTAACCCGCTGGCCGGAGGCCGAACCTAAACTAAGCCACCGGGCAAATCTGCCAAAACCCCAGAAATATAGACAAAACCCTTGCGCTGATACTGTTTTGAGCGTATAATGAGCTCAGGGGGTCGTTTTGTCACGCACCACCCGTAAACTGCCCATTTTTGGAGCTTTGCACCATGAAACCACGCACTCGCACCCGCTTGCTCGCGATTCTCGGCAACATCGCCGTTCTTGCGATCTTCGCCTTCATCGGCGTTCTCATGGGTCTGGGGTTCCACTGATGAACGCCCCGACCGCCAAAACCGCGTTCCAGTCCACGTCGCCCTGCGGGGTCACCTGGACCAATCAGCGGGTCGCACTCCAGAAAGACATGGTCTTCGGCGTGTGCGTCCTGTCTGAAGAGGGTTGGAAGCCCCTCGCTTGGCTCAGCCGCGAAGACCTCGAAATGGTCCGCCGCCTGTGCGACCGTCACGCCGGGAACCCGTTCGCTGCTGATCTCGACCACGCGATCAAGGTGGCAACGTGAGCAAGCGGTTCAAGATGACCGCCGCCGAGCGCAAGGTTTGGAAGGCAGAGAACCCTCGCTATCAACGGCCTCCCGATCAGGTCTGCGCTCACTGCGGCGCTCGGGTTCCCGGCTCTGACCTTGGACTGCTCTCGCAAGCGATTCAAGGTCACAAGCCTGTCTGTTCATACGAGTGCAACAAGGCACTCGGTCAAGTCGAGTAATTCCGTCACGTCCCGAAAGGTTCACCATGTCTAAAGATCACATCCGCGATCACACCATGTCCTCCCCCAAGTTCGACAAGAGCTTGCCCACGCCCAAGCACTGGATGACCGTCCCGTTTCCGTACGAGCACACCTTGATCAGCTCGATCGAGGAAAAACGGCAGCGGCAAATCCTCGGGAACGGCAACGTCGGCAACCTGACCGACATCCTGTGGACCTTCCCTTTCGGAGAGCACCCCACCTGGACGGCGAACGCGACCGATGACCCGGTCGCTCTGATAATCCACTTCCCGGATCCGCTGAAGCGCTTCTCGCATTCGCTCGCCGATCTGCCGCTCCAGCGCGCTCGTCTTTGGGTTCGTGCGTTTCTGCGCTGGGAAACCGACCCGGCTCGCAAGACGCAGCTTCTCGAACTGAGCGAGAAGGTCCTTGACCGGCGCTCGGCCGAGTACAAAGCGCACCGCGACTCCAATCGCGCTCTGCCCTTCGGCGGTGTTCTGTACTGCAAGGATTCCGCCACCGGCGAGTCCGACCTCTGCGTCCAGTCCGAAGAATTCCCGACGCTCACCCCGTTCGAGAGTTTGAACCTGTCGCAGATGGACGACCACATCCGCCATGTGCAGCGCATCGCGTCGCTCATGATTACCAAGCGCCGTCTCGCTTGCGCACAGTTCGCGCAGAAGTGCGCCGACGGCTCCCTGTTCAAGTCGGTCTGATCCACCGCCGCCCAAAACCGTAAATCTGGGGCGGCTCTTTGTTCCATCGTCACCATCCTTAGGAGAACCATCATGGGCTCACGCATTTCCATCCCTCTCGTCAACCTGCTCGGCAACCCGGAAGTTCGCGTCGAGCTTCGCACTCTTGCCGATCAGGACGCTCCTACCAATCTCGTCCACGAAGCCGTCATCCACTGGCCGAACAATCACCTGGAGTGGGTCATGAACTACTCGATCCACGAAGGCAAGATCGAGTTGGAAAGCGACTGCAACCTGATGCGCTACACCGAGGAAGAGCGCTTGGACTTCCTCGGTCCGCTGTTCCAGAACAGCGTCTCCTTCAACGTCATCGTCGGCTAAGGAGCCCAAACCATGGAAAGCCTTTTCGCCGATCCTCGCATCACTACCGCTGCCAGTCAGATCGCGTCTATGGTTCTTGGCGGTCCTTGGCCTGTCTACTTCAAGGTTTCGGGCCTGATGGAAAGGGTCATTCAGAAGCCCAAGCCCGTTGCGCCCACTGAAGCCGAAATGGAGTTGATGGACCAAGACCCCGACGCCCTCGCCCCGCATGTCGTTTGCGAACGCGATCGTCTCATAAAGACCTTCGCTCGCAACACGCGCGACTATCGCCACCTGAAGGAACACTTCATCGCGGCACTGACCGAGGCCCTGCAAGCGAAGTCCGTTCGTGAACTGTGCCCTTGCATCATCTCGCAGGTCGGCGCTATCCGCGAAGCCCACGACGAGGCCTACGTCGTGCTCCGCGAGCCCGAACAAAGCGAGTGCTACGTTCTGGCCCTGTAAATTTCCCCCACGGCCCTTCGGGGCTTTCTTCATCATCACAGAAAGACCATCATGTCCACATCCAAGCCCATGTCGCGTTTCATCCCCAAAGCCCGAGCTGAGGAGGATGCCGTTGCCAAGGTCTCCGCCAAAATGGAGCGCGAGCGCGTCCGCGCCGAGACCGCTCGCAAACACGCCTACGAATGGGAACTCGCCCGCTTGAAGGCCGATGAATCCGTGATTCACTTGATCGAAGCTGTCAACACTCAGGCCAAGCGTTACGTGACGCTTTCCAAAGACAAGCGCGGGCTCCAGGCTTCCGTCCGTAAGACGGCCTTCATCACGGACATCGTCTTCTGGTGGCCGACTACTGCCCAAAATCGCAAGTCGCATCTGCTGAGCGACTTCACGATCACGCAGGGTCGCCGCATTCTGGCCGCGTTGACCCACTTCAACGGTGGACGCAAGCAACTCCTCAAGGAAGCTGCCGAGGCGGTCTTCGCTGTCAAGAAAGCCGAACTCGCTAAGAAGCGCGAGATCGCCGACTCGACTCAGGCTACTGAGCCCGCGAAGCGCAAGTCCGTCAAGATCATCCGTGGCACCCCGAAGGCTCCGGTCATTTCGCATCCGGACGAGGACGACAACCGCGACGGCGGTGGGATGCCTGCTGCCAAGCCTGCCCCGTTCGTGAACGCCTACGAAGAATCCAAGGCGTTCGTGAAGGAAGCTCTGAAAGTCATCAGTACTCCGCTTCCCGCAGATAGCCTGCCTCCGGCAGAGGGCAAAACCAAGGATGCCCCACCCAAGAAGTGGAGACACGGCTCTAAAGCTTCCAAGGAGTTCGTCGACATGGCCGACGCGGCCTTTGCTCGGCTCCGTGACGTGATCCGACCTGAAGACCGAGCGGACACCGACGTGATCGATGACAGCCACGATCAGCAGGACGACGATCCGTCTGTTCCGCGCGACCCCTACGCGGAGGCGTTGTATCTCGCGACCCTCGCGAAGCGGCAAGGCAAAGCCCGCGAAACCAAGTTTGATACCTCGTTGATCCTGTCTCCATCGGAGTTCAGCGACATGGTCGACGAGATCTTCGCTCGGCTCAAGAACCACCGTCGTGATCATCCGGCCTACCGATTCGTCACCTTCTTCTACGCCGCCTCGGGTCTCAAGTACGAGCGTTCGTGTGAAGTCGGGCTGCAAGCGCTCCCGCTGGAAGTTGTCGAAGTGACCAAACGGTACGTCGCGCTCTCGCACCCAGACCTCGACGTTGCGGTTCTGTACGAACGGGCGACCCGCGTCGTTCACATCAGCATCTCTGGAACCATGATGCGCGTCGAGGCGGGCGACCCGACCTGGAAAACCTTCGCTTCCTGGGAAGGCCCCAATCCGCGCAACGAATGGGTCCTGCTGCTGATCGACGACGGCACAGGAAAACGCACTTCCGAGCGCACCGTTCCGTGGATCTACACGCAACTCAAGAAGTCCGTTAGCTTCCAACTCTCCTGACCCACCGGGGCTTCGGCCCCTTCCTCCACCATCACCTCACCACAGAAAGCGCATCATGCCCAAAGCCACAAAACTCTCCGTCAAGCAGGCCCGCGACCAGGTTGAGTTCGACAAGGAACGCCACCTTCTGAACTCGTGGAGCTACCTCGACATGCGGTCGTTCGTCACGAATCGCTTGCAGGAGCTCTCGCGCTGCAAGATTGCCAAAGACCGGAAGCGCCTCGCTTGGGGGATGACGTTCACCAACAACGCCCCCGACATCGAGATTCACTTTCCGTCCAACGATGGCAACCACCAGTTCCATCTGCTGAGCGACTACAGCGTGACGCGTGGCCGCATCATCCTGAAGGTTCTCGCCTCTTACGAAACGAGCCCGGCTCTCATCGAGCGCTTGCAATCGACGGCCAACGTCATCTTCGAATCCAAGCGCGCTGCTCGCAGTAAGAAGGTTCTGGTCACCGAGGCCACTTCTCCGCCTGTCGCTCCGCCTGCTTCGGCAGTCCAGGCGACCGAGACCACGACGCCGGACATGATCTCGATGGTTCTGAAGGTCAAAGCGAAAGCGGACCCGGCCTTCCCCAAGGACGCGACTGACCACGAGCAGGACCTGTTCGTCTCCGGCTACATCGCGGCTCTTCGTTCTGTCCTCTGCTTCATCCGGTTCGCCAGTAAGGGGGCAGCATGAAAGCCTTCGACACTCTGAAAGACAACTGGCGGTTCTTGGCGGTCAACCTGACACCGACGGTGACCCTGATTCTGGCGACGCTCTGCACTCATGTTCTCTTCCAGGTTGAGTCGCCCGTTCTGGCTTTTAGCCTTCAGGCTTGGGTCTCGGTCCAGTGGCTACTTCACGGTCTGTCCATGAACAAGGTTCTGTTCTTCATGGATACCCGGCGAGCGCGTCGAAAAGAGACCCTCGAACGCGAGGTAGATTTCGCCGACATCGTCGAAGGGTTGAACGCGGCGCAAACAGAAATCGCGGTTCTGCTGGACGATCTTCTGCGCCTCACCACAGAGACGGGTGCTCTGCCCTCGGTTCAGGTCGCTATCGTGAACCGAGATGCCACCAAGCTGATCACAGCCTATCAACGCAAGATCATCGACCTGATCAACTTTGTCAACAAGAATCCCGACCCCAAGGTCTTCTATCGCTCCAAAGGCAAAGGAAACTGAAATGCTTGATTGCATCCCCAAGTTCGAGAACACCGAACAGCAAGCCGAATTCGTGCAGGCCCTCAAGGCTTATCCAATTCCCACCACTGAAGAGTTGAAATCTGCGATGTCGTGGTTGAACACCCTGAGCAAACCCGACCGCTTTGAATTCATCGAGTTCTACCGGGGTTTGTATCCAAATCACCACGGCACGGACGCCATCGGCGTTTCCCGCTTTTGGCGTCTGCGGGTTCGCCCCCTGCTCCCACAAACCCCAGCCTGAAAATAAACTGGCAAATACCCTGAATTCTGTGGTAAAATAACTACATGGGCAGGGTATTCTTTCCAACCCATATTTATGGCCCCGCCGCCCGGTTAATAACCCGGCAATTTCAGCAACCCGTTTTCATCCACCACCCCGGAGTTTTCCATGGCATCCATCAAGCCCGTTCCCGCCAAAACCGCCAAGCCTGCTGCGAAAGTCGCAGCCAAGACGGCTGTGCCAGCTCCCGCTGTGAAGCGCGGATTCCCCGGTCGCAAGACTGCCGATGGCGAAGCGGTTCCCAAGAAGCCGCTGACCAAGGCCGAAGCCAAGGAGAAGGCCGAAGCGGCCGCTGCTCGCGTCGCTCTCGTCACGCATCAGGCACCGGACGGCTTCAAGTCCTGCACGTTCGATCTCAAGTTCCGCACCCTGCACGACGGCACCATTGACCCGCAAGTCAAGTGCGAGGCCATCTCGGGCAAGTGGGACAACCCCGAAGCGCGTCGCGTCGACATGTCGTTGTACGACACCCAGACCATCATCGGCATTGTGTCACGTCTGTCGGCGATCATGTATTCGACGAACGCCACGCGCCGCCTCCCCGCTGACGCTGCATTCTCGATCATCGGTCGTTCGGGTGCGAACGGCGAAGGCAACCTCGTCTTCTCATTCCGTCAGGTCGCTCGCGGCAAGGCCACCAAAACGGGCATCACGTGGGTTCCCTACACCGACAAGGCTGATCCGCTCTATCGAAAGTTCCGCCGTGCAACGCGATTGCTTCGCGGCGCGTTCGTGGACGCCAAGCCGATGCCTTCCATCACGGAAATGAAAGCGATGGCGAAAGCCAAGCTCGGCAAGGACGAATCGCTGTAAAACGAATTGAAGGTGCGGTTAATAACCGTGTCACAATCGCAGCGTCAGCATAAGGGTCAACGCTGTGCATCCCATCCAAATCCCTTGCATCAACTACCTCGAGGTTTTCCATGTTCAAACTCACCATTGTGGCCCTCTCGGCCCTGCGCGTCATCGCCGCTGCTCCCCAGCGTCTGCCCGGCAAAGGCAATGACCTCCGCGACGTCGGCGGTCAGCTCATTTCGGTCGACGACATCGTCGGCGTGGACAGCGACGGCAACACGCTCGTCGGTGGCGTCGCTTCGCTCAGCTACCTGTGCGAAAGCGTTTCCAAGATCGAAGGCGTCTACCAAGTCGAACTCGCCGACGGCGGCAAGGCCAGCTTCAAGGAAGTCCCCGGCGTGAAGATCAGCGTCGAGACGGTCGAAGAGGCTGAGGAAGAAGTCGAGCCCGAGCCAGAACCCGCTCCGGTGCGCGGCAAGAAGCGCAAGCCTGCGCCGGAACCCGAGCCGGAAGAAGACCCGGACTTCGAGGACGACCTCGAAGAAGAACCCGCTCCGGTGCGCGGCAAGAAGCGCAAGCCTGCTCCCGAGCCGGAACCCGAGCTCGACGATGACCTCGAAGCCGATCCGGAAGACGACGACGGTGAAGGCAACGATGACCTCGACGCCGAGGAAGACCTCGAAGAGGAAGAGCCCGCTCCGGTGCGCGGCAAGAAGCCCAAGGCCAAGACGGCTGTCTTTGACGAGGAACTGGACGACGGCGAAGGCGACGATGACCTCGAAGAGGAACCCGCTCCTGTCCGTCGCGGTGCCAAGCCTGCTCCGGCTCCGGTTCGCGCTGCCAAGCCCGCTGCGAAGCCCGCTGGCAAAGCATCCCGCTTCGACTTCTGATCGGCATCACGGCGGCTAGTGAGGGCTTCGGCCCTCGCTCAACATCACCCATCCTTTGGAAGTTTTCTCATGACCCCAAGTACCCAATCCGGCGATGCCGGTTCCAGCACCATCCTGCAGGCGGCGTCCGCCACGCTCGCCGCCTCGCTCGATGAAGTCCAATCCGATCTCGAAGCCGACTCCGACGAGACTGACGAAGACGGCTCAGGCGAGCACACCACCGAGACCGTCAGTCTGACCTTCCCAACGGCGGTCACGCCTCCGATGTCGTTCCTGGAAACGGGCGAACTTCACGAGCCGTGGTCCATCGCTTTCTACAGCCCGACGTGCTTGATCTGCACGGGCGTCAACCCGCTCGGCACCAAACCCGTGGAACGCATGAAGTGCCGCCCCGAGAAGAACAAGCTCTGCCCGTCCGGTCAGGTCATGTTCGAGTTCACGGGCGCACGGCGGCTGGCTCTCAGCCGTCTGCAGAATGCCAAGGAAAGCAAGGACGCCATCGCCGTCATGGCGGAAGTCCAAGCCATCATGGGCAACGAGCGGCTCACCGAGGCCGACCGCAACTCCATCCTTTCCACCTGCGGGATCATCTGATCCAGTGAACCTTCTGCCCGAGGCACCCGTTATGAGCGGGGCTCGGGCAATTTCATTTCCGCATCAACCAGGAACTATTGTGGCAACAAAGATTGAACTCGTTCGTGTGAATGGCGTCTGCTACCCGATGTCCTCTGCTGACATCGAAAGCCTCTCCGCCGCTGGATACCCTATGTGCCGCATCTCGCAGACGGCGCTCGACGCCATCCGCGCGATGTTCAAGAAGTCCGATCTGGAGTTCGAGGTCTACCCTTGGGAAGACACCCACCCGGAACTCATCCGGCACTTCATATCCATGTGCGATCAGGACTTTGATCTCGCTGGCAAGGTCACCCTCGACCCAGCCTACGATCCGGTCAAGCCTTCGTTCCGCGTTTTTGTGCAGGAACAGGAACACGTTGAACCCGACACCCCCTCGATTGAAGAAATCGCCCGCACCCGCCTCGCTCGCAAAACCCAGAAGCACCCGATCCAGGTTCAAGACCTGAGCAAGGCCATCGCAGCGGCCAAGGCCGAGCAGGAACAACTCGTCGCGTCCAACGCTTTCGAGACCCGTCTCCTGCCTCGCCTTCAGCGGTACGTCGGTCAATACTGCTTCCGCCTCGTTCACACGAAAGCGTCCAAGCCACACGACGGTGGAACTCTCCATCAAGTCGATTTCCGGTACGAACCGGACATGCCCAATCACACCTTCTACTCATCCGCACCCGACATCAAGTCCGAAGCCTACCTACAGCTCGGCATGTACTATCGCGTTCGCTTCGAAATGAAGACGATGGAAATCGACGGCAAGTTCAAGCGCGTCTTGGGCATCGCCGCTCAAGAGCACATCAATGGTGCATGGCAAGGCCCCATGCTCCCGCGCATGTTCCCCGTTCGCGACGTTGACCACGCCAGCGCCCGCGAACTCGTTTCCTTCATCATGGGGAATCTGCTGTGACCGCCATCAAGACGTCCGCAAAGGCGTATTCCGCGGAAGACGTTCAGCATCTGGCTGGCGCCGAGGTCATCCGTTCCAAGCCTGCCATGTATCTCGGCGAGCCCGGCCCGGCCTGCGCGTTCACAGTCGTGCGCGAAGTTGTGGACAACGTGGTTGACGAGGCCCTCAACGGTCACGCTTCTGCCTGCCTGCTCTACGTCGATACCACCGACAAGACGAAGGCTGTCTACACGGTCGCCGACAACGGTCGCGGTATCCCGATCGGCATGTCCACGGTCACCGACGCGGTGTCCGGCACGACCCAGAAGCTGCCTGCGCTTCAGGTCGTCACGGGTCTGATCCACGGCGGTGCCAAAATGGGTCAAGCCGGAACCGCCTACGAGGTCAGTCGTGGCTCACACGGCGTCGGCATCAAGGGCACGAACTTCACCGCCAAGACGTTCGAGGTCTGGTCGTGCTTCAACGGGAAGTGGCAGTACATCGCCTATCGCAACGGCAAGCTCGTCGTTCCGGTCAAGGCGACGAATGCGCCTACCCTGCCGCACACCGCCAAGCCCGCAACCCGTGGCACCGTCGTGAAGTTCTCTCCGGACCCGGCCATCATCGGTGCGGATCGGTTCCCCCTCGTGATGTTCGAAGAGTGGGCGTCTGTCGCTGCCTACTTCACGGACGGCCTGACTGTGACCATCACCGGCAAGGGTATCGAGCGCAAAGACTGGAACTTTCCTGAAGGCCCGGCCACGTTCGTGTCGACCCGTGTCGGCGAACTGCAATCTGAGCTGATCGACAGCAAGATGCTGACGGTGCGTAACGCGCTCTGCGATGTCGTGCTCGGTTTCTCGAACTACGACGGCTGCGACTTTGCTGCCTTCACGAACGGCCTGCGCAACCCGGACAAGGGCGTCCACTTCGACGGGGTCTTTGGCTCGCTGATGAAAGCCATCACGCCGTTCATCACTGCCCGCCAAAAGTTCGGACTGGCGGAGCTGAAGGAAGGCGTCGTGGGTCTGGTCAACGTCAAGCTGTCTGCCCCCAAGTTCTCCAGCCAGACCAAGGACAAGCTCGTCGATGAACGCGCTGGCAAGCCGCTGCGCGACCTGCTTGAGGTTGAGTTCGCTGCGTTCTTTGCTGCGAACAAGGCGATGGCCTCGCGCATCACAGCCAGATGCTCGGAGTTGGCAAGCGCCCGCGCAAAGTTCTCGATGACCAAGAAGGCGCTCATGGATGTCAAGAAGGCCATCAACGGCGCCCTGCCGTTCAAGGCCATGACCGCACCGCACGCCCGACCGGAACAGCGCGAGTTGTATCTGCTCGAGGGGGACTCGGCATCGGGAATTTGTCGCGAGGCCCGCAATCCCACGTTCCAGGAGGTCCTTCCTCTTCGTGGCAAGCTGAAGAATGCCTCTCGCACCGAAGAGGCCAAGAACCTCGTGTCGAGTTCCACTGTGCTCGATATCCTCACCATGCTCGGCTTCGATCCATCCAAGCCTGACTACATGGACCATCTGCGAGTCAAGAACAAACTTGTCATCCTCACTGACCCTGACCCAGACGGCCCGCTCAACGGCTCGGCCACGTTGCAGGTTCTCGTTCACTCGGACAAGAGCTGGCACACAGTCACGATGCGCGAGCTCCACGAGTCTCTGCTCTGGCAGGAACTTTCCTACTCGGTGGTGGCCTGGGATCACATCCACCAGAAGTTCGTTCTGGCCCCGGTCTCTGGCACGAATGCCGTTGACCTGAAGCCGACCGACGATGTCTGCCAAATCGACTTTGGAACCGCTCGGTACTGGACCACACCGAAGCATCGCTGGGTCGCAGCCCGCACTGAGATTGCCCCCGTTCGCAACGTGAACTACGAAGGCCAGACTCCACACGAAGGTCAGCTTCAGTTCGTCACTTCCGACAACCTGAAGACTGGTCTCGGTGTTCTCGCCGCTCGTGAAGTTGGCCGGTACGGTCGCAAGGTGGAGCTGTTCCAACCCAATCACTTGCAGACCCTGTTGATTCCCAACTCCTACGGCACCGAACCAGACCTCGTGCGCAAGTTCAAGGTGCAGAAGGTTGGCGAACGCAACGACCTGAAGCGGCTCTACTGCCTACAGGTGCCGAAGTATCACAACTTCGTTCTGTCTTCTGGCGTCGTCTCCGGGAATAGTCACATCAGCACGTTGATCCTCAGCCTCATCTACAAGTTGATGCCTGAGATGTTCGCCAAGAAGATGGTCTATCAGTGCATCGCGCCGGAGTTCTACGCGATGGTCGGCAAGAAGGCGTTCTACGGCATGAAGGTCGGCGATCTGCGCACCAATCTGGCCGAGGCCGGAGCATCGCCCAAAACCGCCCTTCACCACATCAAGGGATACGGCGAGCTTCCGGCCAAGCAAGTCGAGGAGGTCGCGTTCAACCCGGCAACGCGCCGCATCATGCGCATCGAGATCGTCAACACGGATTCCGGCGTTGAGTTCTTGAGGTTAATGGGCAAGGAAGTCTCGGCCCGCAAACTCCTCCTGGGAATCTGACATCATGGCTACTCGTCCCGCTCCTCGTCCGGTCCGCCGGACGCAATCAACACCGACATCAGGCCGTCCGGCCGTCAAGCCCACCGAGCGCGTCGCTCGCCGCCGAACTGCCATCTCGGCTCACGAGGCTGAGATGAGCGAACGGCTGGAAGGCGTCCAGGACTTGCTGGAGTTTGCCAACGACGCCATCCTGCGCTACGGCACCAAGACGAACGAAGACCGGGCCATCCCGGCCTATCAGGACGGATGCAAGCCTGTCCAGCGCCGTGCCATCTACGCGGCCCGCCGGGTCGTCAACACAAGGCAAGGCAAGACGGCTCGCTTGGTCGGTGAGGTCATCGGTACTCTGCACCCGCACGGCGACGCTTCTATCTCTGACGCCATCTCGACGATGGTCACTTCCGAGGTTCCGTGCTTCGAGGGGTTCGGGAATTGGGGCTCGCTCCTCGACCCGCCCGCTGCCATCCGGTACACTGAGCTGAAGCTCAGTGTCTACGGCCATCAGTTCCTTCACCCGAACTATCTGCCGGTGATACCGATGGTCCCGAACTACGACGACCAGGACACTGAGCCTGCCTTCCTGCCTGCGCTTCTGCCGAACATCCTGCTCCAACATGCTTGGGGCATCGGGACCGGTGTGAACACGATTATCCCCGCGTTCACGCCGACGTCGCTTCTCCCGGTCATCATCGACCGCATGAAAGGCAAGGAGTTCACAGCGGCGGAGCTGGTCAAGCGACTGGAGTTCATGTGGTCATGGGGCGGCAAGGCATCACGCGACAAAGCCAATCTGCAACGCATGGCGGCGCTGTTCACCGAGACGAACAGTGAGACCATCCACTACGTTCCGCATATCGAAGTGGACGAGGCCAAGCGAACCATCACCATGTTCGGCGCCCCACCGAACCTGAAGCTGGACACCTTCGTGAAGAAGGTGCAACTGCTGAAGCCAGTGGCTTCGGTGGGCGCCGACAAGAAGGGCGTCGCCTACACCATTCGGGTCAAGCGAGGCACCTCAGATCAGCTCTGGGCTTTGCTGGTCGCGCGAGTACGCGAACTCGCCAAGTCGAGTGTGTCCTACGCCATCTACGTGGCGAAGCGCACCCCTGTCGAGGAGACCAAGTTCAAGACGACCTTCCACCGGTTCTCGGTCATCGAACTCATCAACGCCTGGATCGAGTTCCGCCTCGTGCTCGAAGTGCGCTCGCTCATGTACCGCATGGAACGTGTGAAGGCGCAAGTGACCAGGCTCAAGCTGATGATGCTCGCAGCTGACAACCTGACCAAGGTTTTTGCTGCGCTCAAGTCGAAGGACCCTGACACTCATCTGGTCGCCAGCATGAAGATCACGCTCGAAGAGGCAGGCATCATCTTGGGGATGCGTGTCCGTCAGCTGTCAACCCTCGACCGCAACAAGTGCGCCAAGGCCAAAGACGAACTCGTCGAAGCCTACGCTCAGTTGAAGGCCGCGACCAAGAACCCGGCCCCCGGTGTGATTGCCTATCTGCAAGCCGCCCTCCAGGCGTTCGAGCAGTCGCAGTACATCATCACGAACTGCGATCAGTGGCGTCTCAAGTCCAGCGCAGCAATGAACAAGGTTCTGTCGTTCGCCGACGGCACCGACCAAACCGAAGGAGAGCAAGATGACTGACAAACCTAAAGACGAAATCCAGCCGATGGACGCCACGAATTGGGCACCGCTCACCGCGATCCGTCCTGAATACGGGCCGGTCGGCCGCATCAACTTTGGACCACTGGACAAAGGCCCACGCTATCCGGAGCAGATGTCCAAGACCGTACAGGTCACAACCGCTGGCGTCTGGCCCGGCACCATCGCCTCGGGAGAGATCGAGCGTCAGCAACGCGAAGCCGAGATGAAGGACCGCGCCAAAACCAGGATTGTCTGTGCGGCTATCCGGCTGCACGACGGCACCGTCCTTCTCGGTGCCCGTCACTACGACGGCCTGATGGTTGAGGCCTTTCGGTTATGGAACGTGGCGCAGTCTTCAGACATTGAGTTCCGCAAGGATTACGCCCGGTCCCTGCGCGCTCTCTTGGCCGAAGAAGGCTTCGTCGATCAGCGCGGTGCCTTCTACGATCGCAAGGCTGCTCTGGAGATCGCCCAAGCCGCTGGTCAACTCCGCTGGCCTAAGCCGCACCCGGAAGACGGGCTCAACTCAACCGACCTCTACTAGGACCCACCATGACCAAGATTACCGGACATCCTAACGACCTCATCATGCAACACTGCATGAACTGGATGGGCGCTCCCCGGCCTGAGTTCGTCTCGACGTCGCTGTTCGCTGTCATTCGCCAAGACCTGATGAAACAGGCTGAGCTCCGCGAACGCGATCTCGCCAAAGCCGCAAAGGACTACATGCAGAACCTGCCGCCTCCACACAAACCTTTGGACGCCGCGCTCAACGTCGCTCGCTATGTAGCGGCTCAGCGTTCACGCTCTGAGAGCTCGCAAATCCACGTTTTTGGCGTCCGCGAGTGGAACGGCGAGGCCCGTGACCTGGAGCATGCTGCCGAACAGGCCAACGAAGAGGTTGAGGCTGCGAACGCTGCCGCCGACCCGGCGTGTTAATGGCACCGTATCAACAACCCGAAACGGACCCTGTCTAGCCACCAACTTCAACACTTTTATTTCGCAAATTTCTCCAAAAAGACTTGCACGCCCATGGATTTAGGCGTAAAATGAACTCATGGGGCAACCACAATCCCACCCCAAACCGCCAAACAAAGTCGCCGGGCTTTGCAAGGCACACCATCCCACCCGGCATCATCCCTCTGGAGTTTACCATGTCGAAATCCCTCAACATCGCCCTTCGTGCTGTTTCCGCTGCTGCCGCAGCTCTGGTCAAGGCTGAAGCCGCCCTGAACGCCGCTCTCGGCACCGAAGTCGCAGCTCCTGCTGCCGCCAAGGTTGCCAAGGTTGCCAAGGCTCCGGTCGCCGAGGTCGTGGCCGAAAAGGCTCCGAGCAAGGCCGCTCTGCGTCGCGCTGCCAAGGCTGCTGAAGCCGAAGCTGAAGCCGCCGCTGCCGCCAAGGCTGAGCGCGTCGCCGCTCGCAAGACGGCCAAGGCCACCGCCGAGACCATCGAAGCCAAGCCTGCCAAGGCAGCGAAGGTCGCCAAGGCTCCGGTCGCCGAGGTCGCCGCTCCGGCTGCCAAGGTGGCGAAGGCTCCGAAGGTCGCGAAGGTCGAGGCTGCTCCCGCTGCCAAAACCGCCAAGACCGCCAAGTCGCCCGCCAAGGCGCAAGCCTTCCCTGGCTTCTGATCAACGGGCTTCGGCCCGTTTCCCACCCGCACCCCGCGACGTCGAAAGGCGTCAGCGGGGTTTTTCGTTTGTTCTGCGGAGAATTTCATGCAATACGAAGCCTATGACGCCCAAGCTCGCGTTCAAGTCGCTCGGATCGTCACGCTCATTGTGGACGCGCAAAAGCCAGAATCCGCAGACCAGCTCGACGAAGCGGTCAAGAATCTGATGAGCACCGATGAGGGCTCGCTGCTCGGCGAGACGCCTTCGCTGCGTCGCAAGTTCATCGAACTTTGCAACAAAGCCAAAACCCTTTTCCGTGTCGCTGCTGGCAAAGAAGGCGACATCTCGCGCATGAAGGTGCAAGGCCGCATCATGCCGCTCCTCTCGGAGATTCTGCTTGAAGCAGACCACCTGCTGGAAAGCGAAGTCAACGAGGAATCGTCGGACGACGAAGTCCACTTGCTGACGCAATGGCGTCAGTTCTCACGGAATCTGAGTTCGCAGCTCGTTGCGAAGGGCATCGCCTACGGCACCGCCCCACTCATCTGCCGATTCCCGTTCGATCGGTCAAAGCTCAAGCGCAAGAGCATACCCAACGAGTCGTTCTGCGGTTATACCGTGCTCACGAAGCAGAACGTGCTCGGCATCGGCCTGGCCTACATTCAGGCTGCAATCGACCGCGAGTGCGAGCTGAGCGGCGAGTCGAAGAAAGCCGCCACGGACAAAGACCGCGAGTCCATCATCAAGGACATTCTCGACACCTTCATGCTGCGTCACCACGGCATGATTGTGCTCGGGGAGACCGGTCGTTCCTGGAAGGGTGGTCGCTGGTTCTGGCTGGTCGATTCCAAGGAACTTGCCATGCTGCGTCAATGCTCATACGGCAGTCCTTCGTCTTCAGGGCTCGGCTCCTGGGGATTTGCCTTCGAGGGCAAGGACGAGCTGAAGCGAGTGGCCCCTGCCTCGTCCCCGTCATCCACCTCGTTCTGAGGAGCGCACCATGAGCAACACCTTCAAGCTCGGTCGCATGACCGCGAAATGCGCTGAGGATCTGTACGAGCTCACTCGCACTGCTCCGATTGAGTGCTACAAGGCACCATTCGCATTCTTGGAAGACCCCACGGCGCCAGGACCGCAGACTTCGGGGGCGCCTGCCATCGAGTCCTATCAGGTTGTCACAGGTCGAGCAGTGTTCCATGAGGACGCGCATCGCACGGAGTTCTGCATCATCTGCGAGCCCGTCATCCCCACCGTCGATCCGTTCAAGCCGTACTTCATACTCGTTGTGGACCCGGCACGGTCATCGCGGGCGATGAAGTATCTGGTGGGGATTGTCAACGTGCTCGTGGCGCGCAAAACCGTGTTCCAGTTTGAGCCCGTCTACGCGGATGTCATTTCGAACTACGCCACGCTCTACAACCCCCTTGTCCAAGAGCCCTCGTCCGGAGGGTTCTAATGGTCGTTCACACCGGTGACTTGCCACCACCTATCCCAGCAGACGTCAGGCTTGTCCTGCCGTTCTGCTGGATCTGCAAGAGACTCTTCACTGACCCTGAGTCAATCAACAGAATCCCCAACCCTGTCGTAAAGCACACGCACCATGTCATCCCGCAAGCCGCTGGTGGAGAAGACGGTCCAACCGTCACTCTCTGCACCCACCATCACGACGTCCTCCATCGCATCGGAGAAGCCTGGACTTCATCAGTTCAAAAGACTGTCCAGTCAGGGCATACTCTGCTACACGCGCTCCCTTTACAAGAACGCCCCCGTGTGCTATACTTGGCGCAGGTCGTTGCGAGCGCGCTCGGAGCCGTTGCCAAAGACCCGAACCGTCGGTTCCCTGTTGGCACGGAACTCACGCGAGAAGAGTCGCAGCGACTTAATCAGCTGAAGTCCTTCTACGGCGTTTCTTCCAGATCGGAAGCGCTTCGTCTCGCTCTGCGAGATGCTTACTCAACACGTTTTCCCTTGCTACCCACCGTCACTAGGAGATAGATCATGGCATCATCAGCACCACGCGGCGTCCAGCGCAACGACAGCGAACGCGCCCTCAAGCAATCGGTCATCCGCATTCAGTGCGGAGACTGCTCGCACTTTCGAGGCTGCGCTCACCCGTCCATGGGAGCCCCGTGCAACACCCTCGGGATTTCCGAGTCCAGTCCCGCCCCTGATTGCTACGCTCCAAACATCGCGGTGTTCCGTTCGTTCCCGCCTGATGCAATCCGTACCCTCGCGGCGATGACAGCCGCCATGAGTCCGTCGCAGACACGGGTCTTCATGGGCCTGCTCCGCAACTCCGCTTCAGCTGAGAAGCGCGGGTTCAAACTCCTGCAGACAGTCTACTTCACCACCGGGCAAAAGGAAACGCTGTCAGACTTCTACAAGGGATGGGTCTTCGGCGTGTCAGGTGATGGGATGGTGACGCTGGTCGGTCAGCAATACCTCGACTCCGGCCGCTCGGCCCTGACCGCCGTGCTGCACAAGTCGTCGATCTTCACCAAGAAACAGTTCTCGGCGATGGTGGCTGAACGCATCCGTCGCGGCCTCATCGAGAACCCGATGCCTGACCTGTCGCCCAAGGAAGCTGCTATCGCATACGAACCGCCTACGCTTGACACCGCGCAGGAGTTCTTGGAGAGCAAGGCTGACGAGACGATCAAAGGCAAGGTCAAGGCCAAGCGGAAACTTCCCGAAGACGGAACCCTCTTCTCCATCAGCCAAAAAGCCTACGAGGAAAACTGATGTCCCATCCTTTCCGGTTTCTGCATCGTCTGCCTGTGTGGACGCTTTCATCACCCACCGAGAAAAGGAACCTGTCGGTGTCGTACGCTCAGTACGCGCTGACCGCGATATCCAGTCAAGACTGCCACGCCAAGATCAACGAAGTCTGTGTCGCCCACGGGCAGAAGCTTGTTGGTCTGGCGTCCCTCCACAAGTCCGTCCGATACAATGGCGACCTCCTCAAGGATTTCAAGTCCGCAGTTTTTGCGCTCTGGTCTGTCTACCAAGGCACGACCGTACCGTTCGAGCTGCCGAAAGCGACGCAAGCCTACGTCAAGCTGACTGTTGCCGACCCGGCCACCGACCAGTTCTTGCGTGACTGTTGGGACTACGGATGCAGGCCGCTGACGCCCGCTGGCATGGATGAGCGGATGCTCTCAGCGCTGGAATCTGCGGACTTCAACACCTACCTGCGGAAGTTCATCTACCGCAAGATGCGGTTCATCCTGGACAGCTATGCGGTGACCGATGAGCAGATCATTTCCGACCTGAAGAGTAGCGCGATCTTCAACATGCTCCGGGTCTATCCGCACTGGCGAAACCCAGGACACATGATCGCGATATCAAAGGTGGCGGCGCGCAATCGGGGTCACAACTTCATCAAAGAGATGGCGACCACCTCACGCAACCGTCTGATCAAGAACACTGATGGCACCCACTCCGCTGCCTTGATGTCGCTGGCACCTGAGGTCGCCGCCTCGCTGACCGGCTCAGAGGTCCCGGCCGCTTCCATGGACGGGTCGATGACACCGCAAGCCGAGCTCGACCTGCGTCGCAGCCTTTTGCAAGCTGTCGACGGCCTAGAAGGCTGGCAGAAAGCCTTCATCGAGGTATCCATCGGAATTCCCAACAAGGCGTTCTCTGAGTACCTCGGCGGGGAAAACGACGAACTCGTCCACTCGCTGAACTTCGGTGAGTACACGGCTCACGCGGCCAACTTCTTCGGTATCACTCAGCGTCAGGTGTCATCGCTGTATTCCGAGCTTCGCCAAAACGCTCTCTCCTAGAGGAACTCTGAATGGTCCGCATACTCGGCCTTGACCCCGGCACGAACAACTTCGCTTACTCGGTTCTGTCGTCGGACGAAGAACTTGATGAGAATGGTCTACTCATCTACCGCATCGAGAAGAGGGGTCTGATCCTCTCCACGGTGCGTGACCTGCGTTCTGGGGCCATGCGGAAGCAGATGGCAACTTTCCACGAAGCCATCTCAGAGATACTCGCCGGTAACACCCTGGACTTGTGGATCGGCGAACGCTACATGATCCGTCGAGGTCAAGGGGGCTCTGCCATCGAAAGCATCAACCTGATGCTCGGTTCGCTGGTCGCTCTGCTGGATGTACCGTGCCGCGTGATGCCTGCATCCGAGTGGAAGAACACCGTCAACAAGATTGCTCCGCTTGAGGAAACCTACGAGGCCCTCAGTGCTGGAGGGGCTCAGTTGAAGACGGACCCGGATCGCATAACGGTTCACGAGGTAGACGCGGCCCATATCGCAGCGTTCGGCATCGGCAAGGCTCTGAGCGCCCCACCGAACTACTCAATCCTTCGTCAGCTTAACGGGTGCGCTCCCACACATCTAGGCCTGACCAACAGGATCGTCAAGAAAAAGAAAGTCAAAAGGAAACCAAAGTGACCACACCAGATTGTCCTCTCATCAACGGCAAAACCGTATCCGCCTGTCCGCTCGATCGCTGTATGCACAATGTCGACGGGAACTGCAAAGCCCGGATCGAGACAGATTCGCCAGAGGCTGTCGCTGTCCTGTACGGGGTCTCTTCGCAGGAAGTTCTCTCCCGTGCTGACATGGTCTGTCGTGCGCTCGCTGCGGATACGTGGTTTGAACATGCCACGGGGCGAGGATTGACGGATGGCACCGAGCGTCACTTTGCTGAAGCCACCAATCTGGAAAGAACTGAGGAGTTCAACGCCTGGAATACGTCTTCCTACACCTTCCCACAGATCATCTCGGTCATCGAATACATGCGTTCACAGGTAGGAACGCCCTGTTAATATTCACGCCAACCACCTTTCACCATCAGCTCAAGGAATACTATGTCCAAACCTTCCATCCGTTCGTTGTCGCTCGCTGAGCTGACTGCCGTGCGAACTGGCCCGATTTTCGTGATGAACACAGCGAGCTCGGTGGCCCCTCCCGGTGGCGACGTTCACATCAACGTCCCGCGCTCGGACGGCCAGTCGGCTCCTCCGGTCTCCATCCCGGAAACGTGGCTCCCCGTTGACCTGTGCGCCTCAGCTCCACGCGCCGCCATCCTTCGCTCGACTTCTTTCATGGGAGCCCTGAACAAGGGAACCATCATGGCGATCAGCGCCGAAGACGCTCAGCAACTGCTGAACTTGCCGAGCGCTGGCGTCGAGAAGGCCCGCCTCCGCCAGATCAGCGAAGCGCAGCGCGCCGCTCTTGCTGCTCAACGCGTCGGCCGCCAAGGCACAAGCCTCACCATCGGTGACACCACGACGTCCTCTGCCGACATGGCCGAAGACTCGAACCGCCACTCCAGCAACGACGGTGCGGCCTTCCTCGCGGGGAAGAGTCAACCCAAGAACGCTCAGCCTCTGGCACCGCTGATCCCCTCCTTTGAGGAGGACACCCTCACGCCGAACTTCAAGGCCAAGGTCAACAAGCTGGCGATCATGACCGAAGCCGAGGCGGGCAACGCCCTGCGCAACATGGGTGAGCTGGAGTTCGATCAGGTGCGCTACGTCCTCAAGATGGCGAACCCGAAGCACAAACGCATCATCGCGTGGGCCAAGACCACGCTCGAAGAACAGGACGAATGATGAACCGAGGAAACCTGGATGCCGGAAGTCGTCGTTGACATCTATCGTGTGGGTCGTCGGTGGACTTGGCGCATCCGTGCTGGCACCGATGACAATTTGATCATACGAGCACAGTCGCCTCGTTCATTCAGGAACGAGCACTTGGCTTCGGAAGACTTCAACAACTTCCGAACAATTCTGGCCTCCTCCCAACCCCTGATCCTTTCCTGACCCTCCTCCCTCCGCGCTCGGTTTCCTCCCGGCTGTTTACGAGCGCGGCTTCCCGCCCCGGTGTTGATGATCGTGCAAGGTGTGATGCACCGGGGCGTCTTTTTATTCGTTAATTCCTCATCGCCCCGTAGTGTCGAAAGATGCTACGGGGCTTTGTCGTTTCTGGGATGTCGTTGCTTCCGATTGCCATTTTTAGGCATCGTTTTCATACGGAGTTATGCCATGTCTTTGACCGTTCTCGCCACCGCCAAACCCGTCACCTCCGCTGCCAAAGCTCAGTACCCGAAACTCCTCGAATTCCTCATGGAAGCCTGCTCGCCGGAAGCCATGGACTACGAAGGTGGCGTCAAGAAGTTCGAGGACGAAGCAGCGGCGATGCTTGACCGTATGGCCCAACAGAATGAAGGCGACTTCATCTTTCTTGACAAGATGCTTTCTTCTATTCCCAAGCCTCAGTGGGACTTGGTGAGCCCGGAGTTCCTGGAAGATGCAGGCCTCGCGCTGCGGAAGGTTCTCAAGCAAGCCGAGAAGATCTGATCGAGTCCTAGAACATGCCAATCAACTCACGGACCCGAGCGCGCACCCTCCCGCCGAACTACGGGTCTGTGGATGTTGCCGCTACCACGCTTCAAGATGTTCTGCCGACGCAGCGCCTGAAGTATCACAACGCTTTTCAGGTCAACGGCTTCACGGGCATCATCTACTTTCGCCTTCGCAGCGGATTGCAGTGTCACTGCCGGAGCCGTCGATCCACGTTCGAGTCACGCCTCAACGAGGACGGCACCGCGAAGCCCGGTTTCATGAACGAGCTGCTCGTTGGCGGTGAGCGCTTCGGTGTTCTGCCCTACGGAGACCGCTACGCTGATGTTCAGCCGGACGCTACGCCTCTCGGCTCGGCGGTCAACGCCATCCGCCAAGGCGCTCGCGTTCCGGTAGGATCCAAGAACGAAGGCCTGCTCTTCAGCATCGAACAACCGGACCCAGGACTGCCGAGCATCTTCGCCAGCAACGAGCCTGTCCCGAAGCAGAAGAACCAGTCGGCGATGTTCTCCGGTACGGACTCGTTCACATCAGATCCGTCGCGTGCTCAAGGCACCACGGTCGTCGACTCCGGGCTCAGCCCCTCGACAGGCCCTATGAACGACTCGGAGCTGGAAGACGTCACCACCCTGATCGACACCGGATACGGCGAGGGTTTCAACGATCTGTCCTGCCCTATCTGCATGGGCGTCGGTTTCGTCGGAGGCTACTCGGTGCTGAACGGCCACCGTCTTGTGCTCACACATTCGACACCCGGCTGCGATCTTACGGATGCTGACCTCGACACGCTGCCTACGGTAGCGCTCATCACGGGGACTCGTTCCGTCTACACCGCCATCCTTCCCGCTCATGTTCTCAGCGTCGACGCCCTTCGTCTTTGGAACGGCGCTCAGGTCATTGCGCCGCTCGCGCTCAAGGTGGACGGGTTCACTCTCGTTCAGCCTTCCGACCTGAGGCGCTTCTGCGACGGCCGCGTTCACACGTTCGACATCACGTTCGCCGAGCCAACCACCTACACGCACCTTGAGATCCAGCTGAACAGCGCCCAAAACCAAAAGCTGTTCGACCTACCCAAGACCACTGAGAGCGCTTCTCTGCAAGATCGCCTGGACAAGATGCAGGACTTCTCGGTCCTGTTCTCGCCGATGGTTCCTGTGTTGCACCCCGGCGACCTGCTCGCTGAGACGACATACAACCGCGTCTTGCAGATTCTCAACGTGTCCGGCCAGAACACCGCTCAGCGCTCTGTGCTCGGGTGGACGGCTGAGACCCGTGTGGTGCAACCGCAAGAACTTCTTTCGCTCCTCCCGCGCCACCGCAAGGAGCAACCCAATTCACCGGTTCCCGCGATTCCCCGCCTCAACCGTGATCTTTGACTTCTCAAGAGACAACCATGACCAAATCCCTTGTCACCGCTGATGACGTGAGCCAAGCAAACCCACGGGCTCTGGACGATATTCAACAGACCCTTGACCATGTCAACGAGGAGATCGACGCGCTGGAGGTTCAGTTCAAGGCGCAGATGAAGGTTATGTCGGCCCTCATGTTTGAGATCAATCAGACCGAGACGATGCAGTCGCCCACGCCACGGAGCCTGGCCGACCTCAACATCAAGGTGGAAGACCTCACCAAGCTGACCGAGAGCTACGAGATCATTGACGGTATGCAGGCCATGCTGAAGACGCTGACGGCCACCGCCTCGCAGCTTCAGGTCATGTTCCCTGGCGACAGCGGCCCGGCCAAGAAGATGCTGTCCGAGACCCTGATCCTGCAGAAGAAGGTCAAGGACCGCATCAACGACGCTGCCAAGTTCATCTCCGGTCTGGCGGCTGACAAGGCCCCCAAGGTGTTCGACAAGTTCACCGACGGCATCGGCACCCTCATCGCTCGTTGCATCTCCTACGGCGACGTGGAGAATTTCCTCTATATGTTCACCACGAAGGGTGGACAGGTGGCCTTCGCCCACTACTTCCGCATGCTCCGTGCGGTGGATGAGAACGGCAACGACTTCCCCGAGCTCTACATCGTCATCTCCATGCTCGTCGGTACTGCGCCCACGTTCTACATGACGACGCTGACCGAGATGGAAACCCCGTCGGAAATCCTCTTCGCCCGTCAGGTGAGCAACCTGCGCGAAGTGGCCCGGAGCCTGCACTCGCTGCTCGCCATGGACTCCTTCCAGAACACCATCGGTTCGACTCCTCTGCCGCTTATCATCAAGAAGGAGAAGCTCACGCCGGAGATGTTCAACAGCGCCGAACACATCGACCGCGTCTATGTGGAAGAGGAACTCGGCACTCTGGTGTTCCGACTGAAGCCCACCATCAAGGACAAGGACAGCGATCTGGCTCGGTCCATCGTGGCTCAGCTCTACACCGATACCCTGAAGATCGTCAGCAAGTTCAACGGCAAGATGCGCCCGCGCTGCACCGAACGCGACGGCCGCGTCGAAGTCGTGTTCTGGGCTCAACGCGGAGCTGAGGCCCCTGCCGCTACGGCAGATGACCTGGAAGCCCTCCAGGTCCGTTTCAAGCTCGGTGATGTTGCCACCAAGAAGATCCTGCGCATCCTCAACCGTGAGAACGCCTCCGTCAAGGTGAAGGCGGCTATGACTGCGCCTGTCCGCAACGTCGTGGACACTCTGATGAAATCCATCAAGGGTGGAGACCTGAACGAAGGCAACGGTCAAGTCGGCGACTGGCCGATCGGCGTTGACTTCATGGGTGTCTCAGAAGAACTGATCGCTCAGATCGATGCTCAGTTCAAGAAGCTGAAATTCGTTGAAGGCCCCGGTCGGCCCGGAAGCGGTCTGGTCAAGAAATTCAAGAACAAGGAGGGCACCGTCGAGGTCCTCGTCCACTGCCTGAATCCTCTTGGTGGACAACGCCTGCCCGGCTTCGATCTCCACAAGAACGCTCCGTCGACTGTCGGCATGAGCATCGTGACCGTGGACGTCATCAACACGTCGATGGCTGAGCCTGTGACGGCTGCGCGCGTGTCCTCGGCGTCCAAACCCAATTACCGTCCTTGCAGGACTCTGTCCGAACTCTCGGCGGAACTGCCCGGATCAGAGTGGGATGCCCCCTTGGATCGATACGTCGTGCCCTGCCAGAGCGCTGGCGCTCTGGTGGGAATCGTCCATATGCTCGCTCAGAAGAACTTCGAGACCTATTACTCGGCGGACGGCAACCGGGTAAACCTCATTGGACCCCACAATTTCCGCGGATCTTTGTTGTGGTACAAGGAAGCTCGTAAGGTGATGCTCAGCGGAAAGGACATCCGAGGTGACGAGGTCAGCGAACCTACCCACGCGTCCGTCAGCAAGCGCGTCAAGGCCAACGTGTACGAGTGGCAGATGAAAGCCATCGACGTCGTCAAGAAGGCTTCGCGTTCCAAGGACTGGCAGATGGGCAAGCTGCGCACTCATGACTCAGTGTCGTGGGTCTGTTGCCCTACCGAGCGCCACCTGAGCGCCGAGATCTGCCTGGACTACGTCGTCATGTTCCTGTCCCAACAGTTCGGCAACCCGGTCTTCAATGAGAATTCCGCTGGGCAAACCTACAAGTGGACGATGCCCGATGCCACCGACAAGGGCTGCACGAACTTCGTCGTCATCCAGTCTAAGACCGCTGCCAAGGGTTGCCTCACCGCGACCTTCGGTCACACGCAGTCCGGCACCCGCCGCATGTCGTCGGTCACAGCCGCTGTCACCAAGACCACCGAGCAAGCTCGCATCAAGGACAACGACGAATACATGTGGAGGCAGTACACGGGACCAAGCATCTCGCTGAACTTCCGTGGCAAGCCGCTTCCGCTGGAACGTGGCGAGAAGATCGGCCTGCGCCTGTCCTCGAATGGCAAGTCCAAGCGCATGGTGATCGAGCGCCTCGGCTTGACCCGTGTGTTCACGCTGGATGAGAATCTTGAAAAGCAACTCATCCCCAATGTGAAGATCTGCAAGGCTCCTTCCATGCTCTTCGCCTCCACGGGCAAGAAGCTGACGGCGTCGGGCGAAGCAGCCCGTGCTTCCTACGGCGATGCGCTGGATGATCTCCAGGACGCGGTGGCCCCGATGAACGCCAAAGCCAAGAAAATGTTTGAGGGCATCAAGCACGGCGTCGGCTCGGACTGGTCGCTGGACTACACGCCCGGCAACATGGACGAAGACGCAGCGATCGTGTTCAAGAACCTTGGCAACCCCAAGAAGACCTTCACGGTCAACGTGATCATCGACGGCACCTTCTGCGTCGTGAGCCGTTCCGCGTCCGGTCAGCTGATCTTCAGTCCAAGTCTGAAGTCCGTTGCCGATCTCAACAAACTCATCGGCCCCAAGCTGCTCGGTTAAGGACTTCTGATCGTGCCCCAATCCTCTGTCACCCAAATCTTCGTCAAGGACCTCGTCCCCAAGACAATCACACTCCTGGGTGACGCGGTCCTGGCCGACGACGAGACCTTCGTCTCCTGCAACCTTTCCACACTGACGCCTACCACGAGCCCTCCTCTGGCTCTCGTCGGCAGTCCAATTTTCGCGGGCGACTTCCGTTCCGTCGCCATCGACCTCACTGGCGGAACCCTCGGCACGACCTACGCGGTCAACTTCGAGCTGCAAACTGACGCCGCCCGGACAGTGATCATCACGGCGGCGGTGCTCGTCCAGCAGAACCTGATCTACCCGTACACGCAACCCGCACCGTCAGCGTTCCAGACGCTGATCGACTCCATCCAAGCGGGCGACGCGGCCTCCGGCAAGGCGTTCTTCATCATGCCCACGGGCTCCACGCCTGCGGCCTCGGGCTACGTCACCTGGGACCTGGTTGATGTTCAAGGCACCGTCTTGGCGATGGGCAACGCCTACGACTACGTCTACACGGCCGGAAGCTTCAGCGACACCGTCGAAGCGAACGCTATCGTCGCGATCCCGTCCACGGTGCCGCCTACCGAGCAGAACAGCCGCTATCAACTGCGGTGGACGCTGAATATCTCCGGTTCGGCCCCGGTTGTTTCGTACGAGAACATCCGTGTGCTCGGTCTCGGCAACTCCGAGATCGGTCTCGGTTCACCTGATCTTGTGGAGATCCTTGGTGACGTCGCCCGTGCGGAACTGATCGTTGATCGTCCGTTCCCCGTTGTCTCCTTGGAGCTTTACCAATTTGATACAAAGGTGCTCGGGCCTCTCACCGTTCCCGCTGGTCAGCCTGTCTCTTCGGGCTGGCACTACGCTACGGACGTCGCCCTGAACTCGGCTTTCGTCGCCTCGCTCGATCCGTACTCGGTCATCTGGCGGTGCGGCAACAACGCTCAGTCCTCGTCCTACTCCGAGCGCGTCAGCTCGAAGCTGTTCGTGGTGAGCCCATCAATGCTGCAAGCGGTGGACGACATCCGCTCGTTCGTGGCGAAGTCGCGCTCCACGCTCCGGGTGCAACACGACATCATGTTCGACCACGCGACGGTGATGACTTGGCTGCGTCGTGGCCGCGACTGGTTCAACGCTGCGGGCGGCATCGTCACCGAGTTCAACATGACCCGTGCTACCGGGGCGATGCGCGAGTTCTGGCTGCGCTACGCTGAGGTCGCTGCCCTGCAAGCGCAATACCTTGCTGAAGGTGAGAAGACCTTCGAGTTCTCCGGACAGGACATCACCTTGAGCGTTGACCACGCTCAGTACTACGAGTCCATGGCGAACACCATCCGTGACGGCATCGCCGATGCGGTCAAGGATTTCAAGAAGTTTGTCCAGATCAAAGGCGTCTCGGGCGGTGACGGTGATATGACCGGAATCAGCGCGGGAACCTTCGGTCACATGGGCGGCGTCGGCCTGTCCCGAAACGTCCTCTCTCCTCGGTTCCCTGGACCGAACAACCGTTACAACTATTGAACACTGGAACCACCATGAAAATCCCTGCCCAAGTCTCCAAGGCCATCAAGAACGTCAACGAGTACCTCCAGTCTCGGGGCCTGAAGTGCGATACCTGGAACGGCGCGATGCCGCCCGTTCCACCGAACATCATCATCCAGCCGCTGAAGCCCTACTACACGGTTCAGTTGAACACGTCTGATGACCAAGGCACCACTTTGCGTGGACTGCGATCCATGATCAAGATGGGATTCGACAAGAGCCCGGCCACGGACTGTCTGTACACAAAGCACACGCCCGCTGGGACGGTGCAGGTCTGGTACTCGAAGACCAGACCCGGCGTCATCAGCATTGGGGTGCAGATCGAGGACAAGACTCCTGAGTCCGTTCGCTTCTGGACGGCCATCAAGCTCCTCCCGGTCTGGAAAGATTCCAAGCCATCGATCAAGCAGAGAGAATCTGTCACGGTGTTTGAACGCGCCTGCGAAGAGTTCCGCGTGGGCTACGGCTCTGACTTGCTCGCCGTTGCCTTGAAGTACCTGATCGTCAAGGACACCACCGCAATCCGCAAGATCGCGGACACCGAAAATCAGTTCAACGAAGAAGCCGGTGAAGCTCCGAGCACTCCAGTTCGATGCGCTCAAGCTCTGTTGCAAGGCGTCTTCGCTTACATCGGTTGACCTGGAGCCAACATGGCCGACGCCTTTGACCTTTCCCGTTCCCAGCTCTTCGGCTGGAACAACCCTGCCAAGGGCGCTCGTCATGTGGCGTCGCCCTTCGAGGGCTCTCTGGTTCACGACGAAGGCTCTACCTACACGAGCGCTCCGGGCGCGCTGGCCTTCGAAAACGAGCTCGCTGCTATCTCGGACGCCTACCACATCTCTCCGAACCCGGCGGACTATTTCTTCCGCCCGGTGCCTGCGATCATCTCGGACATCCCGAATCGCAACGGCATCGGCTTCCCGCTGAAGTCCCTCACCAAGTGGAACGCTCAACAGGGTAGGCTCGCCTACATGACCTGGAAGGGCAAACCCATGTATGAGGAGCACGGGAAGTATCACCAAGACCCTGAGAACCCGGACATCACCAAAGCCCTCGGCGTCATCGTGGACGTTTCCCTGCGGCCCCTTCGCGGCTTCGGTGGCAACCGTCTGTGGAAGGTGATGATGCTCGCGGCCCTCGACCGCACTGCCAAGGAAAAGACCCACACGAAAGACCTCGTGGGGATGGTCGAGCGGCAAGAGGTTAATACCTACAGCATGGGAGCGCTCGTCAGCGCTTACACCTGCTCGATTTGCAACTCCGCCATCGGTCGCTGCACTCACGTCGACGAGGAAGACGCCACGTTCTTCCAAGTACAGAACGGCGTGATCGCTCACCGCCTCTGCTGGGACATCGAGGGCTGCGAACTGTCTGTCGTCATGGACCCCGCTGTCGGTCTCGCTGCCAGTGACTACGTCCGCCTGAAATACTGACAAGGAACACCATGATCCCGCAATACTTTCTCCCTGTCTCGACGCCGGACAACCGCGTCATCGGAACGGTCCCCATCAGCCTAACCACCTTCGATGGCACCGAGACGAGCGTCACCGTCGGCGACGTCGTCTACCCCCTGAAGCGTACTCGGTTCGAGACGCCCCGCGTGCTTGGCAAGATCATCGACTACATGGCGATTGCTGCCACGGTGACCGAAGAGCGCGCTGGCCGCTTCAAGAACTTCGCCAACTACGTCGCTCAGCAGTACGACCAGATTTGGATTCCGCTGAACAGCACGGTCAACGACCGGATGCAGACCAAGGGCGACCTGACCAAGCTGCTCGAAGGCATTCGCAAGTCATCGGCGACGTCCACTCCCGGCGTCTCGGTGCCCACACCCGGCGACCTCGCTGTGTCGTGGTATGGCAACGCACCGTTCGCCAACACGCCTCAGCAAACCTTCCTGGACCTCACTTGGGCTGCTCTGCTCGGCGTGTCCTCGGTGGATGTTCCGGCAATCGCTTCGGTCACGCTCGGCGACCTGTCCAGCCATCCCGGTTCGACCATCGACCTCCGTGCGGCGCTGGTATATCCGTCTGGCAACCCAACGATCCCCGGAGCGCCCGTTGCCACGCGAGTTCGCATCATGCGCCTGCGCCCCTCTGGTGTGACACCCGGCGACTACGTCTGGCCGCTGACGCTGACTTCCCCCACGGGTGACACCGTGACCATTACGATCACCCTGACCGTTGTCTGAGGACCACCATGAGCATTCAAGTTTACGCGACGCGAGTCGTCGCTGCAGATTCCTCACTGAAGGACGCTGCGATCCAAGCGATGCTGTACCAGATGCGTCATGAGATGATGGCAAGCGCTATCACCCTCAAGAAGTTTTGTCAGCGTGGATTTGTTGAAGACGTCCTCGATGATGCGGCTCTTGTGGACGGCGGTCCCTTGAGTGTCGTTGCCAAGGATCCGTCTCTGAGAAAATCTTTTCTGGCAATACCTTTCGCCAAGTGGGACGAGTTCTACAAGAAGAAGTTCTCAGGAAACCTATCTTTCAAGGGTCTTCTGAAGCCTGAGGTCAAGCTCCTGAAGGAAATCACGTACCGAACGGGCTATACCATCGATGTGGAAGCCCTGTCAGGTGCCAACAACTCCAACCCAATCACCCTCAAGGTGATCTCGCCCAACAAGATCGCCATCGGTTCCGGCGGTCGCGGATGGGACAGCCCGGTCTTCACTGCGCAAGATCTCGCAAGCCTCGGCATGACCGTCGACTCTGTGAAGGAGATGTTTGCCAGGTTCGGCCTTGGAACCGCGAAGCGTGAAGTTCAGCGCAAGCCCAAGATGCTCGGTCCCGATTGATACTGGAGCCCACCATGTCCGAAACCACCTTGACCGACGGCTCGCCCGTCACGCCTGACCACCGCGAGATCAACCCCGCCACGGGTCAACAGAAAGCCTACGTCGTGCTCAGCGACGAGGAACGCGCGAAGGGTTTCATCCGCCCGGTACGTGACTCCTATGTCCACAATACCTGCGGCGCTGTGACCAAGATGGGCCGCACCATCGCGGAGACCTACGCCCGCGACCCAAAGTTCTACGCTGGAACGTTCTGCTGCGTCTGCAGGGCTCACTTCCCGCTGATGCAGTTCAAGTGGGACAACACCGACATCGTTCTCGGAACATGACCGATCCCCTGAAGTGCGCTATCGTCATTGATAGATGGAAGTTTGACATCTTCCATCGGGTGCTCACGCAGTCTGGATACACCTACGAGCATATGCAAGGTCCGGTTCCCAACACGATACTTCTCTCCGTGCTGACCAACAACGCGGTCGCTCTGAAGGAAGTTGTTACGCGAGCCAACGAAGAAGCCGCCCTCACTTGGAAGACGACATGACCAATTCAGGAACCCGCGTCGTGGCTGCGGAAAACGCCGCGAAGCCCGCCGAACGGGTTCTCCTCCTGTGGGATATCTACTCGCCCACGCTGGAAGCCCGCCTCATCTCCGATCTGCTACGCCTCATCGGTACGCTGCCTCTAGGCTCGACCGTGTCAGTGATGAAAGGCGCGGCCAAGACGAACGCCGGATCCGTCCAGCGTCTGGTAGAACGTCTCGGTTTCGAGTTCAGCTACTGGAAGCCCGGTCAGCCCCTCACGGCGATCATGCGGTACTTCAAGGACACCCCGCCTGACCTTCCCGACTACGACTACGGAACCGCCGTGTTCGATCGTCCGATGGGCGGTCCTCGGTTCGAGACCACGATGCACACGCCGGACCCCGCGCCGCCCCCTCAGGTCTACGTGCCGATCAACGACCCCTATCCCAAGTTCCGCTCGCGTGTCCCTCAAGGCACTCCGTCCACCGGAAACCTTCCGTGGTGGGCATGGACCAATAACGTGGTGATCGAATAATGCAAATCGTCTACTCTGATTACATCCGTGGCATGAACGCGATGGCGGGTGGCAACTATGTCACCGCGTTCAGCATCCCTGGTCCGCTCGGCGCCTTCTTCAAGTCGGTCAAGTCGGAGCTGACCTCGCTCGCCAACGACATCAAGGTCGAGTTCAAGGACGTCCTCAAGTGCTTCGCCAACGGTGAAGCCTTCAAGCTGTTCAAGGCCCTGAAGTTCAGTCTGACGGCGCTGCTCAAGGGCATCCGCACGTTCGTGGCTCTGCTACCTCGTGGCATCACGAGTTTCTTCCAAGAACTGCATGATGCAGGCTACGTCGAGAAGCTGCGCACAGGTGCAGTCAAGGTGGACGAGATTCTCCACAAGTATCCTGTCTTGAAGAAGCTCGCCGGACCTGTGATGGCTGGCCTACTCTTCTGGATGTGGACTTCGATGGCGTTCACGGGCGACCCGTGGACGGACTTTGACGTCTCGCACATCGGTGATGCGATGCTCGGTCATTACAGCATTGAGACACTGTTCACGTCTCCTGCGGGCTTGACGGGTCTGGCGCTGCTCGCGGCTGGAATCACGATGCCCGGCCTGCCTATCTCGTGGCTTGGCGTCACCTTGTTCAACACGCTGATCGCCATCGCGTTCACGCTCGGGAAGAAGTACGCCCCAGCTGTCGCACCGAAGATCCGCACTTTGATTCCGAAGGGCAAGTTCGACAAGCGCGACACTTCGAGCCCGCCTCTTGAAACCGAAACCGCCAACGTGAAGGCCCGTATGTCCATTCGTGAAATGCAAATCGCTGCGCTGAGCCCCAAGGCTTATGCCATGTTCAAGGGAAAGATCGCCGAGCTCAACCAGGACCTCGTCGGCATCTACCACATGATCAAGACGGACGGCAAGTTTCCGCCTCCGCTCTACCTCGTTCAGCAGGCCAACAAGCTGCGTCGCGTTGCCAACAATCCGGCGAACGTTCAGAACTTCAAGGACCTCATCAAGTTCATGGAAGTGACCCTTGGCACGGCGATGCTTAAGCGCAAGGTGCAGGCCGACGGCAGCATCTTCACGGTCGAGATGCGTGACGCCGCCAAGCAGATGATGCGCGAGGCCACCAAACGGATCGAGGACTTCGCCAACGACATGGACAGCCTGGACGCTAACGGTCCGCAATCTTCTGTTCCGGCGCTGCTCACCTCGTATGTGGACTACTTCGTATATCAGCTGAGTATGTTGTCGATCAACGGCTTCATCATCAAGGCCGAGCTGACCAACGCCAAGAAAGTCGGCGTTCTGCTGGACAAGAACAAGACCCGTAGCGTCATCCCGCGGAAGGTCAAGGAACTCCTTGATGAGGGCACCCCGGCTCCCGCTTCCCCGCTCTCAGTACCCGGTCAGTCTCTTGTGACTCTGTACGCGGTGTTTCTGATGAACCTCAAGCAAAACGATCCCAGTGTCAGCAAGCCCCAAGCTGAATCGCTTTTCCACAAGTGCATCGGCCGACTCCGAAACGGAACCTATCTGGCCAACGAAACCGAGGCATTCCTGAGGACCATGTCCCCAGCAGAACGCCGTGAATTTGCCTTGAACCCTGAAGATTCTCCGCGAGGTTCTGCCCGTGGGAACGCCAACGCGTTCTTGGATGAACTCGTCGAAGAGGCGATGGGTCTGATCGAGAGCGCGGGTGAGGACGAAGATGAAGCTCCGCGCAGCCTTTATCCACCGAAGCCCGCCGCCCCGGCCCCCGCCACACCTGCCAAGGTGATCAAGCCCTTCGGCCCTCCGTACCTTGACGCCAAGAGAGTTCCTTATCTCTCCCAGCTTGCGCACTACATTGTGCGCTATCTGTGGGAGGAAGACGATATCGATCGCGCAGCGGAAGCCATCGGGTGGGATGATGCCACTCTCAACGCCGAGTACAGGGAACGCGCTGAGCTGGAACTCGGTCTGGTCGCTCAGGATCTCTACACCTCGTTCATACCCGCGCTCGTGGAACTGGACGCTCACCTCCGACGCGGCAGCGTCAACGGTGAGAAGGCCATCTTTGACTCTGTCAAGACCTCCAAAGACGGGATGCCTACCGATGAGGCTATAAACGCGAAGGTCAACCTCAAGAGGAACCCCCTCTCGGAGGCCGCGACCAAAATCTTGAAGCGGATGTTCACGGCCAAGAAACTGGTCATTGCAACCATCATGCTTCGCTTGAAGAAACAACAGAAGAATCCGGCGCTGGCCCCGAGTTTTGCGGTGGGCCTCCCCCTCACACCCGCGAATGTCTATGAAACGCTCTCGAAGTCCAGCGGCCTGAACTGGTCTGATCTGCTCACCAGCATGGGGTACACGAACATCTACCGGAACCCAAATGAATTGGGTCTTCGTGGAAGCCTCGAGGACTGCCTCGAAAAGCTGCGGAAAGCTGGCAAAGTTCGCACGGAGTCTTACGCGGGCGAGGACACCGTCTTCATCGCTATCCAGCGGCCCGCTGCCCCCAAGAAACCGCCGTCTGGCAACATCCCCACCTTCTGATCATGGCGAAGCGACCGTTCATCAAGCGGTCGGCTTCCGGGGTTTCACGCATCACCCGCGACGAGTACGGGCCTGAATGGCGCTCCACTACCAAAGCGGTCGCCACTCGTGAGGGTCATTCGTGCTTTGACTGCGGGACGAAGCGCCCGGAGGACGGCCCCTACGAGACCCACCACATCATTCCGCTGAGTCGCGGTGGAACAACTACCAAGGCCAATTTGATATACCTGTGCAAGCGGCACCACGACAAACGTCATCCCGGTCACACAATCAGGCGGCGATAGCCTGTTAATGGGCTCGCCCGCTCTACCACTCACCAGGAACCCTCTCATGGCCCTCGACGTTCTTTCCACCACGCAAACCCAGAAGATCGACGACTCCGTTTCGCCGAGTGAAAATTTCTCCCACGTTGCCGACGAGTACCGTGTTGACTCTTCCACTGGCAACGTGACCGCCGCCTCCGAAGGTGACGGCCAGGACGACGGTTTCAATCTCGGCGCTCCGGTCGATGACACTGCCCTGCTCCAGCTGATCAACGCTTGGCTGATGATCAACCCCGTGCCATCCGGCAATGAGGTCGTCTCGTTCATCATGTCCTTGGGCTTCGACTTCGAGCACGACTCGGAAGCCTTCAACAACATGATCGACATCGTGACTGACATGATCACGGGCGAAGGCCAGGACCTGTCAGACTCCGCACCTGAATCCGAATCGGATGACACTGCCTTTCCCATCTTCGATCCAGCAGACGGCCTCACTTTTGAGGACAGCGATTTCGGCGATGATGAAGACGAAGAAGACCTCGAACACGAGACTGACGGCGAGGGTTTCTTTATTGAGTCCGCTGCCGACGACACGAACACCCCGGAACCCCGGGACACCGACACCACTGAAGACAACCCCTCACTCGAACTCGGCGCCGCCGAGCCAGACGCTCTGGCAGACGGCCTGAACAACGACGGCACCACGGTCACGGGCGAAGACCCCGAAGCCGAAGCCCTCCGCAACGACGGCAAGCCTGTCCAGGACGCCGATCAATCCTGATCCCTTTCTTTCCCAAGGAACCACCATGTTTGCAACGATTCACGAACACTCGCCCGTCAGCCCCCGTCTGGCTCTCGTCACTGCCTCCTTCGTGGGTGGTGACGTTTCTCGTCAAGACGAAATGCTCGACGCCATCACTGCTTCCCTCGGCGGCTCTGCTGTCGCGGTGCGCGGAAGCTGGTCTTGGGTTGACCCTGAGCACAAAGAGACCGCCATCGGCTTCGTCTCCTCGGCTCGCCAGACCGTGGTGATCGAAGGCCAAGAGCCCGACCCCTCCAAGTTCCACCGCGTCCAAGCCAATGTCTACGTTGACAAGGGCGACGAAACCGTCTGGAACATGGCCGAAGGCGCTGGCGGCAAGTACCTCACGCGCTCGGGTCAAGACGACCTGCGCTCCGTGCTGGAAGCCGCCCGTCACAGCCCGACGGGTTCGACCCCGCGTCTGGCTCGCATCAACCGCGCGAACGCTACCGTTCACGACGTCGTTGGCTTTGTGGCTGAAGGCCGCAACGTGGCCGAGATGGACTACGGCGTCGTCGTGGAAGTTGGCAATGGCGCGCTGATGGTCATGTCCACGCTGCAAGACGGCGCTTTGGTCACCGTGCCGGAAACCCATGTGGCTTCGGTCATGGAACTCACGCCCGAAGGTCGTCCGCAAGTCAGCGCCTCGGCTGTCACGCGCATCAAGGCCTCGCGCGTCACCGCTGCCGACGGCATGAACGACACCTCGTTTGATCGCAGTATGAACCCGGCTGGTCCGCTCACGCCCCAGGAATACTGGAAGCTGGCCTATCGCGACCAGAACTACATCAACATGATCCTCAAGCAAGTGGCGGAAGTCGCTGCTCTGTAAGGCGGTCGACATCGTCTCAATACGGGGACGCTGCCTAACGGTGGCGTCCCCGTTTTCGTTTCTGGGAACATCATGCTCAAAGCTCGCGGCTTCACCGTCATCCAACCCAAACAAACCAAGCCACCCCTCCCCAAGAACAAGCCTCGTGTGGCGGATCCTGATGAGGACGACATCCCGCCTTGGGAGTCGTCCGCCAAGAAGCGCCCGCCCAAGCGCACCATGAGCGATGTCGTTCCCAAGCTGGCCGCGAAGAAAGCCTCTGAGCCCACTCAACGCAAAGCCCGCCGAGCTGACCCTGTCGAAGACCTTGACCCCGATCCACCCTCACGACAAGTCCGGCCGCAACGCACAGCTCCCATTGTTCTCGCAGATCAGAGTGCTCCCCGTAGGAATGCAGTCGCACCGCGTCCTAAGCCTGTCGTGGTCCCTGATGCTCAGTTCGACCAGGAGAGCGTGAAGGCCCTAAAGTCGCGCTTCGGCAACAAGGCCCAGACCATTCTGGACATGCTGGATTCCGACGAGGAAACGGATGGCGCCGTGTCCCTGCTAAGCCGCTCGCTCGTGCAAACCCTCGTCGGCGTTCTGCCTATGGCGGAGAGCAACGTGCGCGAGTCCCGTGGTGCCAAGGGCATCTATCAGCTCAACCAACTCGTTTCGGGTATCCGCGAGATGATGGTGGACCTGCAAGCGCTGCGTGACAAGGGCAACCTCGGCCGCTCCGTCGTTGACCGTCATGTGCGCCCAGCCTACATGGACATGAGCGTTCAGGTCATGCAGTCGTTCACTCTAATCGAGTCCTTTGCACAATCGCGGATGAAGAGCGCCGATTACAGGGAATTCCGGGCTCATGTGGACGAAGTGAAGAAGAACCTCGCTGGATATCTCACAGCTCAATACGCAGACCTTCGAGAGGGTGTTGCGAGCTCGCTGACATGACCAGCCTGTAAATGCGCCCCTACCCCATTTTTATGCCCAAAGCCCCCTGCCGATAAACGACCGTCTCATCCGCGAGGAGATATGAGTGACTTCCAACATCTGACGCATCTAGGCATTGATACGAGTGTCATGCCAACTCACCTGTCTCTGCCCAAGGCGTTCAACCAAGACGCTCATCATCTCTGGGTCGATGCTTACAACTCCGATCTGGTCCAGCGCGGCATCGAGGAGAAGGTCAAGTCGCCTGCTCTGTGGCAGAAGCTCGTTCGCCAGTTCCTATCCCGCTGCGAAGAAGCCGACACGTTCCCGTACACAGGACGCGCCGATGTCAACGACTCCTCTAAAGCGGCGCTACAAGCTGCCCGCAAGAGCCTCGTTGACTTCTTCCACAGCATGGGCATCTTCGAGCGCATCAAGATCCGCTCTGTGGAACGCACGGTGCGCTTCACCAGCGACAGCTTCGTGCTGGAGGCCGTTGCCTACCTTCGAGAGATCGAAGACCCCACCTTTCAAGAGTGGATGCGGCGTCAACCAAATCCTGGCTTCCAGTCCGGTCAAGGCTGCATCCGCCGCCCGCTTGGCAAGGGCACCACGGTGGAGTTCTGCGAAGACCGCAAGCGAGGCCCCCGCCTGACCTACCGCATCCAGGGTATCTCGCCGATCCGACTCAGTGATCCGCGATACTCCCGCAACAAGCTGCAGAATCACGTCCTTGATTCGATGTGGAAACCCCTCATCGAAGCTTATCCCATCCGTTCGATCCACCATTCCTATTGACTGGAACCCACATGACCTTCTCGCACACCTTTCACATGCGTCGCCCGGCTCCCGCCGCGCCGCGAGTTCCTCTGCGGAGCTCGGCGCTTTCGCAGCGCGCTGCCAAGCTGGTGACCGCCCGCTCGGCCTTCTCGGATGAGGAACTTCGCCCGGTCTCGAACCTGAAGATTACCCACAAGTTCCCGGCCGGTGAAGACCGTTCGGGTGCCATGAAGTTTTATCGTGGTGCCATCAAGTACGGCAAGAAGAACATCAACCACGCCCTGTGGACGCAAGCTGGATGCTGCGTGATGTTCGGTGGCGTTCAGTGGGCTCGCCCCAATGAACCGCAGATGAAGAAGAAACAGTTTCGCTACTTGATCGTCGGCGAAGAGGCAATCATCGACTCCGCCGCTCCTGGTCTGGTGTCCGTAAAGATGGAGACCGACGGTGCTCTGGTGAAGATGCCTGCGGCCACGTTCCCCAAGTCGCATGCGCAGATGGCTCAGTTCCTTCCGACCTTCACGGCTGCGGAAGACCCGATGCGGAACATCCCGTTCACCGAGAACTTGATCACTGACGGTCAGTTCATTCCTGCCAAGCAACTCCTGGCTCTCGCCAAGGGCTCGCTGGCCGAAGCGGCCTGCCGCGAGCTGGCTGACATCCCTGACGCTGGCATCGAGTTCCGCAGCGATGGCGCGGACTGGAATCTTCTGGTCGTGCTGAAGTTCACCCGCGCTCAAGTGTCGGCGATGACGCAGACCGACTGGCTGATGGTGCGCCCGGTTGACTTCTTCAACATGATGCACGAGTGGGCCAACACGCGGATGAACCGCTACGGCAAGGCGCTCGCTCTCTTCTCGATGCCGCTGTCCCGCATCGCCAAGACCCTGCCTGAGAACGGCGATCCCCGCGTCTCGGAAGACTTGGGCATCATGATCGACGAGAAGGCCGACTACTGGTTCCTGCCGAAGAAGGCCAACAACATCACTCGTTACGAGTCAGAACATCTGGGTCAGATCAGCCGCCCCGACGGTTCGTTCTCGCTTATGCCGCTGGCCTCCGAGGGAGACGTTCGTCCGACCCAGCCTCAGTCGGGCCTCGTGCTGTGCGACTGGACCAACTACAAGATGTCCTACGTCAACGGCGAGGGACGGTTGGAGATCAAGAACACCGATCGCTGCATCGCCGCGCTTCCGCAGCATTACCTGCGAGTGCTGAACTTCCGGCTCTCGTCCGATTTTGCGATGAACGTCTGGACTCAGTCCCTGCTGATCGCTCAGAAAGTGCTGAACAAGACGTACTCGGGTCAGGCTTACGACTTGTCGTTCAAGTTCATCGTGAGCGCCATCCTGAGCGAGATCACTTCCGATCCGGAAAACGAGGGTGGGCAACACAGCGTCGAAGACCTGAGGATCCAAGACCTCTACGTCTACAAGGACCGCATCCCCGTGCTCCAGTACTTCTGGGAAGCCATCGAAGAGATCTGCGTCTACTCGCAAACCTCGATCGAGAACCTCTACTCGAAGTACGCCTTCACCACGATCAGCCAACTGGTTGCCACCCTTCAGATTCTGACCAAGATCGCCCCGAAGCGAGCCGAACTCATGGCCGCCGACCGCGAGCGCCAAAAGGCTTATCAGGACCGCTCTGTCGATCCCAACTACAACATCGGTGAGCTCCCGCTGATCTCGACCGATCCGGCTGGTCGTGCAATGATGCCCCACCAGACTCGGGTTGCCTCGCGTCTGCGCAACTCCCCACCGTTCGCGATGATCGCCGTGGACGCGGGTGGCGGCAAGACCATCTCGATCATCTCGGACTTCCTGAAAGAGTTCCGCGATGGCACCGTCAAGCGCGGTCTCATCATGTGCCCGCCGCACCTCGTTGCTCAGTACGTCAAGGAGTTCCTGTACCTGACGGACAGCAAGGTCAACGTCATCGCGATCAACACGTTCACCATCAAGACGCACGGCATCGAAGGTCTGCGCAAGCTCCTGCTGACGGCCCCTCCCAACAGCGTGGTCGTCACCGACTATGACCTTGCCAACTCGCGTGACAAGGTCATGAAGGTCTGCTACGGCACCCAGTCCTCGGGCGTCTACTACCTCGTGGACATGCTGCGCCAGTTCCGCTTCGACTACGTCGCGTTCGACGAAGCGCACTACCTGAAGAAGTCTGGCGCCGAACGCACTCGCTCAGTCGCTCGCTTGACGGTCGACATCCCCATCAAGCGTCTGGCTTCAGGTACGATGACGCCGAACTCGCCGATGGACATCGCCGGTCTGGCTGGTCTGTGCGATCCGACCATTTTCCCGGTGGACGACTTCGAGAAGACCTACAAGAAGGAGACGCTGCGCAAGGGTCGCAAGGTCATGCTGTATGACACCGCTGCCATTCGCGCCCGGCTGGAACAGGACATCGCCTTCGTGCAGATCAAGCGCAAGGAGTGGGCCGCATGGCTTCCGCAGCTCGTCGAGAAGGCTCACGCGGTTACGCTGTCTCCGGCTCAACAAGCTGTCTACGACACCGTGCTCCACCAAGTCATGGAGGAGATCCAGGCCAAGCTCGCCAGCGGCAACAACACCGCCCTGAACGATCTGCTGCTCGGTGTCAAGAAGGGTGAAGACGACGAGGATGACGGCGCTCCGGCTGGCAAGAAGGAAGACGACGATGACTCGTCTCCCGACGACGGCGTGGACATCGACTCGCTACTCAACCCGATGCTTTTCCGCCTGGAATCGTTCTCGTCGAACCCGGCCGGTGACGTGTACGGCGGAACCATACTGACGGGTGACGACCGCTTCTCGCCGAAGGTGGGCAAGATGGTGGATATCATCCGCGACCACCTCGACGCGGGTACTCCTGGCAAGGTTCTGGTGTTCTGCAACTACAACCAGGAGGTTGACGGCATCATGGAAGCCCTCCCTGAGGACATCCGTGCCATGACGGTTCACTACTTTGCCTCAGACAAAGAAGCCTGCGCTGCTGAGTTCGAAAGCAATCCGAACAAGATGGTCATGATCGGCATCGAAGTTTCGATGAACACGGGCTTGAACCTCCAGTTCTGCTCGCGTCTGATCCGTATGTCTACCGTGTGGACCCCCGGCGCGCTGGAACAGGGCAACGCACGGGTTCAGCGTCCGAACCTGAAGTCGGCCGAGAACCGCGCGAACGTGTTCATCGACTGGGTCGTCTGCGACCGCACGATCGACGTCACCAAGCAAGCCTACCTGCTCACCAAGGTGATGCACATCGGCAAGTTCGACGAAGCGACCAACCCACTGTTCGCGAGTGTCAACCCGCCGCCTCTGAACAAGATGTCTCTGGCAAACATCGCCAGCTCCAACACGGCAACAGCGGTGGACGTTCAAGACGTCTATGAGACTTACGGCGAGTTCAAGCAGGCTCAGTTCGAGGACTATCGGCAGTTCCGTGAAAAGAACAAAGCAGACGCCGGTCCTGATGGTCGCCCGCAGATGCAGCGTCTGATTCCGGGTCCCAACCCGGAAGGCTCGAAGCTGATGTACCGCATCCCCTACGTCCCCGGCCTTGACCTGTTCAAGACGGAAGACTTGGGCCTCAAGCGGTATGACCATCTGCTGCGCTTGAACGAAGCCGAGCTGGCTGACGACGGTGACGATGCTGACGACGAGAAGGACGATTCGGCTACGCTGACTGAGAACCAGAAGATGCGTGGCATGGGCGTTCACACCGAGTTCGGCGAGGGCATCATCGTCCGCGTCAACAAGAAGAAGCTCCGTGTTCAACTGACGAACGGCAGCGTCGTCACGGTTCGCAAGCTGGCAGCGTTCGTCATCACGCGCAAGCAGACCAACGCCATCGACATGCGAGCTGCGATTCTGAACCAGATCGAAGGCATCCCCAACGACGCCCCGGTCTCGGTTCCTGCTCAGGGTAAGCCAAAGGTCAAGAAGGAAGCTCCGAAGGCTGAAGAGCCCAAGGCCCGCACGGCTGCTTCGATCAAGTTCGCGCTGGAGATCGTGGTCGTCAACGACTTCTTGGGTGTTCAGTTCAAGAATGCCATCAAGAACTCGGACGCGGCTGAGTATCTGGAAGGCCGGAAGTTCGGCGCTCCTCCTGAGTTCTTCTACGCTGCAATGAAGACGCCTGACGTCATGCTCAAGCAATTCACCAAGTGGAAAGACGCGGGCTTCTCGGTGGACAAGGCTTTCAGCACTTCCTGCCATGACCTCTACGAGAACTTCATCAAACGCAAAGCTTCCCTCGGCCACATGGTCGGTCTGGCCACGAAGGCTGAGCTGACGAACTTCGTCACCATGAAGCTGAAGCCCCAGAACAGCAAGACGCTGCTCAAGCCTTATCCGATCGTGACTGAGGAAGAAGTTCTGTTGGCTCTGCCAGCGACGGGTCACCCGGCGTCTGTCGAAGCCATCACGAAGCGCGTTCCTGGCATGGTCTGGAAGAAGGCGGCTGCTGACTCCATCCGTCAGCGGTTCTTCACGAGCCCTGACGAACTGGCTGACGTCATGCGCGGGTTCATCAACGACGGTGTCACCATCACCAACCTCGATGAGCTCCGCAAGAATTGGGCCGCTCTGATGACGCGTCGCAAGAAGATGAAGCTGTAAACACAACGGGGCGGATGATCCGCCCCGTCTCCACCAACTCAGGAGAACACCCATGTCTGATGAACAAGTTGAACTCAATCTCACCCAGAAGATCAAAGCGTTTCTGATTTCCACCGGAGCGGCGCAGACGCCCGGAACGGAACTCAGCGGTCACGAGGAAACGCACTTCTGCGCTCTCGTCGAACTGCGCACGGGAACCCCTGCGCACATCGTGCGCGACAACGTGGCGATCATCGAAGGCTTCATCAACTCCGGCATCGGAGCTGCGGACCCCGTCGAAGCGCCTGCGGTGGAAGCCGTGGTCGAAGAGCCGAAAGCTGCGACCACGCCGCCTGAGCCTCCCAAAGAACCCGTGGTTGACCCGGTCGCCGGCCCCGTTGTTGACCCCGTCGCTGGCACCCCTGTCGCCAGCTCCGAAGGAGCAGCAGAATGACCATCTTCGCTGCGAAGCATCGGCCCGCGAAAGGCCCGTTCGTTGCGTCGATCATCAAGAACGGGACCAACGACGAGTTCGCTTACATGAGCGTCGCTGGTCTGGCCCGTCCCGGTGCCACCAACTACGGCTATCGCTTTCAGGCCAAGGGCTCCTCGGTCGAGGTCGCTTTCACGCTCGACGATCCGATCAAGGCTACGAACCCGGCTTCTCAAGGCTCGGTGGCTTGGGAAGTAGTGTCGACAGTGGCACCCGGCACCTCAGTTCAGGTGGACTCCACTTCCGGCACCGCCTTCCGGTTCAAGTTTGTGGACCCCGGCTCCATCACGGTCTCGTCGCTGTGATCGGCCAACTGGCTCACGGTTAATGGGTTCATGCCAACACTGGATTCCATACCGTGAGCCACCTTCTGATCTACCTCGCCCGCCTGCAAGACGCTGGATACCAAGAGCTCAACCTCAGGCTCGGAGTTCGCAAAGACCGCACCCGGACCATGACGGTCATCACGCCTCCTTCGGTCTTCAACGTGTTCTCGAAACCGAACGTGGCCCCGTCCACCCCTCGCGTCTTCAACCTTGATGGCGAGGACCCGGTCCTTCGCGCAGTGACCGATGACCTCCTGTACGATTCGGACGACCTGCCTATCACGCCAGAGGCAGTCGCTCTCGCCATCAAGGACCATCCGCATCTGAAGATCGACATCGAGGAGTTCGCGGCCGACGCCAACAAAGCGCTTGAGGCGATGAAGGCAGACCCCAATCCTGACGACGACCCTCCGACCGCTGAGATGGAAGCAAGTGTCGCCCGTCTCACCGAGCGCGTCAAGTACATGATGAAGGGCATGGACATGGCGTCCAAGCCGGTGTTCGTTCGATCCAAACCAAAGGGCAAACCTCTGTGAACGCTGATCCTTTTGATACTGCTCAAGAGCAGGAAGCCGCCTTTACCCAAGAAGCCATGTGGAGGGCTTCCAAGGCAGCGGAAGCCCCCAAACGATTACCCAAGACCCCCGGCCTGTGTGACTTCTGCGAAGAGTCCACGCCATCCGCACTTCACCTTTTCTGTTCCACTGACTGCCGAGACCAAGATGCCAAAGAATGCCGTATTCGATCCAGACGGGGTCTCACGAGTCAACTTCAACATCAAGATCGATGATTCTATTCACGTCGAGCTGAATAACCCCGGCAAGGTGCAAGCACTGACCAACGATGTCATCGCGTTTGTCAACATCGTGGACCAGCAGACCGTCGGCAGCATCCCGGCCTACCAGACGAAGGGGTTCCGCTGCGCCGCCGCTCAGAAACATTTGGAAGCTGGCCTGCCGTTGTTCCTCTTGGCCTCCGGTTGGAACAACGTGTCCTCGCGTATGGAAATCGACGAGGAACAGACGGTGCTGATCCATCTGAAGAATCACTGCGATTTGCTCGCCAAGTCTGCCAGCGGCTACCTGAGCCATTGAGGCTAGAACCCGCGCCCCAAGCAAAGCCAAAACACCCCTCTTTTTCATAGGCTGGACGGTCTAAAACGAAGGGTTTTCCGCGTCTAGCAGGGTTTGCCCATACACCCGAAAATACCCTCGTTTTCCGGTGATTCCTCCTTCACCTCATAAGCGTCCCCATATGGCATTCCAACGTCACAGAGAAGTCCCGCATGTGGGAATTCTTCCCGGGTCTGCCTCGTCTATCGAACATGCTATCGACGCTGTCTACGGACATGTTCTTGACAACGGATACACTCATTCGCACACTGACCCCGAACGCACGAACCGCCTGAGGATATCCTCGTTCCCTTTCTGCGCTCGCGCTTGGTGGCTGAATCAACCAAACTCCCGCAATCGCACCCGCCGCTCCACTGGCATCGGCCAGTATTTCACCTCCGTGGGGACCGCCGTTCACCACGTTATCCAATCGTGCGCCTCCACGCTCGCTGGACCCTGCCACTCGCCCGTCGAGGAGGATCACAAGGTACATCGGTTCCCCGGCGGAGCTCTGCTCATCCAGTCTTGGAAATGCAAGAACTGCCGCGCCTCTGTCGAGTTCGGCCCTCGCCCCAAGACCTGCGCCTACTGCAAGGAAGACGTCTTCATAGGCGACGAGACCGAGGTTGAGTTCGGCAAGTTCACGCTCGGGCATATGGACGGCACTATCGCTTTCCCGCACGAGAAGGACGCCCCGTACTCGAAGAAGTGGTTTCACATTCCGATCGACTACAAGACGTCCTCGAAGGCTGTCCTTGAAGGTGGGAAGCTGCCCTACCCCACGAACGAGGACCAACTCCTTAGCTACGGATGCATCCTGCACCGAGACGGCTACAACGTGCCCGGCACCGTGCTCATCTACATCTGCCGCGACAACCCGAACAACCGAAAGGTCTGCTTCTCCAAGCTCGACGTCGCCAAGCAAGAGCAGAAGATGCTCGGCTACGAAGCCACCTACAAAGCGGCTCGCAAGGTGAAGACAATCGAGGAGTTCATGGAACTCGGCCAGCGTACGAAGGACGACTTCGAGCGCTCGTGCGACTACTGCCAGTTCAAGCCCATGTGTATGAAAGAGACGCTAGGCAAGGGCGACGACGTCATCAAGGCGCAAGCTGCGAGCGTCGTCAAGTTCCTCAACGGCCGTCGTATGTGGGACTACCCGAAGTTCTAACATGAGCACGACACCCTTCACCCGCGTCTGTCGCTACTGCCGTCAGCCAATCCGCCGCGTCTACGGGCTCATATGGCACGATGGCTCTTCCACCAAGTTTCCGCAATACTGCCCGGTCTATGGTGGAGCGCTCTCCACCCTTCTGCACGAGCCTGCGCCTGTTAATGATGGCACGAGCAAGGAGCAATGATGTCAGTCCGAAGAGCCAAGAAAACACCGCGAACTCGCTACGAATCCAAGGCGTATCGAGGCTATCTGAAAGCGGCTGCGTATCACTCGTCGACCAGCATGTTCTTCAACTTCATGTTAGACGTGATAAAAACGTCGGGCATAACCAGAAAGCTTCTAGGCCTCGCTGGCTATGATCCATCAGTCTCTCCCCGAGAGAAGGATCCCGAACTTGAAAAGTACGACCGTCGTAAGCGCGTCTACGAGATACCGAGTCATTGGGCTACGGAACCCGTCCAGTTCTACTTCCCAGAGTACACCATCCCAATCAACCGATTCTTCGAACAGGAACCGCCGTGTCAGTCCCCGCCAAACCTCACGACCGATTCGTCCTGTGCCCCTTGTTCACCCCGCTTATGACGGGTCCTCAGCGCCGCGCCGTCTGGTCGCGATGGGCTCATGCTCGTGGAACCGACTGGAGTAGGTGACGATCGGGACGGCCGCACCTGAGACAGCTACAAGGCTGTCGTATCTCTCCAGGAGTTCCCGACAAGAAGCGGCACCACACCATAAACCCCAAGGAGTTCCTATGTCCGACATCCAAAACACCCCTCCCGTCCAACACGCATCCACCCAGAACGCCGGATGGGCCTATCTGCTCATGAAGGTTCTTACCGAACTTCTCCCACCCACTATCGGGGCTAAAGGACCGCGCCGTCATGTCCTCTGCTTGACTGCACCGGAAGACCTTGAGAAAGGTCCGATGGAAGTTCTCATTGCCTGCGAGGAAAGGCCCGTTGCTATCACCCTTTCTGATGAAGACTTGGTGAAGAACCCTCAAGAGCTCGCCGTCGAAATCCGCGACCTCATCATGGGTCCGGCCGAGACGGCCGAGACGCCCAAGTCGCCAGAGGCCATCGTTTGGGAGCAGGGCTACAACGCTGCCTTCATGTACATGAACACCGACGCAACTGACATCCCTGCCAACCCTTACCTCTGATCATCATGGAAAAGATCCTTCCTCAAGAATCCATGCTCAGCGTGGTCCGCTTCGTTGGTGGCCTTCAGATCATCGGCGACGTTCGACGCCAGCTGAACGGCCTCTACATCGACAGGGCCCTGGAGATCATGGTCGCTCAGGTGCCCATGAATGGGCCGCAAGGCATCGCCGTGCAGAACATCGTTCAGTTGGTCCCGATCAGTGCGGCTGCCTCAGGCAAGGGAGAGAACATCGGTCCGTTCAAGGACGACGTCATCCTGCTCTGTAAGCCGATGCCCCGCGAAGCGCAACTCGCGCAGCAATACATGAACGCCACCACGGGACTCATCTTCGCACCGGGAATGATGCCACCACGCTGACCATCGCCATCACGGAGTCCCTCATGGACAAAGTCCTCATCGCCATCGACGGCAACTGGCTCGTCCACCGCTCCCTGAGCATGTGCGCCAAGGTGCCGGAGGAAGCCCGCCCTCGCGTCGTGGCTCGTCAGCTCGTGTCGTGGGCTTACAACTACGCCGCGAAGGTTCGAGCCACGCACGGCTTCGTCGCCTTCGACGGTGGTGACATCTTCCGCCGCAAGATCTGGCCTCTGTACAAGGCCAACCGCAAGACGCTCCTCGTCAACGGCCAACCCGTATCCGACGAGGAGCGCGACCGCCTGATCAGCTCAGGTGCCCCAATCGAAATCCAAGACCGCCCGGATCTCTACGCCTCCATGACACTGGCGCGTGAGACCCTGCGGTCTTTTGATTTTCCTGTCCTACATCCAACACGCCTTGAGGCCGACGACGCTCTTGCCTCGGCCGCTGCACTGGCTGAGCGAACGGGTGACCTACGCCACGCCTACCTCTGCACCCGCGACAAGGACATTGTTGGCTCGATAAACGAGAAGGCTTCGCAGTGGATGCCCGGCAAAGCCGACGAAGCACCGGAGGTCGTCTCCTTGGCAAACGTAGGCGACCGTCTCGCCAGGATCGTGGGGATACGGGCCGCCAAGTGGACGCCTCGCAAGTTCCGCGAGTATCAGGTTCTGGTCGGTGACCCCACTGACTACATCCCTGAGATCATCTCGCCGGGTCAAGCGGTCAGTCTGCTGAATCGGATCAACAGTCTTGGTGATTGGCTCTACTCCGCGTCGGACGGCATCCAGTTCTGCAAGAAGCATAGCGCTGCCATCATTCGGAACCGTGAGCTTGTCATCATGGACAACACTCTCATCCCGGACTTGGCACCGCTGCGCATACCCAAGCCCCGCACTGATGTCGAGCGCCTTCACGCCCCGGCTGCTCTGGCGGCGATGCACGACTATCACAAGCTCATGGCTATCAACCCCAATCGTTCGCTCTTTGGAAAGAGGTAGACCATGCGCGACCGCACCTTCGCTGACTTTGTTCTTTTCACCGGAATCACTCAACATGACCAAGAACGCACTGAAGACCGTCGCTCAGCCGATCCCCTTCCCGCCCCACATGGAACAAGCGGCCTTCTGGATTCGGGAGCGGGAGAGCATCCGCCAGAAGAAGGACTCCGGCCTGCCGCCTCCGTGGACTCAAGATCCAATGATGGCGGGGACGAGATGGTGCAACGTGAGGCGGATGGACGATAAGGTCAGCAAGTGGCTTCTCGATCACTTCTACGTCAAGAACCTTCCGCCAGCTCAGATGGCCGTCGGCGCGGCACTGGCTCGCCTCATCAATCGTCCTGAGACACTCATCCGCATGTGTCCCTCAGGTTATCAAGGCTTCGACAACGCCCGGTTCCGCAAGGTGCTCCGAGCCATGAAGGCTGCGAAGGAGCAGATCTTCACCGGCGTCTACATCATCAACGGTGCGCAAGCCAACGGCCGCGACAAGTGGGAGCTCGTGCTCGACAACCTCGACGGGATGCGCCGCGCTCTCAAAGACAAGGACCTCGATCTGTCGTCCATGTCCGCAGTCCACACAAAGCTGATGGAGACCAAGGGTCTGGGCTCTTTCTTGGCAGGTCAAGTCGTTGCTGACCTGCGACACGTTCTGCCTCAAGGTCAATGGCTCGACCGCAACACTTGGGCTCCCGTCGGTCCCGGTTCCACGAAGGGCCTCAACTACGTGTTCAACACACCCGGTGAGCGCACGACGCAAGCTCGCTTCAACGAGCTTCTCCCGATCTATGTCAAGGCGGTTAATAAGATGCCCGGCATCGCTGCCATCGCCCGCGAACGGAAGCTCGAAGCGCATGACTACCAAAATACGCTATGTGAAATTTCCAAGTGGGCGCGCCTGCGTGAAGGCGGACGTTCGAAGAACAAGTATCAAGCGAAGCCGCCCGGTGAACAGCTGACCCTTCTGTGAGGCATCATGAGTGAACTAGCCATCTACATCCCGAGTCGGAGCCGCTTCGAGAAGTCCCTTACCTTGAAATACTTGACTCCGAACTGGGACAAGGGACCGATCTATCTCGTGGTGCCCGCTGAGCAGCGCAAGGACTATCGGTTTCTCGCCAAACAATACGGCGTGACCATCCTGCCGTGCTCGGAGTCTGGCATCGCCTTGACGCGTCTGTTCTGCGGTGAACACGCCACGGACAAGTTCATCATGTTCGATGACGACCTCCGCTTCTCCTACCGACCCAAGCGGAACAAGGAGACGGGCATCGACCAGACGGGCAAGAACGCTCAAGGACTAAGGCTTTACAAGGCCGAAGGCAGCCAGATCACGCGAATGCTGACCATCGCTGAGACGCTGCTCGACAGATACGCTCACATCGGGGTCTCGCCTCGCGCGGGCAACCAATCGATGCCTCTGCCGATACGCGAGTGCGCTCGCCCGCTACGCGTCCTTGGCTACCGCAAGCGAGAGTTCCTCTCATGTGAACACGGCCGCGTCGCGATCATGGAAGATTTTGATGTCACACTTCAGTTGTTGACGCGTGGCTACAAGAACGCCTTGATCACGACGCATGTGAACGATCAGCTCGCGACGAACACGGAAGGAGGCTGCTCCGATTATCGCACCGAGAAACTTCACAACACGAATGTCAAGAAGATGCACTCCCTGTGGGGAGTGCCGATCACCAAGATCGTCGAGAAGAAGAACGTCAGTGCAGCGGCCTTGGCAGCGGGTCTCGCCGCCCGCAAAGAGCTGAACATCCAATGGATCAAAGCCTGGAAATCCTCCGGCAAAGACCTCAAACCCAGACTATCACGGTGACCCATGGACATCTATCCTGTTGACCCTCCTTTCAGCCTTCAAGTCGAGCCCACTGAGGGCTGCTCGTTGGCTTGCTCATTCTGCGGCATCGCTTCTATCCGCGACAATGGAGCCAACGCCAACGAGGGCGTCCACGGCAAGAACTCCGCTCCCTACAAGCACATGGAGCGGGCCACCCTGATCCGACTGATGAAAGAAGTGAAGCGGCTCAAGTGGAATCCCCGCATCGAGTTCGCGATGCACGGTGAGCCTTCGATGCACCCTGACCTTCCTGGACTGGTCTCGGCGACCCGGAAGATTCTCGGCAATTCAGCTCACATCATGATCACCAGCAATGGCTCAGGTCTGACCACGCCTGAGAAGATCAACGCGTTGATAGCGGCTGGCCCGAACACGCTGGCGCTGGACGACTACAAGCACGCCAAGTTCATGCCGAAGATCAAGGAGTTCGTGCGGACTCTTGGTCACACTGTGTTCGACTATCCGGCTGACAAGGAAGGCAACCCGCACCATCGCAACAAGGGCAGTCGCATCGTCCTGATCAACGACATCAGTGAGAACACCGACGGCAACCATCAACTGACGAACCAAGGCGGAAGCTCGTTCGATGCTTTGACCGAGCCGCTCGTGCGTCGCTGCGCCAAGCCGTTCCGCGAGCTGTCTGTGCGCTGGGACGGCAATGTCGCCATCTGCTGTGACGATTGGGTCGGAGCCTACAAGATCGGCAACACGAACGAGCTGCCGCTCGACGAAATCTGGCTGCACCCGCGTTTCGAGGCGGCTCGCCGTCGCCTGTACGCCAAGGACCGCGACTTCGGCCCGTGCAAGGGCTGCAACGTGAAGACCATGCGCGACGGCCTGCTCCCCGACAAGATGGGGAAGGGCGAGATGAAGGGCGTCTCTCCGGCCAGCGAGGCGCACCTGCGAGCGGCTCTGCGCGGTCGCATCTTCTCGATCAAGGAAGTCAAGGAAGTCAAGAGCGTCGCATGAAAACAGTCCTCGTCCTCGACCTGCTCTACTACGATGTTCATCCGACCGTCCACAAGAACGGTGTCACGCCCACCGCTCTTGAGGAGGCCTCCGTTCTGGCAGCGCACGGGTATCGGGTGATCTTCGGGTGCGCTGGCTCCAACTTGAACCGGCTGAAGAAAGCGTATCCTGAGGTCGAGTTCGTCAACCTGTTCCCGCAGACCTATGCCAGCATGCTCGATGACGACAAGCACACGGTTGAGAGTTCTGGCTTCTCTCCGACGGTGGCAGCTAAGATCAAAGAGATCGTCATCAACGAGAAGATCTGGGTCATCTCGTGCTCGTCGATGCGTCAGCTGCTCAAGCATCTGGAGAAAGTAGACCTACCGTGCCCTGTCGTGTACACGATGCACTTCTGGCCTCAGCCAAATCTGATGTTCCACGCGAGCACGGTCGGTGGTCTGCTGGCGATCCGTGAGAACCCCAAGTTCTACATCTGTGCCAACACCGAGTTCACGATGGAGCAGCACCTTGAGCAGTCGCGGCTTGCTCACGCGAAGGGCTTGATTCGTGGTTCCGCTCTCGCGGCCTACGATCGCTTTGAGGGCAACTACTCGGACAGCTTCTGGAGACGCATGACCTGTAGCGACTCGGTGCCGGACATCCCAGTCTGCAACGTACCCTCCGGTCGCCTCATAGTTGCCAGTCGCACCCACAAGGCCAAGAACCCTGTCTTCTGCTCGGCAAGTCCCCTGATCGACTTCCACCTTCTGGTCTATGAGAACCCAGACAAGGACGCTCAAGCCATCCTGGACAAGATGGCGTCGGTGGGTGCCAGCGTGCAACGCAACACCCCTCAGGTCAAGCTCTACAAGCTGATGGCGCGCAGCTCAGGGGTCGTGGTCTCATGCACGTTCGAGACCTTCGCTCGTACATCTTTCGAAGCGGCCTGCTCGGGCGTCCCTAGTCTGGTGTTCGTGGACAAGACAGGCAAACACGCCGTCCATTCCTGGAGCCAGCAAGCGGGCGTTCAGTTCGACTCGTTCCGTTTCGCCGACCTGAAAGACCGCAAGAACCGATTCAAGGCAGCGGTCGAGCATGTCGCCACAGGCTGGTCGTATGAGGAACGGCTGGAGCTCAAGCGGAGAGTTCGCAGCTACTTCAGCGCCAAGAACTTCGTGGCCGAGCGTACCTCTGCGTTCAAGGCGGCATGGTCCAAAATGAAAGCGTCCTCATGATCAACATCCTTCACTGTTCGCCGTGGCCCATAGGCGGCGCAACGTCGTACACAGTTCACCTCGCATCTGTCTTCGAGAAGACAGGTGTCCCTCACCGGATCATCCGCTTGGCAAAGAAGACTGAGCGCAAGTCCCGTGAGATGGGTTCCTACGGGGTTTCTTATGTCAACACCTCCGTCGAGGACGCGGCCAAGCTGGACGGCAAGTTCCTGCTCGCATCAGCGCCAACGGATGAAGACATGGGGCTGGCCTGCGCCAAGCTAGTCGAGCGTTCCCGTGGTGCCTACGTCTTCCACGATCCCAACGAGTTCGGCATGTACCCTCATTGGGACGCCAGAAAGCGATGGGGCTCTCGGTGCCGGGCAAGCGTCATCTGCATCCGCGAGCAGGGTCGTGTTCATATCCCCGAGGGCGTGTTCATTCCCCACCCATACGTCCGCACCTTCTCCAAGAAGACTCACAACGATGCCAAGACCAAGACGGCTGTCAGCGTCGCGCGGGTGAGCGGTGTCAAGAAAGCCCACTGGATCATCGAAGCGAACCAGACCCTACACGAAGCCGCCCGCGTTGACCTACGCGGAGAGGTCAATCGCATGTGGTGGAAGTTCACCATCGAGAAGAAGTTCCCCGGCATCCAACTGCCTGAGAACGCTGGCTTTCCCCGCATCATGGGTGCCGCTGCTGAGATCTGCAAACCCTATCAGCTGATGGTCGATCTGACCATCTTCAAAGAGGACGGCGGCGGAACTCAGTACGCGATGCTCGAAGCCATCGACGCGGGCGCTGTTCCCGTGATGACCAAGGAATGGTGCTCGTATCCGGGCAAGGCCAGTGACCTCGTGATCCAGATCACCGACACGGATGGCCTGAAACGCCTCTTGAAGTCCTCACGGAAAGGCGTGCTCATGAGCGACATCGACGGCCTTCGCCAGTCGAACTACGAGTATCTCGATTCCGTCCACTCACCCAAAGCGGTCAGCCGCGCCTACGTCTCAGCCCTGGAGTCTGCATGAAAGTTCTCGTCACGGGAAACCCCCGAAGTGGCACCCTGTCCCTCAGTCTGACGCTGCGCAAAGCCGGACTCGATGTCGGCCACGAGCGCATGGGCAAGGACGGTACGGTGTCGTGCTTCTTCTTCAAGCAAGTCGAATACTACCCCCGGGAAGGTGGAACCGAGAACCGTCACCTGACCGACGGCAAGGATGACAACTTCGATGAAGCCGAGTTCGACTTCGCTTACCATCTGGTGCGCAATCCGCTCAAGTGCATCCCATCTATGCAGAAGATCGTCAACCGTCGCCACCGACAGTGGATACGGGACATCGGCATCTGCGAGTGGGACCCCAAGAACCAGTCGAACATAGAGTGGTGCGCCTTGGCGTGGTATCACACGAATCTGTACATCGAGCAGAACCTGAACTTCCCTCGGCTGCGGGTGGAGACCCTCTTGAAAGACTGGCCCAATGAACTGTGCCCGCGTCCAACCGAGATCAAACACTCGCACAAGAGCTCGGGCTTTCGCAAAGCTGCACCGATCACTCCGGCTCAGCTCACGGATATATCGGGAGCGGCCCTTTCCAAATCCATCCTCGACATGGCGCGCCGCTACGGCTACGCCAAGTCCGACCTTCAGTAGTTCAACCCGGAGTTCACATGACATCACCTTCACAATTAGTTTTTCCAAAAGCGACCTACCGTAGTGTTCGCGGGGTCATACCCGATAGAGTTTTCACTGTCACCGAGGTCAGGCCGAACGAAAGTTCTCCGAGCGCATCCATCATCTGTTACACCGACGGCCAAACAGGCACCTGGATGATGGACCAGAGATCTTTCCTTGAGGAATTCGTTCTGCTCAAGCCTTACGAACCGGAGCCGCCTTTCAAGGTCACCGCTGGCACCCTCTACCGCCACACCAAGTCCGGCCTCCTTGGTTCCCTGTGGTCCTTGAACGGCTACCGAGCGCTCTTCGAAGTCATGCTTGTGGAGGGTGACGTTCGGTTGCGCCGGGTCTCGGTCGACCGAGAGCTCCAAGCGAACTTCGAGTCTGGAGTCGACGAGTTCCGGGACCAGACACTGAACCTCCTGTACCCGCCCGCGTCGATCGTGATCTTCACGCACCTGTCGTTCCTCCAGTCGTTCACGCCCGTCCAGTTCAAACTTCAGCGGCCTGAGGACCCCAAGCCGAAGCCCCCAAGTTCTGGCCGACCGGAGTGGCTGATCCGCATCGACGTCGAGGCAGGCGAGCTGAGCGTCAAGATGCAGAAGCTCACCACGTTCCTGTGTGAAGTTCACCTGCTTCCCGAAGGCCGCAAGCCCACGGCTTCACAAGAACTGCTGATGCGCCTGCAACTGGACGCCATGCGCCTCTACTACCAGATCCTGCTGAATCGTCTCAAGGACGGTGAGGACGCGATGGCCGACGCTCAGGTCGTTCACCATATAGGCAACGCATGACTGATGCTGTCCAACCCCCAGAAGAAACCAAGCCGCCTCTGACCGAGTTTCAACGCGGCGCTCGGGCGATGTTCGACTACTTCCATATCCGGGCGGCGAACAACTGGCATGGCAACCCGAAGGTCCAGGAGCAGTGCGCCAAGGAAAACACCCTGCTCCTGAGCTGGGTTGAGGACGCCCTTGAGAGTGTGGATCCCGCCATCCACGCCGAGTGGAAAACTCTCCAGGAAGCCACCAAGAGCGCCTATCACCAAGGGTATCTCGACGCCTTGGCAACGAAACAGTCCCACAATGCTCCACCGACAACAAAGGCGTCCGTCGTATGACCCCGCACAAACAACTCAACCTCCACAAGCCGCTTGAAGGCCAGATCGGCGACTGCTTCCGCACGGTCATTGCCTGCTTGCTCGACCTGCACCCTTCGGACGTACCTCACTTCTACCAAGAGGTCTGGCACGAGCCCGATGCTGCTCAGACTGCTGAACGCGAACTTCGCAAGTTCTTGCGGCACTATGACCTGGACTTCATCGAGGTTGCCTACAAGGACACCTTGCTGAACGTCATGGAAGCGCAAGCGATCATGAACCCCGGCATCTACTACCTGCTGACAGGAAACTCAGCGAACGGCGTCGGTCACGTGGTCATCTGCTGCGGAGACCAGATCGTCCACGACCCGGCCATTGACAATTCCGGTATCGTTGGCCCTTCCGACACCGGGAACTATCACATCACGTGGCTCGTGCCAAGTCTCATGCGCCGCCTTGCCTGTTAATGGCCCCGCTTCACAACCCTCACTGAAGATTTCCATCATGAACAAACCGACCCCGGTCACCGATCTCAACGGCGCGATCACGCTCGCAGCCACAAGCCCGGACAGCCATCTGTTCCGGCTGCTCTACCTTCTCCAGTCCGAACAGTATCACGGCGTCGTGGCCCAGACCGAGAGCCGCAACGGCCCCGTCCTGCGCTTCACGGTGCCTGTCATCACTTCGTGGATTTGCCCCGATCAGCGCGTGAGCTTCTGGGACAAGCGCGATGCCAATCCATTCTTCCACTACATGGAAGCGATCTGGATGTTGGCGGGCCGCGACGACGTTGCCTTCCCGTCCTACTTTGCCAAGCAGATCAAGCAATTCTCCGACGACGGTGAGACCTTGAACGGTGCCTACGGCTATCGCTGGCGCAACTTCTTCGACAACGGCAACTTCGATCAACTCGAAGACGCCATCGCTCAGCTCAAGGCGAATCCCTCGTCGCGTCGCGTCATCCTGCAGATGTGGCACGCGGTCGCTGATCCGCAGAGCGCCGCTGAGGGCTCGAAGGACGTCCCCTGCAATATCTCGGTGATGTTCGATGCCGTCAACGGCAAGCTGAACATGACCGTCGTCTGCCGCTCCAACGACATCATCTGGGGTGCCACGGGCGCGAACGTGGTCCACTTCTCGATTCTGCACGAGTACGTCTCGGCGGCTGCGGGCCTGCGCGCTGGCACCTATCATCAGGTGAGCAACAACCTTCACGTCTACACCGAGTTCCCGGTCTCGAAGCCGCTGCTGGAAGCCACGGACGATCCGACACCGGAAGAACTGCGCGGTGACTATCCGGGCGAGGCGCTCGACCTGTACGCGGCGCGTGAGAACGGTCTTTTCCCGATGCCGCTGTTCCGTTCGAACGAAGTGGTCGATGCCGACGAGTTCGATGATGTCCTGCTGGATACAGACTTCCTGGACGCGATTCGGGAAGAGTTCGACGAGGATAGTGTTTCGCGTCAGCAGAACATCCAAGCGTACATTGACGCCTTGAAGGAAATGGCGATTACCGGAGCTGGATGGCGGCAACACGCCAACGTGATGCAGGCTGCTTTCATCATGCACCGCGAGCTTGGTCAAACCTCTGAGGCCATCGAGTACCTCAAGGAAGCCAACATCGGCCCCGACTGGAAGCTCGCATGTGTCAACTGGCTCCAACGCCGTCTGGACGCCGCCAAGGCAAAGGAGATCGCAGCATGAAAGACCGCTTGATTGGCTTGGGTCTCCCGCACGACCCCGAGTTCGCCGCTCGGGTTCAGTCATTCACGGCTGTCCACGCTCATGTTCGTGGCTGCGCGACCAAGCGCTACCACACTGAGCCCACGCTGCAGAACGAGACGGTCGGCGCTCACGTCGGCTTCATGGTCGGTGCGGCCTTCATCATCTACGACACGCCTTCGCTGGCGCTACTCAAGGCCATCAGCCTGCACGATCACATGGAAGCCATCACTGGCGACATGCCCGCGCCGATGAAGGTCCGGAGGCCCGAGCTGAAAGCCATCATCGACGAACTGGAGATGGAGTTCCACGGCGAGTCGAAGCTGCCCGGCTGGCCCATGCTTGACGCGCACGAAGAACGGCAACTGAAGGTCTTGGACCGCCTGTCAGGAGTCGCCTGCGCCTCGCAAGAACTTCGCATGGGCAACTGGAGCGTCCACCACGTTCTGGGTGCCTTCTGCGGTTACTTCGCGACGCTGAAGCCCGAATGGAAGGAGCTCTACTTCTTCGAGGGTCTTCTGGACACCGCACCGAATCGCAACCGGGCTGTCCCCGACGACACAAAGCGTCTGTTCGAGGCGATGGTCAAGAGCGTCCGTGAGGCGGCGTCTCCCAAATACCGCACGAACCCCAAGCCGGACGGCATGTCTTCCCTCGGTCCAATCGCGAGCTGAATCATGGGCCACTACCTTAGCGAGATGCAGTGCAACGACTGCGGTCGCGTCCGCTGCGAGTGCAAGCGCAAGCCGGACCCGGAGCCGGAGTGGACGATCAACGACAAGTTCGAGGTCGTTCACCGTGACACGATATCTCTCATGTATCGGTCTCGGGCAACTTGGTTCTATACCAAGGAAGCTGCTGAAAACATGGTCTTGCCTACTCTCGAGGACAGTATCAAGATGGCGCAGGAACGCATTGAGCAAGACAAGAAACGGGTCGCCAAGCTGAAAGACCTACGCAAGAAACTGGAGTCCAAATGACATCTCTCACCCTCATGAACATTGGAGTGGGCCTGCTCGGCGTCGCCGTTCTGCTCCACGGCGGGATCTCTTTCTTCTCGACAGGCTACTCGAAGGCCGGGTACATAGCGCTTGTCAGCGTCTGCTGTACGTCCATCGTTTGCATGTTGTCAGCGCTCACATGGGTTCAGTTCTTCCACCCCTAGCAATTTTAGGGGTTCCAACACCCGGAGACTTCCATGTCGCTCACCGCTGCCCAGATTCTCAAGTCCCTCGCCCGAGTGCCACCCGGCAAAGACGGCGAGGACCGTTTCGATCGTGCCACCCGCGTGAAGGTAACCGAGCTCAAGCGCGGCAAGGTCAAGACGAACGGCAACATCCGCTTCCTGTGCAAGACCAAGACCCCGGAACACGTCAAGGGTCGCCTCATCGTGGAGACTTACGTCACCTCGGTCGAGTTCAAGATGCAGGGCAAGATGGCGGGCAAGTACGTCATTGTCTCCTGCGGATGCCCGGACTTCTGCTTCATGTGGGAATACAACCTCACGCAGAAGGATGCGTCCATGATCAAGTACGGCAACGGCGAGGCCCCCACGAAGCCGATTCCTATCGGCATGTGCAAGCATCTGATCCGCACCTTCGATCAGCTCGTGACAAAGGCTCAAGTCGACTCCAAATTCGTACTCCCGGTGACCACATGAGCAATAACTACGCACACAGCACCAACTTCGCCGGGATGAAGAATGTCGCAGAGCAGTTCGACTCGAACCTGACCTCCGCACAGTATCTTCAGGCGTTGGACAGCCTCCTGTTCCGCGCCTACTCGCCGATCATAATGGCGACCAACTCATTCGACGCCCTCGTGGGTCAGCTCATCGGCTGGCAAGAAACTACACGCAAGCGCAAGGTCTCGTTCCAGCATCGGGACGAGTTCATTCCCATCGCACTGACTTGGCTGTGTCTACCGTCTCGGGAAGAGAAGGCCGCACGGGCTGCGGATCTGCTGCTGGACCGGGCTGCTCTAGCTGAGTTCGTCGAAACCTTCATAAGCTCGATGGATCGATTCGAGCAGGCGTCCAACCTCCTGCTGACCGACAAGGACGGCAACCCGTGTTCCATCGATGAGCACATGGCCTTCGCCCACTCCGTCGTGGACTCGTGTGGTGCGCCATCCATAGGTGTTCTGCTAAACGCCATCACCGAGAGCAAGCTCTACATCAGCCGTTATCACAAGTTCGCGGAAGCCATCATGACGCGGTTCACCCGCCTCTGCCTGATGACTGCTCAGCGCGACTACGTGAACGTCTTCGGGCACTCCATTGATTTGAACGACGCTGTCCAGGTCTACATGATGGTGGCCCGCCGCGCCATCGACAAGTGTGACCCGCGCCAAGGCGTCCTCACCTCGCACATCCAGTCCTGGCTCAAGTCCGGTCGCTCCATCATCGCCGACCAACAGAAAGGCGACGGCAGCGCCATCACGCTGGATGACACCGAGGAAGAACCTTACGAGGGCTCCGAGGCGGAAGCGGTCAGTCGCAGCGAACATTCAAGCCGCGTCAGCGAGATCGCCCGTCTTGTTGACCCCGAAGGCTACGGTCGAGCTTGGCTCGGCCTGAACGAATCACCAACCTGGATACGCTCACAAATGGAAGCCCTCACCACGCATCAGTAAACCTTCACAACCATCACGCGTCCCCTTCACACAAACCGAAAGTTCACCATGTCCACCAAGAAAACCAAGGCTCCGGCCAAGGCTGCACCCGCCCCGGCGTCCAAGCCTGTTCTCAAGAACGCACCGAAGCCCGCTGCGAAAACTGCCGCTCCGGCCGCGAAGCCTGCTCCCGGGGCGAAACCCAAGAAGGTCAATCCTGCTGAGCTGAAGGTCGCCGCCAAGGAACTTGGTCTGGTGAAGAAAGCCCTCAAGGGTGCAATCGCTGCAACGCCGAAGCCGCCCAAGACGTCCAGACCCTTAAAGCCGATTCTGATCGTTCCGATCTTCCCGGCTGTCACTGGCCTAGGAATCCTGAAGGTCACGGAAGTCGCCGGTGAGTTCAACAACCGGCTCGAACTTCTGCTGCGCTCCCTGCCGCTGCAACTGGCCGTCCACTACCGTCAGCGCGCGACGCCGTTCATCGGCTCCGACATGCAGAAGCCCATGACCGGTGTCTACATCGGTTTCCTGGCAAGTCAATCAATTCCCGCACCCGCTTTCGTCTACTACTCCAGCCAACTCGACCGCTGGTCCTACTTCCACGACACCTGGGACGGTATGCTTTCGGCCATGAACGGCGGCAACGATGCCCCTGGCCTGCGCCCCGCAAGCAAGAAGGCGATCCCCGATATCTTCTACTGGTCTGGGTTCAACCACGACCCGATGGAAGTCTGAACTTCACACCCACCAAGGAACACCCATGCAAGCTCCACTCCCACTGAAAGAGCTCTACGAAGCTCAGGTCGCGCTCAACGCCAAGACCCTCCCGGCCTTCCTGCCCTGCGGCGCGGCAAAGAAAGTCTTCATCGATGCGCGTGACCAATCTATCCGCCTCCCGGTAGACTTCAAGCAAGCCATGCAGCGCGAGCTCGATGAGCTGGCCGTCGTGCTGCCCTTCGGCCACTGGAAGGATACCGCCAAGCAGATGCGCGCCATCAGCTTCAACGACTTCCAAAATCTCCTCCTGGAACTGGTGGACATTTTCCACTTCCTGATGAGCGAGAACTTGGTCGAAGTGGCTTCGGTCTGCAACGACGGTCAACCTGATCTTGACGTGATCGTCAAGCACTCGGTGGCTCGCCACACAGAGGCCCTCCTGTTCCTGGCACCCCGTGACCCGTCGATCACGACCTTCGCAGACGTCTGGCACAAGGTGAACGAGAACGGCCAGATGAACATCGGCGACTTCTGCACACTCGCCAACCTGAACACTGAGGTGAGCAGTTTCAGCGCTCGGCTGGCCCCCGGTGCCACGCTCGAATCGGAGCGCGTGATCTACAACTTCCACACCCTCCTGAGCATGTTCGGCTTCTCGAACGATGACCTGCTCACGGTCTATCGCGGCAAGGGCGTTCTCAACGAGTTCCGCCAGTGCAACGGCTACCGCGACGGCAGCTACATCAAGCAATGGAAGGGCGCTGGAACTTCCACCATCGAGGACAACGTGGTGATGCTCGGCATGATCAGCCGGAGCATTCCGGCCTTCCTGCCCGATGGTGTCGAGCCCTACGACTTCTCACCCGGCGAACTGTTCATGATGTTGGACGCCGAGTACAAGGCGATGAAGGCTGTCCTGGAGTCGAAGAGCCGCACCTTCAAAACTTCAGACGCCCACTCTTGAACTTTCGAGGCCGGGCTGTTAATGCACGGCCAACTTCCACAACCCATAGGTGAACTATGCCAACTGAACAAGAAATCGAAGCCGAGATTGTGCGCAAGGGCCTCACGGCTCCGCGCATCACCCCGATCTTCATCGACAGTCTCATCGTCAAGGAAGACTACCACGTTTTCCCCGGCTCCCGAGTGACGGTCTGCGCGTTGTTCCTCAAGAACGGCTACGTCGTCGTCGGCGAAGGCGCGGCTGCGCACTCCGCAAACTTCGATGCTGAGACCGGCCGTCAAGCTGCTCGCAGAGTCGCTCGCGAGAAGATCTGGCCGCTGGCCGGATACGCCCTGCGCGAGCAGCTGACACAGGCTCACGATCTGGCGCTCGAAGTCGCGGCCGAGGCACAGGCGGAAGCTGACGCTCAGGCTCAAACAGCTCTCTGAATTTCTCAACACCTTACGAGGTATCAATGGCTACAGCAACCAAACGAAAAGCATCTGGCAAGGACTTCGACGACGTCCCGACGAGTGGCTACGGGGACAAGTCCCGCAAGCCCACTGAGCAGGTCCAGATGCTCAACACGCCTGACGGCAAGTGGACTCTCTTCCGCCCGATCGGCCCCGCTTACAGCTACGCGGGTCACTGGATCACGGTGACGAAGAAGGACGGCAAAATTTCGCAGTTCTACATGGCCTGCGCGGCATGGGATCCCGAGAGTGTCCAACGGCAAGGCGGCAACGGCGCGGAACACTGCAAGTTCTGCGCACTGGAAGCGTTCTACAAAGAGAACGACACGCCACGGGACGACCGGAAGTCGCGATTCACGGTGGACCACTACGCGAACGTCATCTCTCGTGTCGAGCAGAAGCGCAAGCCGGAAGACGCCTACATCTCCGAGGACGAGGCCGCAACGGGCTTCAAGACTCTAGACTCCGACTCCTGGACCCCGGTGCGCGTCGTGCGCATGACCGACAACGTGGTGCGGAAGGTCAAGGGCATCCGCGAGCTGAACGTTCATGAAGACCCCGAGACCGGCGACTCGCAAACCTATCCGGCTTCCCACAAGAAGTTTGGCTGTGACATTCAGCTGAAGTACACGGCCAAGAATCCGCCTGCAACTCGGTACGAGACCAATCGCGGCAACCCCACACCGCTGAAGAAGTCCGAAGCTGCCTACCTGATCTGGGACTTGAGCGACCTGACCGACTACCCGACCACGGCCGAGATGGCTGCTGAGTTCGACTCGTGGGCTGCACGGAACCATGTCGTGATCCCCGGCCTGACCAAGAAGGTCGCAGGCAAGGGCAAGCCTGCCCCGGTCGATGACGAGGACAGCGAGGACGAAGACGAAGTTCCGAAGGCCAAAGCCAAGCGCAAACCTGCTCCGGTGGCCGACGAGTTCGATGATGACGGTGAAGATGAGGCTCCGGCTCCCAAGGCAAAAGCCAAGAAGAAGCCTGCGGTCGTTGAAGATGACGACGAGTTCGGCAATGATGACGACGAAGACGAAGCGCCTCCTCCCAAGGCGAAAAAGCCCGCTCCAAAGCGTCAAGCTGAACCCGAAGACGACTTCGAGGACGATGATGACACTCCTCCTCCGAAAGCCAAGGCCAAACCCGCATCCAAGAAACCGGCACCCGTCGAAGACGACGATGACGACTTCGAAGACGATACGCCTGCTCCGCCCAAGGCCAAGAAGCCCGCTGCGAAGAAACCTCCTGTCGTCGAGGACGACGATGACTTCGAGGAAGAGGACGCTCCGCCTCCGAAGGCCAAGGCGAAGCCCGGCAAGAAGCCTCCGGTGGTCGAGGATGATGACGATGACTTCGAGGATGACACGCCGACTCCACCCAAGGCCAAGAAGCCCGCTGCCGCTCCTGCCAAGAAGAAGCCTGCTCCAGTGGAAGACGACGACTTCGAGGAAGAGGACGAGCCGCCTGCCCGCAAGCCTGCGGCGAAAGCCAAGCCTGCGGCTGTCGCGGCCAAGAAGAAGCCGCGTCCTCCCGTCGACGATGACGATGAGTTCGAAGACTGACCTCACAGTCCGTTGAATCGCACTGAAGGGCCGACCGCTGTGTCGGCCCTTTTCGTTTCTACCCCGGAGTTTTAGATGCCCAGACCCAAACAGAAGCTTCTGCTAGACATCAACCAAGAAGAGATGACCAAGAAACGAGCCCGCAAGGTGGCGCTTGCTGAGGTGGAAGAAGCCGACGAGGACGACGATGAAGAGGTCGAAGTCGCGGACGAGGTCGTCGACCAGACAGGCAAACGCGTTGACCGTTCCATGGAGATCATGGGTCTGCTTCGCGAGATGGAGAAGGTCGTCCACATCAACGCCGTAAGCTTCGGCGAAGAAACGCGGATGCACACGAGCCTGCTGTGCCTCGACCTGCTCATCGGTGGAGGCATCGCTCCCGGATGGTACACCTTCTCCGGCCCCGAGCAATCGGCCAAGACGACAGCGGCCATCAGCATCTCAGCGGCATCAGCTGATCAGGACGTTGACCTGCGCGTACTTTGGGACGCTGAGAACTCTTCTGGTTCCTCCACGGACTACGTCGCTCGCATCTTCTCAACGGTGGGTTCCAAGCAATCGGTCGACAGCGTCTTCGGCGTTCGCGATGACAAGGGCGTCTACATCGTCCCACCGAAGATCTACTACCGGGATGATCCTGAGGGTGCCAAGCTGTTCTCGTGGTTGCGTGGAGTACTCACGCGCCTACCAGACAAACGCTTCGAAAACGGCGATTGGTGGTACGTCTATGACGACGCGAAAGACATCATGAAGATGAAGGCCAAGTTGAAGGCCCTCGACTACAAGATTGATGTCAAGATGACGGCCCGCAATCCTGGACTGTGGGTGAAAGCCCCGAGTAGTAGTCTGCAGCTCCTCATCGTGTTGGACTCTCTGCCGTCCCTACTCCCGCCGTCGCAAGAAGACGACGAAGCTGACAACTCACTGGCCGTGATGGCCCGCTTCTTCTCTAAGGAACTCCCTCGCGTCAAGGGTCTGTTCCGAGCCAAACGCTGTGCGATGGTTGCCATCAATCAGCTCCGCACCAATCCGATGCAACGCTTCGGCAACCCAGAAGGTGAGCCCGGAGGCCAAGCGCTAAAGTTCTTTTCTGACGTTCGTCTCAAGTTCTATCCGAACGCTCTGTCGGCGGCTCCCTTTGCACCCAAGGCGGCTGAGGACGGCAAGGGCAAGTTCGAGTCCGAACCTTCGGTGTGCGGAACCGGCACGGATACCTATCGCTACATCAGCGTCGACACGATCAAGAACAAGCTGTCCACTCCGGGTCGCACGAAGACTTGGCTGCGTCTGTGGGTCAGCGACAAGGACGGTCACGGCATGGGCTACGACCCGGTCTTCGACACCTTCTACTACCTGCACCAGACTGGTCAGGTCATGGGCAAGCGCTCTGTGATGAAGCTGAACATCCAGGGTCTGGGCGAGGCACCGAAGACGAATACGTGGGCGGAGTTCAAGCAGATGGTCATCGGCACCGCCGCTCAGAAGAAAGCTGCCTTCGCCAAGATCGGCTACAAGGCGGTTGACTTGCGACGTGGATGTCTGGGTCAAATCCGTCGTGGTGTCGGTTCGGAACTACTGCTGGCAAACGCCAAGAAGCTCCTCGCCGCTCCCAAGGAGAAGATCGAACGCACGGCTGACAAAGACGAGGAGTGACCCGTGGGCAAACCCCTGAAAATAGTCGGCATCGGCGATCTGCATCTTGACGGCAAGATGGCTTCGCATGTGCCCGAATACAATCGCGTCTGCATAGACGAGGTTCGGGCTATCATCGACACCGAGTACCGCAAGGGCTTTAAGATCTTTGCCCTCCTCGGTGACGTCTTCGACACCGAGGTTCCCAGCACTAACGGTGACACGGGCGGCTATCGCCTGCTCGTGAAGCTGTTCACGGAGTTCCACTATGTTTCTTTCCTGGTTATCGGGGGCAACCACGACGTTGACAGTCAAAGCACAGAGTACTCGCATTCGCTGTCGCTACTGCAAACTCTCGTCGATACGGGATGCCTGCCCAATGTCACTGTCGCCATACGGGATCCTCTTGAGGTCTACCAAGAGACCGGGACGCCTGTGCTCCTGCTTCCGTGGCCTCACGAAGAGGCTCGCGAAGGTTCATGCAACCTCATGCACACGGAGTTCGCGGGCTGCACAAGGGACAACGGGCAGCCGACCAAGGTAAAAACTCCAGTGCCTGAGCACTTCTGTGTCATCGGTCATCTGCACACGGCACAGAACACCCTCGACGTTCACTGGCCCGGTACGCTGAACCAGAAGAACTTCGGTGAGGGTGTAGACAAGCGATACATGAAGGTCTGGTGGACCGGCGACAAGCGCACCACGAAGGTGGAGTACGTTCGCCACGCTCCGTCCTACATCCTGCGCAACGTGGTCATCAACTCTTTGGAGGAGTACGAGGCGTTCGTGGTGGAAGCCAAGGCCGCACCGGAGTCGACCCTCTTCAAGGTCTTCGTGAACAGCCGACAGGTCCTACTCCCGGTTAATGCGTTCGCCGGGCTACCTTCCGTGGTCAAGCACAATCACTTCCAGTCCAAAGCTGAGCTCAACGCGGGTCTCGCGGGCGACCTCCACCTTGAGGACAGCCAGAGGCAACACGTTGACCTCGTTGGTTCGTATCAGGACTGGATGCGTCGCAACGACGTAGACCCTGCGGTCGGCAGTCGTTCCCTTGAACTCCTCGAATCCTTCATCACATGACACAGACCGCCCTTCACCTAAAGTACCGACCCAAGACCCTCGACCAAGTCATAGGCCACGCCAAGGCGGTCCGCGCGATGACGAGCGCCGTCGAGACCGGGAAGTGGCCCTCGGCGGTGGCCTTCTTCGGCCCTCCATCAGCAGGCAAGACGACGCTGGCCTACGCCCTCGGCTGCTCGGCCTTCGGGGCCACGACCGTCGAGAACAACTCGCACCCCGCGTTCACCGAGGTCGTTGGCACCGACAGCAAGACCATCGACGATGTCCGTGCGCTGATCGCCCTGTCGAAGACCCGACCCATGCGAGGCAACCGTCGGTTCATCCTGATCGACGAGGCGCACGGTCTGCTCTCCAACGCTCAGGCCGCTGGAGCACTGCTCGGTGCGCTGGAACGACCCCCGGCTTCCACGACCTGGATTCTGTGCTCGATGGAACCGGACAAGTTCCGCGGCTCCACGGTGGGCAACGCCATGCTTTCCCGCCTGACGAAGTTCAACCTGAGCAAGCCGACAGAAGCCGACCTGATGGCTCAGGCGATGCGTATCGCCAAGGGCGAGAAGATGGCGAAGTTCTTGGACAAGGCGGTCCTTGCTCAGGTGGTCCAGGCCAGCGAGGGCATGATGCGCGAGGTTGCGAACCTGCTGCAATGCCTGCAACTGGAGTCGTCCTCGCTGGAGCCCGGCACTAAGTTCACGGCGGCGGACGTATCCGGAGTCCTCAGCTCCGCAACGTCGGCCGACCAAGACGAGACCATCGCAGCGTTCCTCACAGCGGTCTACGCGGGTCAGCTCAGTACGGCGGCGACACACGCCCTGAACGTGACCGAAGGGTTCCGCTTCATCAACGCCATGCTGCAAGCGCACTGGACGGCGATGAACATCCGCTTCATGAACGGCGAGCGCCATCCGCGTCTTCAGGTGTACGGTGCGGCCAAGACCCTCACGGCTTTCCTCATGGCGACCAAGCCTGCTTCGGCCGTCATGCTGAAAATTCACCACGAGCTCTGCGAGCTGAAAGCGCGTTCGCAAGCCTTCGCGGTGCCTGAGCAGTTCCTCTTCACCGACTTCCTCTATCGGGTGGCAGCATGATCAGCAAACCTCCAACCGTTCAAGAACTCCTCAGTCAGACAGCTGGAGTTGCGACATGCCTCGTTTGCGGAAAGAACCGCCGCCTTGACCAACCTGAGAATATGTGCGGCTGCACTATCTCGCGGCCCAAGCCAGCGGGACTCGCTCCGGGCGACATGGCCGACTTCTGGCACGAAGGCTCTCAGCGCTACTACCGGGCGAGGGTGGACCGCGAGCTGACCGAAGAGGAAGTTCACGGGCATCCCTTGGAACAAGAGCCGGACTACACGTTCACCGTGACTCACAACGTATCGTTCATCTCTGACAAGTACGTTCCAGACCCGGCTGCTCAGTGCTCCTGCGGCGAGGCGCATCGGGGTGGAGCTATCGCATGGTTCTGCCTGAAGCACGGCAACACGAAGGTGGACTGACATGGCCTACGATGACAAGAACAAGACCATCATGCAACCCCAGATTCCCAATGAGCCCGCTGAACTAGCGGCTGTCCGACGCGCGAACAACCCGAGCAACGAACCTGTCGGTCACTTCACCGGGCGCTGCCGTCACTGCGGCTCCAAAGATCTCTGGGACGACAACCTTCACTACGGCTGCAACTCCTGCAAAGCCCTGCTGAGCTGAACATGCGAACCTTCAAGCGCCTGACCCTTCGGGGCTTTCCGTTCTTCAAGGACCAGACGTTTGAGTTGAACGCCAACCCGCTCACCGTCATCACGGGCCTCAACTTGGAGGGCGTGACCAAGCGGGCGGGAGGCCCGGCCAACACAAACTTCACGGGCAAGTCCCTGTTCTTCTCGCAACTGCGCGACCTGTTCTTCCCGTCTGGTGCCTCAGGCAAGGCCAAGGACAAGATCCGTTCCGGCGAAGTCGAGCTTCTGATAGACGTCGGCAACCTAGCCTTCGAGATCGTGCGCTACGGCAAGGGCAAGGGCGACCGCTTTCGCATCACGAAGAACGGGAAAGACGTCACGCCTACAACCTCTGCCGATCAAGCGGCCTACGTCGCGCGCATCCTCGGCATGTCGCAAGACACCTACGAGGTCACCTACTACCTCGACCATCTGAAGCCTCATGCCCTGCGCACGGGCGACACCGCTCAGCGCAAGGCGTTCTTCACCGAGTTCTTCGAACTGTACGCGGCCGACGAGGTCCGCAAGAAGATCAGTACGAAGCGCTCCGAGATACGGCGGGACTCAGCGGTCTTGGTCGAGCTACGCGACCAACTGAAGGCGATCCCGGAGGACGACGGTGCCACGATCCAGGCTTCGCTCGACAAGTGGCAAGGCCGCGTCACCGCGATGACCAATCTGCTGGAAGCCCTCCGCGAGCGCCGGGCGCTGCACGACTTCCGCACTCAACACGCTTCGGCGCTGTCGTATCTTGAGGCGCAGCGCTGCACCTCTGTGAAGGTGGCCCGCCACAAGCTCGCTTCGATGGAAGCCTCGGCAGAAGCAGGACGCAAAGCCCTCGCCGACGTCCGTGCTCAGGCCCGCTACTCGGTAGAGTTGGACGACTACCATCAGGCGCAAGTCGGTCGGCTGGAGTTCTTGCAGTCGCTGAATGTCGAAAGCGACGAGGACCTCGAAGCCAAGACCGAGATCATGGCCCGCCGTCTGCGGAAGGCCGAAGCAGAACACCTCGCAGCCCGCACCGAAACTCAACGTGCTGACCATGCCTACGCCAAGGTGATGCTGGAATACCGTGATGCTGTCCAGTCGATGCGTGACGCCAAGAGCAGTCTGATCGAACTGAACGAGCGCGGCCCGAACGGAACCTGCGCCACCTGCGGTCAGGAAACGACCAACGAGCACTTCGACGCCGAGGTCTCTGCGGCCAAGAAGAAAATCCGTTCAGGTCAGACCCTAGTCGCCAGCCTCGAAGAGAAGCTCAAGACTGCGATGGCGGAACAGACTGCTTCCACCGAGAAGCTCGCCATCTGGGAAGGTCGTGTAGACGCCACCACGCGCAAGCTCGAAGCCTACGAGAAGGTTCCGCCGATTCCTGTGGAGCCGAAGCGGCCCAATGGCATGAGCAAGGACGCCCCGAGTCCGGCCAAGCTGCAGAAACTTCTGGACGAGCTGACCCCTACCATCAGCGCCCTGCAAGACCTGCTCGACGAATCGGTGCGGCCCCTGCTGCTCCAGCACTTCGGCAGCACAGACGAGCCCTACTCCAACGAGGAGTGGGACCGCATCAGCGACAAACTGCGCAAGGCGCAAGTATCAGTGGGCGTCCTGGAATCCAGGCAGAGCGCTCTGTTCGAGGCGGCTACCCTGCGCGAGAGCCTGACCAAGCGCATCGCCGAGCTGGAGGACTCGGTCAAGGACACAGAGCCTATCAACGTGCTCTACAAAGCCTTCTCGTCCAACACGGGCGTCAAGACTCTGCAGATACGTTCCACCTGCGCGATCCTCGAAGCTCAGGTCAACAAGATGGCGGCTCAGCTCTTCCCCAACCCTTACACCTTCCGGTTCGACCTCGACAAGCAATTCACGCTCGACGTCACCCGTACCGTGGGCAAGAAGGAGGTGACCTCCGACGTTCGCAAGCTGTCAGGCGCCGAGGCTGGTCTGTTCGACCTACTGCTGTCCATCAGCTTGATGAGCTTCTTGCCCGCGTCCAAGCGCTGCAACCTTTTGATCATGGACGAGATCGACGCCAACTTTGGCCCGAGCGTTTCCCAAGTCTTCGTGAGCTTCCTACCTAAGCTGGCACAGATGGTTCCAAACATACTGATCATCACCCCGAAAGAAACGAACTACGGTTCGGATGCGGTCTACTACACGGTCGTTCATCGTGCGGGCCAGTCTAAGATCCTTACCGGGCGACGTCGTGCTCAAGGGGTCGCTTCATGAGTGCGAAGGTCTACCCTATCGGCATCGCCCTCGGCCTGCCGCTGATGTCGCTGATCGAGGTGATGGAAGTCGTGGTGGGCGAGCTAGGCGCACCACTGAGGGCGGTGACCTTGGTCAACGGAGTGCGCAACGACTATGGTATCGACCCGTCCACGCTGCGCTTCTACTCACCATGGAAGTTTGTCTTCCTCAACAACTGTGCTGACCTGCGGCGTCTGTCAATGGAAGCGGATCGTCAGGTGTTCCTGATCAGCTCGGAGCATTCGGAGCTGGACCGCTACAAGATACCTATCTACCCGATGGGTCGGTTGAAGGCGCACGATGCTGCCTACCTAACGGCGAACGACGACCCATTGGAGCTTCATAACCCGCCGCCCTTCGACATCCTGAAGGAAGCGCTGGAAGCTTCCACGCGCAAGTCGTTCATGTCTCTGGTCAACCCCCTGTTCTACAGGGTTGTCTCGGCCGAACGAGACCGGGCTCGCAGCGAGTTCGTTGCTTTCATGTTCGGTGGCCCCACGCCTACCGGCATCCCAGACATCCTCAAGCGGGCGCTGGACAGCCCTGAGTGCGCTCAGCTGAAAACATGGGCGGCTCATGCCGTGCAGAACGGTCTCGACAACACGCTGGATGTCTACCCAGACGCCGATGAGTTCGACATTCGTTACCTGATCGCCAAACATTCAAAGTGAGCAAGATGAGCCCTCCAACACAGATTGAAAATCTCAAGTATCAGAATCCGTGGGCGATGACCCCTGCCGTGTGCAAGGTTCTGGAGAAGATGATGCTCGTCGACAGCATGATCGAAGTCGCCGACCTGCTGAACCTCTCGCTGAAAACCGTTGAGACTCAGCTTTCGACTGCCAAGAAATTCATGGGTATCAAATCGAGGCATCGAGTGGTCTTGGCCTACTACGAATTCCACCGTCTCAAGGAGGAGGATCCGAGTCTGGTGGTCACACTTGTTAATGGGTGGCCCATACACCCTGAGGAGAAATGAGATGAACATTCACGACGACCAAGCCGCCCCGAACTCAGCGGTGGTGGCGTTCCAAGAGGGCTCCGCGGCCTACGACCTCGGTGTTGACCCCGGCAACAATCCATACGACGACGAATCCGACGAATGGGTTCAGTGGCGCGAGGGCATGGCGGAAGCGGCCGAGGAGGCCGACGACATCGACGTCCTGCGGGAGCTGCGGCCGTGAATGACAAGCCTCAGTTCGGCATCTTGCTCGTTGGTCTCGCGGCTCTGGTCGGGTTCCTAGTTCTGGTGGCCCCGCGAATGGAAGCTCCGATTGCAGATCATGGCAACCCGGAATATCTGGCCGAGAGAGCGAGAGGCATGGCCGCAATCGCAGCGGCGCGCGATGCCGAAATCGAGGAGCAATGCGCTACGAACCGACGCAGCCGCCGAAGCTGTCACTACTTCTACACGCAGAAGGAGTTCCAGCAAACCCACAAACGGCAACTCGGAATATCACCGTGAAAATCCCTCAGCTCGAAGACCAGTTCGATCAGCTTCGCGAGATGAAATCGTTGAGTACGCTCAACGTCGCCGAAGGCTACGAGATCAACCCGCGTGTCCACCCGTTCTGGGGCAAGGCCAAGCGCAAGATGTTGTTCGTGTTGGAGAGCGTAGACGGTTCTGATATCAAGGCCGGGCGGTTGTTCGCGTCGCGCCTCGTGGGTCGCAACAACGACTTCGAGGTCAACCGCATGATCGCCACCATGCGGAACACGCTGAAGCAGTCGTGGCATCTTTATCAAGAGTACCTCGAGCTCAACTCGCTGACGGACGAATCAGCAGACCCCGACTTCGTGATCGGCTTCGTCAACTTCAACGCCACGAAGTACTTCCACCTAGTTGGCACACCGCGCCAGAATGCCCTCGCCAAATGCGCCGAGCGTGTCCGCGCTGTCATTGCTGAGCTGGAACCCACAGACGTCGTCATCTTCGGCGACACGGCCACGCAGATGCTGGTCAAGGACCCGATGCCTACCGTGCTCCCGTGGAAGCGCGGATGGGTTCTTGAAACACAGATCGGTGACCACGCCTGCCGCGTCATCCCTACCCTGGACATCGAGCCGCTCTACAATCAGTCTGGCGCGGATGCTGGCGATGACGGGGACGATGACGCTTCCGGCCCGGCTGACTTGCTCTACTTCGTCTGCCGCAACCTCTGCCACGCCTACGCACAGAAGCACCTGCACTCGCTCGCTCACATCAAGCCCAAGGTAATCTTCGTCGACACGATGGAGAAGTTCCAGGCTCTGTACGACAAGCTGATGTCCACGCCTATGGACTTTCCGATCGGATGGGACTTGGAGACCGCCTCGCTGGAGGCGTACAAGAACGCCATCTACACGGTCCAGATCGCCTTCAGCACGACTCAGGGTTACATGATCCCGCTGCGGCACAAGGACACGCCGTTCGACGAGGAAGAACTCCAGTACATCGAGTCCTGCCTGCGGTACTTCATGTCCCGGCGCAAGCGCTCGGAACGACGCATCCTGGTCGGTGCCAACTTCCAGTTCGACATGAAGGTGATGCGCGGTCAGTGGAACATCCCGGTCATATACCACTACGTCTGGGACGTCGCGGCTGGCGAAATTCTGATTGACGAGAACATAGCGCTGTTCGACCGTATCAAGTTCCGTGTTCTGCACGAGAACGTCAAGGTCACCCTCGGCAACCTGAGGGCTCTGGCTACTCACTACGGCAACGACCTCTATTGGCGTATCGCCTTCTCGAAAGGTGAGCGGCACACGTTCGGCAGCATCAACGTGTGCGAGGACAAGAACGCTCAGTTCTACGGCATCTTCGACGCGGTCATTGTGCTCGGCATCCGCCAGCAACAGATTGCCAAGGCTACGAAGATTCGCCTGTCGCCGAAGCAGACCTACGAGGGATACTATCAGCGCCACGTTGCCCGGCAGATGTCCAACACCTGCCACGCTACATCGTCGATGCATCAGCACGGCTCGCACGTTGAACTGAAGTTCATGGCGCATCTGGCAAGCAAGGACTCGCCGATCCTCACAGTGATGCGCGACACCGAGCGCGAGCTTATGGCGTCGCCCCTCGTGGAACAGGCTAACGACCGTCTGTGCAAGGCTGAGGGAGTTCGGGCTACGGGTCTCTTCAAGCAGAAGATCAACCTCTTCTCACTCAGCAAGGGCGACGGCCTGGAGCAACTCTTCTTCGGTGTCATGGGTTTGAAGCCTATCGCCATCAGCGACAAGACGGGCAAGCCATCCATCGACAAAGTGTTCCTTGCCGAGTATGCTCCTCTCTACCCAGAGGTAGGTCTAGCGCAGCAATGGCGCATCGCCCAGAAGCTGGTCAGTACCTACGTCAAGGGATGGGCCATCAAAGCGCAGAAGGCTGGCGACTCCTTTGCTGACCACTGCCTACGGGCGAGTTTCAGCTTCATGATCGTCACGGGGCGGCTCAACTCGTTCGATCCCAACCTTCAGCAAGCTCCGTCACGAGGCAAGCTGGCGAAGCTCATCAAGGAAGCGTTCCGTGCTCGCAAGGGTCGCTTCAACTTCGCGTGGGACTTCAACGCATCCGAAGTCCGGTGGGCGGCTTGTTTGTCCGGCGACACCATCCTGCGCGACGCGTTCCTTGCCGGGTTAATGCTGAGGCGGCAGCTCATCAAGGAAACTGATCCCGAGAAGCGCAAGGCCATCATCAAGCTGATCAAGACCGAAGGCGACATCCACGTTCGTAGCGTGTTTGCGTTCTTCGGCATCTGGGTTGACAAGGACCATCCGCTGCGCGCCGCTGTCAAGGCGGTCGTGTTCGGCGTCCTGTACGGCAAGGCCGCTGCCACGCTTTCCAAGAACCTGATGGGCGAAGCCCGCTATCGCCACCGCGACATCATCCTCGCGGCTAAGAAACGCGTCAAAGCCATCCAAGCGCAGATCAAAGCGCTCACCGTCACGAAAGAAGCCGAGGAAGTATGAAACAATTCGAATTCCACCACACCGTCACAGGCATCTCGGTCAAGATGTTCGCCCACCTCTGCCTTCAGAGGCGGATGCGGGCGCTGGTCATCGACAACCTGACCAACGACACCGGGAAGACCGTGTCGCAGGATTTCATCACTGCTTCCGAGTTCAAGGACGAGATGAGCTATAGCGGGGCACTTGAAATGCTCGCTTACCAGAAAAGCTTCCTGGTCAGCGCGGGAGCGGTCGTGCTTCGTAGCAAGATCGAGGTAAACGCCAAGCAAGAACTAGCTGGAATGCCGATTCCGCTTGGCGACATCATGCTACCTGCGGGCATGTACCATGAGACGCATGTGACCGTGTCAGTGCCCGACGAGAAGCTTCCGCAGTTCTTCAGCGTCGCCCGCCAGCACAGGTTCCACGTTTCTATGGACGGCCTGCAGAATGCTCACCGCCATCGCCGTCTGCGTCCGGGCCACAAACAACAGGACGCAAAGTTCTGGTTGACGGCGCGCTCACCAGATGCCAGCCTCGTGCGTCTGGAATCGCATACGAACGCCATGATGTGCGACCTCGACAGCTTCTCTATCAGCCACAAGGAGCCTCAGTACGAGCTCGTCATCCATGACAGCAATCTGCCGCACGACGACCGTTGGATGGGCCGACCCCGTCAACTGTCTGACGATCTTTATGCGTTGGCGGCATGATGGGAGTTCTTACTTCTTCTGCTCCGAAGGTCACGCGCATCGACTACGGAGAACTCGCCAAGACCGACCCCAAGGCCGCGCTGACCTCTTGGTTTGACTTCCACTCCCAGGATCACAACGAGGAACATATGACGGTGGCGCCGGAACGCTCGGCGCCTTTCTACGTGACCCGCCTCGCTGAGGACGGTCAATACTACGGTAGCGACCGCATCCTCACGGAAGCAGAACTCCTGAAGCGGAAGTTCACCCTCTCATGGACGCAACGTGATTACCCATGGATAAGTTTCGAGGACGAGTCATGACGTCTGCTCCCCCGAAGTACCTGTCAGGTGGCGTCATGACGCCTATGCAAATCACCTTCTTGGCTCGCGAGCTGTTCGTGTTCAGCGAGATCGTCAAGGGCAACATGGACCGCTATCCTGAGGATGATAACGTCTGGAACGAGCCAGAGGTGTCCATCGCTGTCCGTATGTACTGGGAACCTATCGCTCGTCACGCTATAGCTCTGGCCGGGCCTGTCATCTCCAAGTCCGCCGCCGAGATGACGTCGATGGTCAACAACCATCTGGTCTTGTCCTGCGTCGCCTATGCGGTTCATCATAGAACTGTGCTCGCGCAACCACGCGGATCTCGTGTTCACCTGTCGCCTGATTCGGTGGCTGAGATCGTAGCCGGATATATGCCGTCTATTGGTTCTACTGTGGCTCACGGCAAGGCGCAGTCGCTTGGTCTTGTTGGTCGATCACTTGAGTCAATCAAGAAACTGGAGCAGCTTGAAGACTACGAGATGGACCGGGACGAACTAAGGGATATTCAGCAATCGCTGCTCGAATATCAGTCTTGGCTGATGACTTCGGCGGTGACCGACAAGGCAGCATCATGACCCAGCGAAATCACCACGGGCCATTCTTCGAGTCGGACGGCCACCGACTGCTACAGTTGATTCTTAGCTCTTTGAAGACTCACATAATGATGACAGGGAACTGGAGTGGCAACATCACGCAGGTCTCTCATAAATACATAAACGGATCGGCTGTTCAGATATCTATACCACAAAGTGTCCAGAACTTGGTCATCAGTCAGAAAGGAAATGAGCCGATTCTGATAATGTCGAGACAAGCCTTTGGGCTATTCATAAAGAACCTAGGCTCAGGCAGTGACCCGTTGACCTTGGACGGCAGCTACGAGTTCACGCGGCCAGAATTCTCGTCTCAGGCTCAATCAGACCTTCCGATTTCAATGAAAATACAAATCGGCGGCATGATGCTGGAATTCAAGGTTCTGGTTCTGCACTCCGTACCGGGCGACATACCGGAGTTCGACGATGCCCTTTCGGAGCGCGTTATTATGACTCCAACCGATCTGTACACCTGCTATCTGCCGCGCTGTTAATAGCACCGCACAATCCGACTTAGTTCGAGGGTATTTATGTCAGACACCAAATCCAAACCTATCGCACCTGCACCGACGCGTGAATCCCTGACCAAGGAATTGGCCGCGGCTCACGCCGCACTCACCAAGGCCCTAGCCGATCAGCAAGAGGAGATGGTCACCTCCAAGATTCCCTACGAATCCCAACGCGATCCCAGCGGATGGCTCGGATTCTCATCCGAGGTCTACGACAAGTTTTTCGCGGGGTATCCTGGCGTATCCGCCCGAATCGACCTCTACAAGGAACAGATACGCGAACGCCTCTGGGTTATCTCACCTATCGGCCAGCGTCGTACCATGTACCGAATCCTGACGGGCGACCCGTCATTCATCGCGGGCGCTGAACGCCGTGCGGTCAACTCGCCGATTCAGGGTATCAGCTCGCAGGTAGGCATCACCGCCGGATACCTGATTCAGATCGAGGTCTACGAATACTGCCTAGCCCGCAAGATTCCCGTCGAGTACACCACGATGTTCGTTCGTGCGGTTCACGACGCATCCTACTTCGAGGAATCCTACCGCCTGATCATCCCTGCCATACACATCAATCAGCACGTTGCCACCGTCGGCGTCCATGAATACTACAAGAAGGAATTCAACTACGAGTTCCTGCTCGATCCTGAGATCGAGATGGAAGTGGGCGCGTCGGATGCCCGCGCTGATTCGTGGAATTGGGTTCTGGACGATCTGCCACCTCTGCTCATCAAGGCGCTCGACGACCGCATCAAGGACGGATACGTCAAGGCCGAGCACCGTGCCAAGGCGCTGGAGGTCATCTTCAAGCCGTGGGTCAACAAGGCAGAACGCCAGTATCTCCAGCGCAAGTATCCTCTGCTCCAGGTATCCGATCTGGAAGAGGAAATCTGCCTCGCCCTCGAACGCAACAACATCACACCGGAAAGGTAGAAAATGGATCCAATCTTGAAATGCCCGCAATGCGACAGCGAACGGATCGCCGTTACCGCTGAGCAGATGTTCATGATAAACACCCTTGAACACTACTGTCACAGCGTGAAGACGCAAGACGACAACGCGAAGGTCGAATGCCTTGACTGTCATTGGGCAGGAAAACGCGGCCGACTGGAAGCCCTCAACGCACCAAAGAAAGGCTGAACCATGTTCCAAGTCCTCTTCATCACGACTCAGTTTCCTCAATCATCCACATTCCAGGCCCATGAGATACCGCCGAACGTACACACAGTGATCGGCTCGTTTCCAACGAGGGACGAGGCGATCATCGCCGCAGAACGTGCTAACGCATCTACCACCGGAATCAGACTCACCGACGCCGTCTGCCTCTTCAATTAAGGAACCATCGTGTCAACTTTCAACGACAGCATGATGCGCGAAATCGCCGAAGAAGCCAAAGGCCCGGTCCTGCGTGAATATCGCGGCTATCAAATCCGCCAAGACGGCCCCACCGACTTTGCCATCCTTCGATGCGGTTCCGAATTCGTGCGGACGCGGTGCGGCTCCTCCTGGAGTTGCATCTGCTACATAGACGGACTCCTGTCCCCGTGAGTTCCCTCAACCTAGAAAGCACCTCACCATGAAATTCCTCACCCTCCTCATCGCGGCCATCGTTGCCGTCACCGCCCTCGTCATTGTGCGAACGCGCCTCCTGGCGATCCACACCTTCGTCATCTACGGCCTGTGGACGCTCGTTCAGCAAGTCATGAAGAACTCCCCGTTCTTCGTGCCGGAACCGTCGTGGATCACGGTCGGCGCCATCTCGCTGGCCGCTTGGCTCTTCGTTCGCGGCAAGTAAGCCGTCTTCCCGTCTCACGCAACTTCACCAGGAAACACCATGTCCATCTTCACCAAGAACACCTCCGCCGCCGCTGACGCTGCCATCCGCTCGCTCGCCCTCACGGCGAACACCGTCGCCACGGAGCAACTAAATGCCATCCTGCCAGAAAAGGCCAAGAACATCGTCAACAACGACGTCGGCCGCATCGTCGTTGGCAACGTGCTCGCAGCGCTCGTCCGTTCCTTCTTCAAGGGTTCCAAGATGGCCGAGCAGTTCGCCAACGAGCTGGTCACGACGGGCTACCAAGAAGTGACCAACAACATGGCTGACGTCGCCACTGAGGCGGTCGGCGAAGCGGCGGGCGAGGCCCGGAGCAAGAAGCCCACCGACGGCGCGATCTGAGCGCGGAGCCTAGGAGCCGCCATGATTCAAACCTTCTTGAAGGCGGTTATCCTCGCCGCCCTGACGGGGATTCTGTGGGCACTGCGAATCACGCCTGCGCCTCCATCAGAGGTCAAGGTCAAGTCAGAGCGCCGACCTCTCACGGTTCGGGCTGATCTTATCCGTATCGTCAACTCGGATGCGTTCGTGGGTATATGGGCGATCGTGACGATCTTGTCTACGGGTATCTTCCTCTGGTCTGTGCTCTTTGCCGCTATGAGTCTTTGGCTACGCGGTGACCTCACCGCCGTCCTCGTGAGCAACTCGACGCTCAAGGGCTTGACGGTCTTTGTTGTCCTCAACGGAATCACATTCCTGAAGGTCAACGGATACCTACCGCCTGCGGTGACATGGAAGTACATCATCCTCTTCATACCGCGAGTTATCGGGCTCATCCTTTGTCATTTCTGGTTCTTCGTATTCCTCGGTCTGACGGTTGCCGGTCTCGCGGCTTGCTTCTTTGTCGATCCGTGGTTCCTACTCAGCGCCGTCTTCTTTGCTTGGCTAACCGCTTCGGAAATCAACTCATGATCCTCTTCGAAACTCATCCGATAACCTGCTCGTGTTCCTACTGCAAGGTTTCCAGTTCACTCGGTGACGACCGCCTGCACTACGGGCTCAACATCCCGAACAACAAGAGCTGGAATTCCTGGTGGGTCATCAAGTGGGGACACAATCGCTACATCCGCTGGACGAACCCGTGGATGCGCGACTGGCGGGAACTGCTCTGGCGGTTCATTCGCTGGACCTTCACCACGGCGCTCTCGTCCGTCGTGGCCTTCGTCGTCTTCCAAATCCTTCTTCACTGGTGGCCCCTCAAATGAGAAGTCTCAAACTCGACATCACCCTTTCTGCCATCATCGCGCTGATGACGTCCGGCGTTCTGTTCCACCGGATCGCCAACGCCGGAACCGTGTACCGCGACCGCCCGTATCCCGTGCCGATCACGTCGCAGGTTTGCATGGTCAAGTTCGCGGGCTACAACCTGAACGCCAACGTGATCACGGAAGTCTCCGTTGGAAAGCGTGACAACGGAGAAGACCACGTTGACAACCCCAAATGGGGTTTCCTTGAACCAGAAAAGGTCTGGGTCAAGCGCCCCACGATCATGTCGCTCCGCGTCACCTTGGCTACTGGCGTCCAGTACCAGATCACCGAGGGCAACCTCGAAAAGCAAGAAGCCGACTTCCTCGACAGCATCCGGAGGACCTGCAAATGATCGGCATCACGACCGTCCTCGTGTGGGTCTTGGTGACAACCGATGAGCGTCAGCAGGGTCCTACCGCCAAGTCAACGATCAGCTACAGCCCTCCGGTGGCGACCGCGCAAGCCTGCGAGACTTTGAAGGGCAAAGTCATCCTCGGAAACGCGGGTCTGCTCACAAATCGTTGCGTTCAGATCGAGATGGCCGTGCCATACCAAGAAATGCCACCTATCCAGATGAGGCCCCTCAAATGAGCAACGACCCCAATCACTACACGGTCTTCACCGAGGAGCGCTTCAGCCAAGAGCTCAAGGTAAACCGCTTCCAGGCGATGATGGAGGCCAAGCACGAGATCGAAGCCCTCGGTCCCAACCCGGTCTGGCAGTTCATCTTCCAGGCTGCACGGGACGCCCTGGAAACACGCGACCGCATGTTCGTCGTTCCGGTGGAAGCCCTCAACGCGATAGCATGGGCTGATCAGCATCGGTTGCAGATGGAGGCGGGCAGCGAGCTTGTCCCTACTCAACCAAACATCGGCAATGAGATCATGGACAAGCTGACTCGCCTCGGCTTCCAGGTCTCGATCCGCAATCAGGTGTTGATGGTCTACTGCCGTTCACCGTTCTGAGGGCATCATGGCAAAAATCCAGACCGAAACCTTCCTCCAGACCCCGCCCCAGATCAGCCGAGACTGCGATCACATCATGGTCAGCGAAATGGGCTTCACGGGGAGCGCCTACTGCTGCGCTCAATGCGGCCTCTACGTTTTCGAGCGTGAGCAGGAAGCCGACTTCCTTCCCCTGTGTCGTGCTATGGGCAACGTGATCGACCCTTCTCACCCTCAGTACGAGGCTCTCAAGAAACACGCCCTCGAAGCTCGTGCCAAGGTGGACGCCGGAGAAGATCCTCGTCCGATCCGTGAGCCTGCGAAATGCAAACCACTGGAACACATAATGGTTGAGGGCTTCGGCATGTACGGTGACGCGGTGACCTGCGCTACCTGCGGGCTGAGTCTGTACGACGATGCGGAGATTTTCAAGGGCCGAATCATCACAGCGAATCACCCAGAGCACAAGAGACACTTCGCGATGGCAGAGGCAGCCCGCGCTGCGGCCAACCCCAAGATCGGGCCAACGGCCACAGACCCTCGTCCCATTCCGGAGCCCTGCCAGCACGACCACGTTGAGAAGCCCGGCCTCGCGCGCTACTGCCTGCATCAATGTCGTGCCGTCCTGAAGGATTGGGGCTTCTGGATCGGCGTCACTGTCTCGTTCCCCATTGAACACTTCCTTTGGGAGCATATATGGCCGTTCCGCCTTCTGACGAACCTGCTCGGCCTGTGAAGCTGTGCTCTAGTGTTCTCGCCTGTCTGGCCTGCGTGAACGGTGATACGGGCACCGCTCGACATCTTTCCGAAGCCGCTCGGCGAGCACCCTTCCAGCGCAACTGCCTCGCAAGAGACGCTGTCTATCAAGCCTGTAAATGGTCACCTGTCAACGTTCGCAACCAAGCAAAGGATCCATCGTGAACAACATGAAGTTCTACGTCATCTACTCGTATCGCCCCTCTTTTGTGAACAGCCTCGTTCGCGCCTTCGACGCCGGATGGGCGCACTGGTGGAAGGGTCGGTTCGGCCACTGCGGCCTCATCTTCATGCCGAACGACGGCAACGTCCGCATCTTCGACTCACTGCCTTCGCGCGGCGTCGGCAGTCGCACGTTTGACGGCTACTTCGAGGGTCTGTCCGAGTACGCCATCATTGAGCTGACCGCTGAGTCACCGGCTACGCTGGCGCTGGCAAAGGCGAACGCGCAACGCTACATCGACGAGAAGCGTCAGTACGACCAGAAGGGCATCCTCGCTCTGTTCCTGCGCGCCCTGTTCGGCACCGCTCCGCACCTGCAAGACAGCGACGAGTTCTGGTGCGATGAGTTCGTCATTTCCCTAGCGATCGACGCCTGCCCCCAACTGCTCGGCCACTACCTCGATGACATGCGCGCCGGGCGTCTGGGCGTGAACATCACGTTCAAGATTCTGTCCGGCATGGGCATCGACGTCACCCAAGTCTTCGGCGACATCGTCAAAGCCAACATTGAGCAGGGAGCGCAATGATGCAACGCGGATTCACCAAAGCAAACGCCAGAGCAGTCAAGCTCTCCCCAACCCTTACTCGACGGCCGATCTCGTCAGCGACCACGATCAGCATCTCGGTGGCGGCCCCTTCCGTGCTTCTGACGCACTTCGAGGCGGTCTTCATGTTGAAGTTCATCCTGGGCACCTACGGGGGATACGTTCTTGGCTTCGAGAAGGGACAGTTCCTCATAGGCGTCCAGTCGGACTTCCCGAGCGCTTGGGAAACGGTGGCCGAGGGCGGTCGAATTGAAGATGTTGTCACAGAGTTCTTCTCTGTGACGATGGACGGGCTTCGGGCCGACAGTCGCAAGCAAATCCTCAATAGCGCCTCGCACTGGATGGAAGACGACGACGCGCTCGTCGAAGGCCTCGACGGCCTCCCCGACAAAATCGAGACCCTGCTGACTCCCAACGCCGGGATGGTGACGGACGGCTCCCGAAAGCTGAAACTCATCGATCTGCCCCCTGTGGTGCGCGAGGGCCTGATCGACTACCTTTCCAAGTGACCCGCGTCAACCTCGTTCCGCCAGCCGAACTGTGCGATCAGCATCTGCTGGCGGAACACCGCGAGATCACGCGCATCCCGTCGCTGGTCAAGAAGCGCAAGGTCAATCTTGACAGCATCCCGCAAAGCTACCGCATCCGCTCCGATGCTCACCCAGAGCTAGGGCGCGGGCATGTGGCCTTCTTCTACGATAAGCTGGGATGGCTGCTCGATCGCTACTCTGCCGTTCACAACGAGTGCAGGCGTCGGGGCTTCGACGTCGGATGGAACTGGACTCAGGTGCAAGACCTGTCCCTGTGTCTGTGGTGGCAACCGTCACCCGACGACGTTCAGCGCAACCGCAACCGCATCCACGAGCAGATGCCTCCCAAACCAAGGTTCACAAGGCCAGTATGAACCCTTCTCCCATTCTTCTGGCGTTCTACCTGAGGAAGACCCTTCCGTACGAGCTTCCCAACGTGCTGACCGATGCCGGGCTGCAACGCTACGAATTCGACCATTCGGGCGCTCACGCCTCCGGGTCCGGCTACGTCTTGCACAATCAGCAGTTCTACGTCTGGAACGCCGAGCAAATCTTCCAGAGCGCCTCTCTGCAGATAGGTGAGCGCGTCCGCCCGTTCGGTGCCGTTAATGTGCAGTACGACCAGATGGATGTTTCGCTGCTCGGCTTCTACACGGCTGAGGCGGACATCCTGGTGGCGACCAACATCGCCGACTACGACCTGCGCGTGGAGGAGCTTGCTGACCGCAAGAACCAGACTCTTCCGTGGGTGTACCGCTTCCGCAAGACTGACAAAGCCTCCTTCAGTCTCAACTCGCGGCGCATCTGTTCGCGATGGGCGTCGTGGCGAGCCAACGCATTACCTGAGGCCAGTCGGCGCTTCCAGGTTCTTGAATCGAAACTTCTGACAGGCGCAGCCGATGATCTCTCACCTGATTGACCCTGTCGCCCGCGCTGAGCATGTGAAGGCTGAGATCGCGGGCCTGCCGGGCAAGAAGCGCACGGGTTCGCGCTTCACCATGATCCAGTGTCCGTTCCACGCCGACGACACGCCTTCCGGCCAGCTCAAGCACGATGTCAACAAGCCGAACAGCGTTGGATACTACGTCTGCCGTGGATGCGGCCAGTCCATCGTGTGGAACATCTTCGCTGACCGCTTGGGTCTGCAACCCTTCCAGCGCTCCGACTCCCCAGACGTTCCCGAGATCAACCAAGACTACCTGAAGCAAGCCCTGCTCGGCGAGGACGAAGATGAGGATGGTATGAAAGACGCTGAGTACACACTCAGCCGCCTCAACCAAGAAGCCGCCGACAAGATGGGTCTTCCTGACCTGTACTGGCGCACCTTCTCGTTCCAGTTCCTTACGTCCATCGGCGCTCGCATGTTCACGTCGCGTGGCTTCGTCGAGGACACGGGCGAGTTCGGCGAAGTGAACTACATTTTTCTTCCGATCTATGTGTCTGGCACCCTGCGCGGCTACATCAGGGCGAGACCCTTCAAGCCGAAGGACCCAAGCGTTCCCACATACATGAATGCTCGTGGTGGCTGGAGCCGTACCTACGGTCTGTTCCCCTACGACGCCGCTGTCGAAGTGATGCGGACAAACGACCTGAAGACGATGGTCTTGGTCGAAGGCCCCCGTGATGCCCTGCGTCTTCTGTCTGTCGGCATCCCAGCGCTCGCCATCCTAGGCACTCACTCGTGGACGCCGAACAAGGTGCATCTGCTGGAGAAGACCGGAGCTGACCGGATGATCCTGTGTATGGATGCCGACCGGGCGGGCCGTCAGGCTACCAAACTTTTATACACGGGGCGCAAGGAAGAGAAGTCCATTGCGCCTGCGTTGAAGAACGTATTTCAAACTTCAACCTTCGAGTTGAAGGACTACCGCAAGAACCCCCAGAACGGCAACGAGAAAATAGATCCGGCCTCTGCACCCAAGCGAGCGCTGGCTGATCTGAAATCCATCATCGAGTCTTAACCAAGGAAAACCATGTCATTCATCATCGAGTACCTACTCGGCCAGCTCATCAAGCGAGGCCTCACGCCCACGGCAGCAAAGTGGATCGCGGAACTCATCCTCTTCGCGGCTCAGGCCCTGTTCTTCGGATACCTCGGATATCAGTTGGACGCCCACTTCAAGAACATCGAGATCGGTGCCTTGGAGATCAAGCTGAAGGCGGCGAACGACGAGATCGAGTCCATGATCAAAGCGGCCAAGGAGCAGCAGACTACCGCTGAGACAACCGCTGTCACCAAGGTCACTGAGATCAAACAGGTGAACGCCAAGAAGCAAGACGTCCTCGGCAAGTTCATTGACGGCGTGAAGAATCGCCCTGAACCGCCTCCGGTCATTCTGCCGCCCGGTGAAGCCTGCACCATCGACAAGATGTTCGACGCCACCTTCCTCGACGACATCAACCACATTCACGCCATCCTGGAGTAAGCCATGATCACCAAAACCTATTCACATTGGAACGTGCGCAACTTCGCGCGTATGCTCATCGTTCTGTTCTACGTCGGTCTGGCGCTGTTTGCGCTGTCCGCCTGCCAACACTGCCCTCCGATCGGCCCCGCTCCGGTGAACACCGTGGACACCAAGGGGCTGGAGAAGGCTTGCGAGGGATTTGTGGATATCACGAAAGATGATGTCGTTTCCAAAGCGGCCTTCGAATCTTGGTACTCCAAGAACGCCTCGCGACACGCTGAGTGCTCTCGTCTGCACACTGGACTGGTGGAAACGCTGCGAACAGCGAAGATCATCAAATAGGGGATATTCAGGGTGGCACGGCACTTTTATGCAGTAAGCCCACCCTGAGATTGAGGTCATCCCATGTCAGATTCATCAAGTTCGCCGAAGGAAATTCCACTGCCGCACTCGGGCAATGATACGCGGATGCCGCACGGCCACGTTCACATCCGCACTCAGCCGCTCTTGGACGGCAGCGGGTTCATGTTCAGTCTTGTTGATGACTTCATGTTCCCATCCCGCGCCGTGCTCTTCCACGTTCTGCGAGACGCGCTTTCAGCCTACGAAGGCGGGCGCTTTCTCAGTGTGAAGTACGCTGCCCTCGTGCTAGAGATTCAGCTCCCGGTCATCCATGATCCGGTGGAACTGGTTTTCTACACCGACGCCCTCATCACCTTCCGGGACCCCGTCGAAGCCATCAACACCAAGCGCGAGCTGATGCTGTCGCGGGTTCCCAGTCAGCCCTACTACTTCCGCAAGAAGAGTCCTCACGATGCCAAGTCTCCACACGCGCAACGCCCTAGTCGTGGTCCCGGACAAGTCGTTCTTGTCGATGCAACACCGTCGGAAGACGAATCAGCATGACCCCGCAAGCGAGCTAGAGCGTCAGCTTCGGCAGTATGAGCAGATGGTCCAGGGCTGCAAGAACGCCATCGACCATCTGGCCCGCACGAACCGTGATGTCTTCGATTGCCTGGAAGCCTTCAAGGCGGTCATCCACGAGATATACCTCTCGCAGTCCGAGCGGGACCTGAAGGACCCGATAGCGAACAACGTCGGCGAGTATGTGGGCGACAGCACTCACGTCTTCAACTTCTTGTTCGACACTAACGGTTCGCCTGCCCGCGTCTACGTGAGCGAGCGCCTGTTCAAGGTCTACTACCGACAGCTCGTCTCCGTCTACCATCCCCGCAACGGGGATCCGGCCAGCGAAACGCTTCACGCGATACGCTCAGCCTACCGTAGCAAGAACCTCCCGGCGCTCTACAGTCTTTGGCTGAAGCGGCGCTCGGGCAAACCTGATCCTGAAGTAACGGGCAAATGCCTGTCGCACACGCGAGGGCAGATCAACCGCCTGGGAAACACTATCTTTCACGTGCCGATGGCTCTGGTCAGCACGGCCGGCGATTCCCAAGCCAAGGCAGCTGAGCTCCTTATCAAGATCGTCTACGACCGAATCAACGCGCTGTGCAAGGCGTGTCAACCCAAGAGAGAACAAGATGCCTGAGCACCCTTATCGTACGACTGGCGGATTCCACGACGAGACCGATCGTTGCGGCGCGGGCGTCCTGGTCTACTGCCTTGCCGTGAGAAAGTTCCTTGTTGGCAAGCGCGGCCCTGATTGCAATCAGCCGCTCACGTGGGCTCCCTTCGGGGGCATGGTTGAGCCCGGTGAGAATATCCTCGTCGCGGCCTGCCGTGAACTGTGGGAAGAGGCCAAGGTCGGCCTCCGCGTGGACGACCTCGCCGATCTGTATTGCAGCGAGGGTACGAACGGCTTCAAGTTCTACACGTTCATCGCAGCGGTGGCCGAGCAACCGATCGTCCGCATCAACGAGGAGAGCAGCGACTTCCTCTGGTTGACCCCGCAAGAGATGGCTGACATCGGCCCCAAGCATCCTGGCTTCGAGGCCCTTCTACTGGATGAAGAAGTTCAGCGGCGCATCCGACTGGTCACGAGTCTCTAGCCCGGTTAATAGGCCGGGCTTCACCATCACAACATCACCATCATGGCAACAGGCAAACTACGATCTCACGTCGCTTCCGCTCAGAAGGGCGACTACGTTCTCATCTCGTTGGACACGGATGAGGATGGCGTGGACGGTACGCATATCCCCGTCAAGATTCACAAAATCTCTGACAGCAAGATCCAAGCGCACGAGGCCAAGTCGGGCCATTGGAACCGTGAACGCCAGACGTTCATCGTGACCAAGGACCGCATCGTCGCCAACTTCGGATCGAAGCCGCTCAAGCTGATGGTCAGCGGCACGAACTTCAACGAAATCTTCGACAAGCACACGCACCAACATCCGATCTTCGGCGCTCTGAATTTTTCGTTCGAGCCCGACGAGGACCAGCTCAAGCATCTGGTCGCCGGGTACACCAAGTCTTTCAAGTGGCTGAAGTCGGCTGGCCTCGCTTCGCTTCCGGAACTTCCGCTCGTGCATGAGATCACGCATCTGCCGCACAAGTACGTCGGACAGGTTCGGGCTTCACGGGCGCTCAGTTCAGACAAGCCCACGTTCATCCGGTTCTGCCCCACGCACAAAAACCTTCAAGACCCAGCGGAATTGTTCTACGTCGTCATGCACGAGCTGGCTCACGTCATCGACCTGAACGTCTTGCAGCCCGGCAGTCCCAAGTTGACGGCCGCGTGGATTCGCATGTTCGAGCGCACCGTGGAAGCCAAGACGCTGGCGCAGGACACGGTCGATGAGATCTACGAAGCCTTAACCTCCACCGTGGACTTCAAGGGTTTCAAGTCGACCCTCAACGAGGAGACGACGGAAGCCGCCAAGC